GAACTTACATTATCTCGATGTGATAAGTATATTTAATCACATTTTGAGTGGCAGGTGATGATGTGAATCCAATTTTGATCCTTGGAGCAGTATTAGTTACAGTAATTTTATGGTTTCTGTTGACGTTTCTGTTCCAGCCATTAGGAAAATTCCTACTTCGTATCATAGACGATACGATAGAAGCAATGGAAGACGATGAAAAACATAAAGAAAAGGAGAAGAAGAAAAATGAAAAACGGTAAATTAGGCGGAATTGTTTTAGGAGTAGTATTGGCTGCAGGACTAATCGTAGGTATCAAATGTATGGAGAGAGTACCAGCAGGATATGTAGGGGTTGTGTACAATTTCTCCAACGGTATTTCTGATCAGGTTCTGACACAGGGATGGCATTTTGTATCTCCTACGAAAAAAGTAACTACATATTCAATTGGTATTGAGCAGTCTTATCTTACATCTGAAGATAAGGGTGATTCTCCAAAAGATGAGAGCTTTTCTACACCAACATCTGACGGAAAATCTCTTACTGTAAATCTAGAATTTTCTTATAAATTTGACCCAGACAGAATTACAAAGACATTTACCATGTTTAAAGGCCAGTCTGGTGAGACAGTAAAGAATACATTTATCAAACCCAAAATGAGAGCCTGGACGCAGGAAGTTACAGCTAAATTCCCTGTAACAGATGTATTTGGCGATAAACGTCAGGAACTTAATGAAGCTCTTGACGTTTATCTGAAACAGAAATTTGAGCCATACGGTATCATTATTGACACAGCAAATTTCACCAATATTGTAACCGATTCTGAAACATCAGCAGCGATTCAGAGAAAAGTAACTGCACAGCAGGAACTTGAGCTGGCTAACATTGAAGCGAAGACTGCAAAAGTACAGGCTGATAAGGATAAGGAAGTAGCGCTTATTGCAGCAGAACAGGAAAAAGAAAAAGCCACAATTGAAGCTGAACAGAAGAAAATTCAAGCTGAAGGTGAAGCAGAAGCAACAAGGATTAAAGCAGAGGCGGAAGCCGAAGCGAATAAAAAGATTGCAGAATCTCTTACTCCAGAGCTTATCGAAAAGCAGAAGATTGAAAAGTGGAGTGGCGAGGTTCCGCAGGTACAGGGAAGTAATACTCCTATCGTAAGTATTGGAGAATAATATTTTGTCATCCGTGGTGTCATAGCTACGGGTGATATTTATAAAAATAAAGGAGAAAATACATATGAAGAAAAAATTAGTAGCAGGAATTCTAATGGCAGCACTTGCGGTATCATGCCTTACTGGATGTGAAGGGTTGAATAGCGAAGTAAACGATCTCAATGGTTCCATCACGGGTAATACATATAATGCTTCGTTCTATACGAATGAAGGTGAAAAGTTTATGGATATGAGTGGACAGAAAATTGACCTGGATTCCAATATTGTAGAAGAAGAAACGTATTCAGATGGCAGTTGGGGTTATACGAAAAAATTGTCCAGCGTAGTTACGGTCACAATTGATGGCAAGGAAGTGGAGAACTGCGGTACTACAATGATCTTTGCGGAAAAAGGATTAAATCCTGATGTGGATTTTCAGAGTCCAGAAGTAATCAATAGCAAAACTGATGGTAGTCTTGGAGAGAATGCTATTATTGCAAGCGTTGTTAATAGATTTAAAAATTATTTTGGAAATGCTCGTGTAGTCGTCATCCAGTCTCAGCTTGGTGATCCGATTTGTGCTTATTCTGGTGATAGTGTGTATTATGAGGTGTGCGAAGATTTACCGAAAACGACAAAATTAATGATTGACGGAAAGGCGCTGTATATTCACAGAGCTAATTTCCAGATTATCGACAAAGAATTATTGAGTTGAGGGAAAACATAATATGGATAAATCAGTATTAGTAATGGATACACCAGAGAAATGTATACATTGTCTATTATTAAATAGTGAAGATAAATGCATAGTACAAGATGATGATGCAAATTTCAATGCCGGTGATTCGTGGGATGAGTTAATGAAATGGTGTCCATTAAAGGAACTACCAAAAGAAGAAAACAGAGATGAAGATCTTTGTAGTTTCGATCGTGGTTGGACAGCAGGTTTTAATACATGTCTGCAAAGAATTAATGGAGAACAGTAAACATGATCAGTGCAAAGAAAATGAAGAAATATTTTGACAAAAAATATTCTGATGAAAATACTGCAAAAATGATTATTGGTGAAATGAAACATCATATTAAATATGGAGGCATCGATCCATCGTTCGTAGGAGAGTGGTATAGGGGGCTTTCTGATGGAACAATTAAAATTCTTATGAATAAAGGATATGTAATAAAAAGAAGTGCGGAATATTGTGATGAAGTATGTGTACTTTTTCAGGATGCGAATGTTGGATTACCATATGAAAGCGATATTTCGTTAGGAGAATAACAATGGTATGGAAGAATTGTTCCGTTGAATGTGGATAACTATAGTCTCGAAGAAGAGGTTATTGAATCTTGGGAGTGGAACAATCCAGAACAAGAAATTGAAAATGGATTTCTGGTAGTAGTTAGTGTAGACGTGATAGAGGATGAAGTATAAGAGGTGAAGAAAATGCTAAATAAAGAAAAATATAAAGATAAGATTTTTGAGATCGCTGTTAATCATGATACATGTGGAGTCAAAAATGGAGAAGTGCGTTCATGTGGAGAATTAAATTGTTGTGAATGTGATTTTTATAGTTCAGATCATTGCGATATGGATTTTCAAAAATGGGCAAATTCTGGATATAAGGAACCAGAAATTGACTGGAGCATGGTACCTGTAGATACGCCCGTGTTGGTAAGAAATGACAAAAATGATCTATGGATTCGAAGATATTTTTGTAAATATTGTAATTTAGCTAACGATTATAAATTCGAAGTTTTTTCTGAAGGTAGAACATCTTGGTCTTCTAAAGGAGACAGTTATTGTTATCCATATTGTAAATTTGCGAGAGAAGAAGACATTGAAAAATACAGAAATAGATAAATATGAATCAAAAAAATATGAATACGTTATAGTGTTTAATAATTGATAGGAGTGATAAACATGATTAATATCAAAGAAAAAGAATTAAAACCATGCCCGTTCTGCGGGTGGACTAAATTAAGAATTGGTCAAAAGACAAGATATTCGAAAGTTGCATATTTTGTGATTTGCAATAAGTGTCATGCTAGAGGCGGAACGTGTAGTGTAGATACTTATAGAAAAGAAGAGGAACACGATAAAACAAAATGCGAAGCAATTCGAAAATGGAATGAGAGAATATAATTATGAATCAATTGGAAGAGGCATTGAGAGAGCAAATTGATTATTGTGTAAAGATGGAACATTTCCATAGTGCAGTTTTCTGTTCTACACAGGAGAAAAAAATAATTGTAGAAAAATCATTAGATAAGATTTTAGAAAACATTCCAAAAGAATCACATTTATTTCTTTCTCGGCGTGATAACACATCTGTTTTATTCTTTTCAAATTCAAGTGTCTTGAGAGTTTTCAATTTATCGGATTTAAAAATTAATCGAGGTTATAAGTGCAATGGATGCATCATCGACAAAGAAATGCCACAGGAATTAAAAGAAGTGCTGGTATACGCACGAATAATGCCGAGAACATTTGCTATGGATGGAGAATATAATTACGAGACATGGGATGCTGTCAAAGAAAGGATAAAAGAAGTATGAATGATAATGATTCTTTTGATATCAAACAAGCATGTTATGCAGCGTATCCAATTAAGAGGTGAGTATGGAATTTGAGAGACATTATCATAAGAGTGAGAAATATTATATTGAATATCTAAATGTGTATGGAGCAGTTTATTTTGATTGCAATGAGTGTTTCTGTGGTAGACCATGGATTCTTCTGACTGCAAGTAAAGGTGATGATTGGCATAAACCATATACAATTACCGTGACTATTTGCGATCAAGATGATTATGATATTGGACAAATTTACTATTGCAGAGAAGAAAACTTTACACAGGTTCTAAGAGAATTAATTAACTGGATGAATGACTTGGAATATGGATTATGCTTTTATGATGAGTTTATCGAGGATGTTCCAGGATTCTTTCCAGACTGTGGATGCAGAAAGGAGTAGAGGTAATTATGAAAACTAATATCCATAGAGTAAATTTCGATGGTACTCCGAATCCAAATGGGAATTGGTATGTATGGAGAGAAACATGTGATAGGTGTCAAAAATTGATATATGATGAGACAACGCTGCATTCGGATTTTGAGGAAGCAGATGTGGATTTTTGTGCTGAATGTATCAGATATTTTATGAAAAAACATATTTCTTATAAAGAAGCTGAAATGAAATACACAAAGAAGAATTTGAATTTCAATTCAGATGAAAAATTTTAACTAAGAAATTGCACTTTCATAGGAGAAAATATGGTCAAAGAATATTGTGATATTTGTGGTAAAAAAGCGAAAACCACGAAGTACGTACTACCTTTTCGGTACAAAGAAAAAGCGAATGATAAATTTAACAATACAATCTTGTGTTTTGATGTGGTAAAACCAACGGAAGTAGATTTATGTACAAATTGTGCTTGGGATATAAATTCGTTAATATGTTATGATATTAAACAGGTCTTAGATAGAAATAAATAATTTATGAGTGTTCGCTCAAATAATTTCACAGAATAGGAAAATTAAATATGGGAATTACAGCAAAGAGTTATTTTAGTGGAGCTGGTGGCATGGATCTTGGGATTAAAGAAGCCGGTATCAACATTTTAGAGTCATTTGAAATTGACAAGAAATGTTGTGATACTTTGCGAAAGAATTTTAATCATAAGGTTAACGAATGTGATATTGCCAAAATAACAGTATTAGATCAGCAGGATGCGGACGTTTACATTGGGACATTTCCGTGTACTAAATATTCAACTGCTGCAGACATTAATGGAACACGAACAGGCGATGATTTGTTTTTACATTTCTTTCGACATATTGTATTAGCAAAACCAGAAATGTATGTTGTTGAGAATGTGCCTGGAATGCTTAAGTTTAGAGTTGTTATGGAAGCACTGACAAAACTTCCGGATTATTACGTTCGAATTGAATGTCCAGTTAATGCGAATATGTGGTTGCCACAGGAAAGAAAGCGACTGATTCTAATTGGCAGTAAAAAGCCTTTTAGTCGTTTTGAATATCCAGAAAGAAAACCATTGAGATTGAAAGATATTCTGGAAAAAGATAGTGAAGTAGATATTCCGCAATATGTTTTGAATCGTATTAATGGAAAATACAGGGACAACCCAATTGTATCTGATCCAGAAAATGATGATCTTGCACCAACATGTGTTGCTCACTATGCAAAGGATAAAGGGACAAGATTAATTAAGGATGGAAAGAGAATAAGACCATATACGGTTAGAGAATATGCGAGACTACAAGGATTTCCTGATTGGTTTCAGTTTTGCGGAACTGATAATGATGCTTATCGTCAAATTGGTAATGCAGTGGCGGTACCTATGGGTAGATGGATTGGAGAACAGATTGTAAGATATTTCGAACAATAGGAGATAGGTATGGAAGAAGATTTGTTTCATTTGGAGGGTAAAAAATAAATAATGAATACAAAAGAAAAAGAACTTAAAGAGGAATACGAAAAATTCATACTAACAAAAGAAGGTAAGGAATGGATAAATCATTGGCAGAAGATAATTGGTTCTGATACTGGCGGAGACTTTGGAGATTATTTATATGATTTCTATCCTGAAATGATTTCTTAGGAAGGAGAATATTATGAAGAAAACAAAAATTATTAGTGCATTTCCTGCTTGTGGCAAGACATATGCTTTTAAAAAATTAAATGAAAAAGGTTATAAGATTCTCGATAGCGATAGCAGTCGGTTCAGTTGGTGTTATGATTATGATCCAACCATTTCAGATCAAATTGAAGAGTATCGTAATCCTGAATTTCCAAAAAATTATATTAAGCACATTAAAGAGAATATTGGAAAAGTTGATTATATCTTTGTAAGTAGCCACAAAGAAGTAAGAGATGCTCTGATTGAAAATGGAATCTATTTTACACTGGTTTATCCAGATAGAAGCATGAAAGCTGAATGGGTTGGCAGATGTTTCTTGCGTGGAAGTGGCGAAAAGTTCTGTAAGCTCATTGCAGACAATTGGGATAAATGGATTAATGAAATGGAAGAAGTTGAGTGTGACAAATGGATTCTTGGAGATAAGGAATCAATTGACAGATATTATTATCTTGATGAATTAGTAGAGAACAAATTGATTTAACATGAGGTGAAAATTATGTATCAAAATTGCTGTAGAAAGTGTGGAAGTACATCTTTGCATACGGAAGTAAAGGGTAACAACACAGGGTTATATTGTGATGATTGTGGAGCATGGCAACGTTGGCTTGGAAAAGATGAATTGAGAGCATTTGAGCATTCACAAAAATCACAATTACCAAAAACAAGTTGCGATATTCCGATGCCGAAAGTCGTAGAATATTGCCCACCAAAAACAATTGCAAGAATCAAACTGTGTGGAGTGATGGTTTTTAATGTTACAGATATGATGCCATGGAAGAAACCGACCGAAGAACAGATTAAGAATCTGCATGATATGTTATGTGTCGATGTTGAGATTTTAGAAGATGGAGAATAGGTATTATGTACAGATGTGGTATGGGATACGAACTTCAAGATAATTTAGTTTCACTAGATAGATGTAACTCTGACGGTCATCCAGATTTTTGTAAAGATTGTCGTAATTATAATAAAGAATATGATTTAGTAGAACGTGTGATTGAGTCTGCTAAATGCCGGATATATCGGTTAAAAGCTAATTTTGGTAGCACAGAAGCACATCAAAAGAAATCAGAAAATCAGCAGGAATTGATGGAAATTACTATTAGAGCATTGGAGTTTTACAGAGATGAGTACGACTAATATTAAGAAAAATTCGAGAGGGCTTAGAGCAGAATTAAAAGTTTATGATGATTTCATGGTTGACAAGGAAGAGTACGATAAAGTTATAGAAGCATTTGCGAATATACCTGAGAAATATATTGTGCCATATGATTCGTTGTTATATGCAAGTTCTGCATGGAAAGATGGTGAAGAATAAATGGAAGTATTAGCAAACACAGAGTATCAAGATGTTTATAGAATTGTAGATGGTGTGCTGCTTATTGTAAATAAATTTAAAAGAATAATCTATGATGAAGATAAATATTTCAGAGTATCTTTTAGCAAAGCCAAGCTTAAATCATATAACAAAGGTTGTCAAAAATGGTTAAAGGTTCTTAAAGAAGATTACTATGATGCATATTCTAATATAACAGTTCCAAAGGGTACGGTTCTGTACCAAGATTATCCAATAAAATTATCAAATGTATATAAATATGAAGTAAAAACGACTGGTACTTCTTTTAGTGGCAATTATTCAACAGTAAAAAGTATCATTAATGATATTCGTGAAGTCATTGATTGCAACGAATTCAAAGATGTTGCATGTTATATCAATGCAAAGGATGGTGAAAAATAATGTCTGATCTATATGTGTATCTAATTCGTTCAAGAAATAAAGACAACAAAGATTTTCTTAATTTCAAAGAGCGTATAAAGATTATCTTAGAATATAAAGAAAACGAAGATAGAGTAATCAAAGAATTTCATAAGTTTGCAGCGGATGGAGTTCCAGGCGAACAGACAAGATTGTATCGGTCTGTAAATTCTAGAAATGAAGAAAAGATAAGAGAAGAACTTATTATTAGATTGCTTAGAGATAAACCAAGTATGACAAAGCTGAATCGTACATTAGCTTCAGTTGCACAGCAAGTAGAGAATCGTGATGAAAGCAAGTGGTTGTTTGATTTTGATGTAGACGATGAAGAAAAAGTAAATGATTTTATCGATGATATTTACTTTTATTCTGAACTAGAAAATCATGAATTATATAAAACTCCACATGGTTATGCGATTGTGGTTCCTCATAAATTTGATATAAGAGAATTAATGGAGAAGTGGAAAGATTATGATATCACATTAAAAAAAGATAGATTGTTATTCTTGGATATGATTACAAAGGAGTGAAGCGAATTGACGTTTGAAGAAAGAATACGTGAATATTGTCTACGATCAGATATAGTGTATGAAAGAATCCTTTCATCTCCATGTGAAAAAGACTTGTATGTTTTGTATCCATCAGAATTAGCAAATGAACAGATCCTCCAAGACAATATTCCAAAGATGTTAAAGGTTATAAAGGAATATATCAGTGAGTTGGAATTATGTGCATATTGTATGCGTAAAGTTGATAATCTTTATTTTGATTCTCAAAAAACAGTTATAATAAATGAAGCACATAACCGTCAAGAAAAAGCAGATGAGCTGGCAGAAATTATGAATGAAGGAATTAGTCCTTATGCTTGGTATTATTATGATACTGCGGAAGGATATGTTGTGTATTTAGACAATATTTAAGGAGGGAACTAACAATGGCAGAAGCAACAAGATTATGTCCTGTTCGTAGGACAATCATGAAATCAGCAGCTTACAAAGTTGGAAAATAAGATGGAGTTGAAAGATTGGAAAATAATATTTTTACACCTGATGGTGTTGGTATTATTGGAAAACTTTTAGTATGTCCGAAATGTGGGAATTTAGCAGTGGTGAAATAAATTATGGAGAAAGTAATTAGATATATATGCGATTAGTGAATTGTTTAGTTTAGAAGAATGGTGTTTGGAACATGAAGAGTCGCACAGAAAATCAGAAAAAGCTAATGAGATGCTTAGTGGCGGTAAAACATTAGAAGAGATTAATAACGAATGTCATCTTTGGTCTGAAGTACCAGATTATTTAAAGAATGTGACAAAAGATAATTGCTTTGTCGTTAGTTACTGGCAATGTTGTGACAAGCCAGCTTATAGAATTGTTTCTATTACTCATAAAGGACGATTAGAACTTTGGGGTTGTGGTTCTTGGAATGGTTATTACGGTGGTGAGTTTAAGATTGGCAATGATAATTTAAAAGACCCAAGACCTAAAGAAGAGTTGTTTGTTGATCCGAGATATGAAGAATTATATTGGTAGGGTAACTTTGTAATAGAGAATAACTAAAGGAGGAAAACGATTGAGAAGTAGTATTTTTATCCCTAAAACAATTAATGTTGGTTATCAGAATCGTTCAGGAACATATACAGGAAAGCTTGCTTATGTAATTTACTATGACGAAAAGGGTAAGTTGCGAAAAGAGGCTTCATGGAATGGTTGGCGAGATGAGAATATTCCAAATAATGAATATGATAATATTCCAACCGAAGGATTTGTGCTTAATAAAAAAGCAGGTGATTATTCTACAGGTTGGGATCACAGACATGCTTATTGTAGAGTGTACGATCCACGAGGCTTTGAATTTGAGATTACTATCGAGAATTTATTATACATTCTTGAAAACGCAAATTGTATCAAGGGTAAGGGGCTTGAAGGAGAATTTGTATATGGATGGGACGGCAAAGATTTAGTTCTTATGCCAGTAGAATCACCTGATTATAAAGAGATTAGTGAGTTTAATAAGATTATCCATAATAATGAATGTGTTAAAGCAAAAGACTTAATTATAGGTGCCACATATTTAACCAAGGATAATGAGAATTGGATTTATATGGGTAAATTTGATGTCTATGATAGATATGAAAATTGGAAAAATAAAGGTAAACATTTTTGGTTTTGGAAAGGTAGTTATTTTGAGCATTATAGGTCGATGCCAAAGAATAAATTTATCAAATGTATTGATGATAAGTGCAATGAAAAGTATGCAGACATTTTTGATAAATTGGAAGGAGAATCTGAGTATTCTCCATATGATAGTAGCAAAGACGAATATAAATACTTTACACTTGATGAATTTAAAAAAGACGATTACTGGGGAAGCATTCGTTTTATAAGCGAATATTATAGTGGGAATAAATATGTATTTGAGACTTATAAACGGGATGACAATTTATATATTATCTATAAAATACAAATGGAATATATGCATTACGGTCCATATGAAGAACGTGTTAAAGTAACTGACATATTTCCTACCACATCTAAAATGGTTAAGTCAAACCGATATCCATATAATGATAAAGAAGAAAAACATATGATTCCTGTTACTATTGAACAGATTTTTGAAACAATGAAGCCAATGTATATTCAGAAACATTTAGCAAACGGCAGAGAATATAAAAGGAGTACGAAATCAAATGAGTAAAAATGATGACAGAATTTTAGAATTAAAGAAACAGATTGAAATAAAGAAGAAATCAATTTCTGAGAAGAAGGTTAGGTTTATTCCTGAAACAAATTGCGTTCTTAATATGGATGGTATGACAATTAATCTTAATGTATGTTCAGATGATGCATTAATGTTATTACTTATCAGACTTAATTCATATTTTATGTCTGCAGTTGACCTTGGAATGTCTGATTTTGAGATTTCAGGATACAGCGTAACGGCTTGGATTAAGGATATTAAAAGTAAGTTAGAAGTATCTAGTTTGAAGAAAGAGGAAGCAGATTTGAAGAAGATGGGGAGTAAGTTGGATAAGCTGCTATCTGATGATAAGAAAACGGAACTTGAGATTGATGAGATTGCAAATTTATTGAAGTAGTATGGGAGAATAAATCAACGGAAGAATATATTAAGAGAATTGAACAAATTGCAGCAAAATGCACAGAAAGTCAGTCAGATGGATATTCACAGATTATGAGAATCTGTAATGCCATGAGAGAAGAACAGAGATATTGCTTAGGATATGTTTCTAAAGAGGAAATTAAATCTCCGCAATTTGATTAGTAATGAATCCGACATTTCTTTCAATAGAAGGAGAGAATAAACATTATGACAATTAAATTTATTAAAGATGTAGTCTTCAAAGATCAAAAAGAAGACAGTGTAAAAATTAAAAAAGGAAAGATTCTTACAGCAAGAGTTGTAACAAATGAAGATGGCAAGGAAGAGTACGAGGTTACGCATAAGAAAAATATATTTATGATTCCATCTTCTATGAAAGATGCAATATTTGAAATTTTGTAAGCTTGTCCAGATTCTTTCGGAGAATAAGCAATTATACAAAAGTACAATTTTAAAGGGTGATCATTATGGATAAAAATGATTGGATTTCATTAAAAGAAAAATATCCTGATATGAAAGAGACTTATTGTTCGCAATGTTCAAGAGGATGATTATCTGAAAAAGTTCTTGTTCAAACAAAAAATGGAGCTTATTTCATTGCTGAATGTGCAAGAACAAGAGATTTTAAATGGAAGACGGATGAAGAAGTGTGGTATTCCTATGGGACAGGTGTACGAAGAAAGGCTGTAAGAAATAAAGTTGTTGCATGGAAGTATGATGGAGAATAAAATGTTGTGCTGTGATTGTCCTTATGGATATGAAGATTATATGAAAGTGTCTGAAATATTTGATGATTTGTCACAAGAGGAAATTTGTCGAGCTATTTGGTGTGATAAGATTGGTGGAAAAGTAGGATATATGGGATGCTGCGAAGAATATTCTCGAATGGGAAATGTTGTTAAAACTCAATCAAATAAAAAGAGAAGAAATAAACGCGAGCGATATTTGAAGCATCAAAATAATCTTAAGCACCTATATGAAATTGCTGGCGGTTATTATCCTGCGCCAGTTGGATATATGGATGAAATTAGGATTAATGGACATGGTTATGTTCAGAACACTAAACCATATTATAAAAGATGGTATCGTGGAAAACGTAGCAAGTATTTTAAGCAGCAATCAAATAGAAAGATTCGTAGATATAAGGGCGAATTACATAAAGGTAATATGGCTCATAAATTATATGATTTCTGGTGGGAATTGTGTTAATGATGAATAGCTGATTTAACTGTAGAGTCTGATAATGGACTTGCAATTACTGGAGTCTGGATAAGAGATTAGTTTACAAAGGGTGGTGAGAACGTGGGGACAAATTATTATATGATGATAAAAGATAAGGAACTTGTGACAAAGTATTTTGACAATGAGTACGAGCTTACAGATTCACCTTATTTTGGATATGAAGTGCATATCATGAAACTGAGTTATGGTTGGAAACCTTTGTTTGAGTGGCACGGTAATGCTTATAAATCAGTAGAAGATATGCTGAAGTTCTTAGAATTTCATAGAATGGATATTGAAATTTTTGATGAGTATGGCAAACAGTATACTATCGAAGGGCTGAAAGAAGAATTTACTAGCCATGTAAATAGAGAACCAAAGTATATGAAACATATTCCAGAAGGTATTCCGAATCATATATTTGGTGGTAGAGATTATCTTGTTGAGTCTACAGAAGATGATTATGACATTAAAATGCCATATGACCATGTAGAGTATCATAAATTAGATCCTTATAGCGAAAGAAGATATATTGATGAAAGCAGAGAACCATTATATTTCCATGATAAGGATGGTTATGATTTTACGAAAGAATGTTTTGCATAATGAATAGACCTACGCTTTGGGTTATGTGCGGGCTGAGTGGAAGTGGAAAATCAAGTGTAGCAAAAGAAATTGTAAAAAATAATCCAAAGAAGGAGATGAATAATAAATAACAAAAAGAAAAATTTATTGTGGAATATATATGATACGCAATAAAATAAACGATAAAAAATATATAGGTCAAAGTATAGATATATGGTATAGATATAGAAATCATTTGAGTGAATCATATAATGCACAAGTAAACAAAAAAGCTTACAATATGGCAATTCATAAGGCAATAAGAAAATATGGTGAAAGTAATTTTGAATTAATTGTTTTAGAAGAATGTTCACAAGAAGAATTAAACGAACGAGAAATTTATTGGATAGAATATTACGATACATACAACGATGGTTACAATCAAACAATTGGTGGAGATACATTAAAAAATACAATTGATAGAGCAAATATATATCGTCTGTGGGATGAAGGAAAAACTATTAAAGACATTCATGAAATAACTAAACATGGAAAATATCAAATTATTCATATTTTGGAAGGTTATGATAAATACTCATCTGAAGAAAGCAAGAGAAGAGGATTTTCGTCTGCTTCAAAGACTAGGGGCAAAACTGTATATAGATATCAAATGGATGGCGAATATATAGATGAATTTTGGTCAATTGCTGAAGCCGGAAGAAAAACAGGAACAAGAAATACAGATATAAGTTTATGTTTAAATGGCTCTCAACAATCTGCAAATAATTATAGATGGAGTTTTGAGAAAAAAGGTAATATCGGAGAATATAAAGCGACGATGGCAAATAAAAAGAAAGCAGTTATGAAATGTGATGAGAACAATAATTTTATTGAAGAATTTGCATCAATTACAGATGCGGCAAAATCAGTAGGGCTAAAAGGTTTGTCTGGAATAATAAAATCATGCGAAAAAGATGTTTTGTGCAAAGGGTATAAGTGGAAGTATAAATATTAAAACAAAAAGAACGTTGGAAGAAAAGATTTGGAGAATATAAGTATCAGATGCTTTTAAATTTTCATGAATGCGATAAAGCGAGGTGAGATACATGAGGATGCAATGCAGATTTAGAAACTTGGCTGCATGATTTTTCTGACAGGGTATATAGGATTTTGGAATACAGAAAACCTTATGAATATACACCATATGAGATGGAGAATGAGTAAATGAAAGAATTGTTAGAGTATATGGACAGCATTAATGCTGATGGAATAGATTTCGTAGAGATTAGTTTTCCTATCAATGATAAAATAATTGCTTCGTACACAAAAGAAGAATTTGCAAAAGATGGAGTTTACTATAAAACCAATAGGAGATATTGGAGAATAATTAATGGGGAGAAACATTATTACTGTGGTGAAAATGATTCAGGGTATGCGATTTGGAAAGACTTGGAGCAACTTAAAGAAGAAAACGATGACAGTTTGTTAGAAGTTCGGAGAATACAGAAATGAAGAAAATATACAAAGTGACATTGACGCAAGGATTCAATGCACATAAAAGAAAAGAAACATCTTCTATGGATATATTTCTTAATAGAACAAGATATGAAAAGGAAATTTGCTATCATCATGTAACAGGAAGAGAAAAATACATTTATACCGAGTCAGAAAATCAAGCAAAATTATTATACGAAAAAAGATATCTTGTTTCAAAAATAGATAGTATTATCAATTCCTTTTATGGAAGTTGGGCTGATTATGAACATAAGAGTTTTGAATTATATAAAGAAAATCCATGTTTTTCATATTCGTTAGATGCAAAGGCTATAGAGAATATGACTTTAAATGGGATGAAGAATTATTTGACAGCAGATGATTTTCTGGAATATTGCAAAGATCACTTATATCCGATAAATGTGGTTATAGATTGAGAATAAATAAGTATGACTAAGATAGTCATTATTATTTTTGGACTATCTTTGTTATAGATATTCTAAAACAAATAGAAAAGGAGTGTAAAATTGAAAGGACTAACAAACGAACAAGTAAAAATGAGTCGGGAAAAATATGGCTCAAACAAACTACCAGAACCAAAGCTTAAGAAATGGTATGAATTTGCGATTGAAGCATTAACAGAAAAAATCACACTAATTCTTATCACAATTGCAGTCTTACAGTTGGTACTTGGATTTATGGGTGTAATGGATATGACAGATCCTATTATGATCTTAATTGTCCTTGGAATTGTAACTGCGATTGCTGTAAAAACAGGGCTTGGTGTTCAGAAATCTGCAGCAGAATTAAGAGCTAAGACATCAACTAGATACTGTAGTGTTATCCGCGATGGTAAAGTACAGACAATTAATAAAAATGATCTAGTTGTAGGCGATGTAGTTTGTATTGAATCAGGACAGGAAATTTTCGCAGATGGTTATATTGTGGAAGGAAAAGTATCCGTTAGTAACGCTGCTATTAATGGAGAAAGCAAAGAGTGTAAGAAAACGCCAGTAGATGGATATGTGTCAAAAGAATCCACATCAACAGATGACTTTACAAATCAGAATTGTTTATTCGCTGGTACATCAGTATTATCTGGTGAAGGAAAAATGATTGTCACTGAAGTTGGCATTAATACAATTAATGGCGACACGCTTGTAAAAATGCAGACACTTGAACCACCAAAAACTGCACTTCAGATCGCAATCGACAGATTGTGTGATGTCATTTCTAAATACGGTACGATTGCTGCAGGTTTTACGTTTATTGTGCTATTAGTAACTGGAATCACAGAAGTTGGGTTTAGAGAATACTTTGGTGGTGGCGTTTTGGATACGATTCAGAAAATTGCACAGGCATTTTCAGTAGCCTTAACGATTGTTGTAGCAGCAGTTCCAGAAGGTCTTCCGTTAATCATTAATATTGTGACAAAACAGAATGTCAAGACAATGGAACGATTCAATATTCTTGCAAAAAATCCAAACAAGATTCCAGAACTTGCATACGTAGATCTAATTTGTACTGATAAAACAGGGACGCTTACGACTGGTGTTATGACGCCTGTAACTATTATTGATGGACAAGGTAATGAAGTAGATCATGGTTCTGATCTTTGGAAAAATATTGTAAATAATATTTGCTTAAACAACAGTGCTACATATGATTCAGAGAATAATATCACAGGTGGAAATTCCATTGACAGAGCAGTTTTAAGTCTTGTTAATCCAAAAGAATGTGAAGATATTTTTGGAAAGTATCCATTAGTTCAGAAGCAAACTTTTAGTAGTGAAAATAAATATTCTGCTTTTGAGAGCAAATATAACTGGGGCGAATCGTTTACATATTATAAAGGAGCACCTGAAAAACTGATTGAGCATTGTACGCATTGGCTAGATTTAGAAGCCATTCCATTTGGTGGGGATGACAAGAAAAAGCTGTATGACAAAATTAAGGCTTTAACTGAAAAGTCTATGCGTTGTATCGCTCTTACATTTTCTAATTCACCGCTGGTGGAGAATACATTACCAGACAACATGGTACTTCTCGGAATCATCGGTGTCATTGACCCAGTAAGAAAAGAGGTTCCAAAGGCTGTGCAGGTCGCTCATGAAGCTGGAATTCAGGTTATCGAGATTACCGGTGATTGTCATGAAACTGCAGTAGCCGTTGCTACGGAAGCTGGCATTTATAAAGAAGGTGATCTTGCCCTTACAAACGCACAGTTTGAAGCGATGTCTGACGATGAAGTCAAGAAAATTATTCCTGTACTTCGAGTAATTTCCAGATGCTCACCTAATACAAAACTAAGACTTGTAACATTGGCACAGGAGCTTGGTAGATCAGTAGCTATGACAGGTGACGGGGTTAATGATAGTCCAGCATTAAAACGAGCTGATGTAGGTTTCGGTATGAATGCTGGATCTGATGTAGCAAAAGAAGCATCCGATATTATTCTAACAGACAATAACTTCGCAAGTATTATTAGAGGTGTGGAACTTGGCAGAACATTTATGCACGATATCATGATGTTTTTGGAGTTTCAGTTGCCAATTAACTTTTCACTTCTTATTTTAAGTATTCTATTTCCTATTTTATCTGGCGGAGTATTACTAGCTTCCGTTCAGATTCTGATTATCAATATTATCATGGACTCACTTAATTCATTATCATTTGGCGGTGAACCTCCGAAAGCTGAATATATGACAGAGAATCCAATTAAGAAGGGTTCTGGATTGTTTATTCGAGGTGCAAAGAAACGAATTGCTATTAGCACAGTAACATTTATTGTACTATATGGAATTCTTATGTCTTCACCAGTATCAAAATTATTTACAACAGATGTCGAAGCTATGACTGCAAGATTTGCAATGCTTTGCATCATGTCTGTATGCAATGGATTTGGTATTCGTACAGAACATATTAATTTGCTCAATGGACTGAAAAACAATAAAACATTTGTATATATTGCAGCAGGTATTGTACTTGGAACTATTGTCTTATGTAATGTACTCGGTGGACTTATCCAGGTAACAGCAATGAATATGAGTCAGTGGATCGCAATCATTGGACTATCACTCACGGTAATCGTGGTTGATGTTATTCGAAAATTGTTTATCAAAGGAGAGAATAAAAATCATGGGACTATTTGACAAACTTTTTGGAAAAAAGACTTCAACAACAAATACTATGGCGGATAATACATCCGCTGTGGTACATGAAGAAAATGCAGCGCAGCCAGTTGTAATTGACATGTCTAAGTCAGCAGAAAATCTAAATAATGTGCTAATTAATATGTCGAAATCAAGCAAAATTGATATGACTAAGCATCAAGCAAGGGTTGCGCTCGCTATGGATTACTCTGGAAGTATGGGTAATCTTTTTAGAAACGGATCTGTACAAGATGTAATTACAAGACTTTTGCCAATCGCTCTTAAATTTGATGATGATGGTAAGTTAGAATCTTGGCTATTTTCAAATGATTTTGATTCTCTGAAACCAGTGACAATTGATAATTATAAGAACTATGTTCGAAAAATTATGATGAATTCTTGTATGAGCATGGGTGGAACTAATTACGCTCCAGTCTTGAAAGATATTGTTTCCTATTATAAGGACATTGAGCCAAGTACAATTCCAGCATTTATCATTTTTATTACAGATGGTGAAAATTGGGATACAGACGAAACAAATAAAATTGTGAAAGAGCTTTCTAATTACAATATGTTTGTACAGTTTGTTGGAATTGGCAATGAAAGCTTTAGTTATCTAAAATCTCTAGATAATATGAAGAGTAGAAAATGCGATAATACCGGATTTACTGCAGTAGAAGACATGAACAAAATGACAGATGAAGAATTATATACAGAACTTCTAAGACAATATAAAGACTGGTTAAATAATAAATAATAGTAAAAAAGGAGAATACATAATTATGGCAAACGTAATTAATATGAGCAAAAATCAGAAAATTAGTATGACAAAAGAAGATGGAACTGCAATCAAAAACTTTTTCATTGGTGTGAATTGGGATCAGAATCGTTATGCAGGTGAATCAGATATTGATTTTGATATTAACGGATTTCTTACAAATTCAGATCGAAAAGTAGCTTATCCAAAAGATATTGTAAACTATAATACATATGGTGATGGTAGTGGATATCCGTGGGTAGAATATTCTGGAGACAATCTTACGGGTGACGATTCTCAGGGAATTACTTTTGACGGACATCATTATGATGAATATTTTATTATTCATGCAGATACATTTCCATCAGATAGAACAGACTTCACAATTTGCCTTACTATTTTCAGAGCTGTACAGAGACTACAGAATTTTGGAATGGTTAATAACGCAACTATGATGATCTGTGATTATGACAATCCAACAACAAAATGGGAATATGATCTTTCTGAAAATGAGAATTTTGAAAAGCTAAACGCTGTAGAAATGGGAAGATTATATAAATATGGTAACGGATTCAAATTTCAAGCACTTGGATCTGGTTATATGGGTGGAATGACAGAGCTATTCAAAAATTTTGGACTTGATATTGATGAAGGAAGGGACTAACTTATGGCAGCGTTAATTATTGTAATCCTTGTAGTCGAGGTTATTGTGTTTTTTACAACAACTAAAACAGGCAAGAGACTAAAAATGAGAGCATCTGGGACTGTCGACGAGATGATTAGCAATGATGCATCTACTCCAGGTGGAGTAAAAGCTCACTATAATTCTATTATTTCTAAGAAAGAAGATATGTATAGGACAGCATATGCTTTATACGCTCAAGTTGAAGGGCAAATTCAAGATTATGAAACACAATTAAGACAATTACAAAAAGAGAATATGCAGATGGATCTTAGTGTTGCTTCTTGCATTAATCGAAATGATGATGCTGACGCTAAAGTATATCTCGCTAAACAGCAAGAAATCGCAGATAAAATTGAGACGATCAAAACCGCTCTAAAAGAATTAAAAGAGAATAGAGATATGCAAAAAGAAAATCTGACAGAATTAGAAGAGCAAATCAAATCTCTAAAAGTAGAAAAAGATAAGAATGTATTCACACTTGAAACTGCAGAGACTGTTAAATCTCTACAATCTGTTCCAGGTACATCGAGCATGGAAGAAGATAGAATGCTTGAAAAGGTTCGTGAGGGCGTTAAAAAGGTTAAAGAGCAAGCTGACGGCACAAGAATTGCTTATGAGAATTCCACTGACGTCCAGATGAAACGTTTGGATAAAAAGATGAAAGACGAAGAACTTCAGAAGAAATTAGATGCGCTGAAAGCAGCTCAGAAAAAATAATATATTTTACTTCGTGCGGTGTAATAGCTGCACGGAGTACTAAGTGAAATAACACTATACAGCAAGAGAGAATATGGAGGTGTAATGATGCGAAATCTAGATATATTGAGAGTTATGCCAGTTGAGGATTTAGCTGAATTTCTGGTTCGTTTAGATATCAAATCAACAGCTAATATTTTGGATGAAAATTTATGTTTGGCTGGAAATTTCGTTTGGCAATCACCGTCTAGAAAACATTTTAAGCATAGAGATGAGGCAATTGAAGATTGTATCCAGTGGCTAAATGAAGAGATTGGAGAATAAAACAATGGATAAAAATATTAATGAGATCCTTTGTCAAATCGTTAATAAAAAAGATCAAACGCCTTATATTGTTAAAAATGTTGAGGACGGATTGAAAAAGCGTGATGAAGAAATTGCTCGATTAAGAGAAGAGAATAAAAGACTAAGGGAAGAAGCTTATAAAGATTCTGAACTGCAGATGATGAAAAGTAAATGCGAAGCAATGCAGGAAGAATTAAATCGAGGGTTCACAATTTCAGAGGATGAAGAATCAATGATTAATATATGGGTGATGAACCATATGAGAAACAAGCATCAGACAGTTGGATATTCTAACGGTCAATTCAAGTATGAATTTCAAGAATTTGCAGAAGTTGAATTTGGAACAATTATTTGTACAAAGTGTGGTGAAAGGTTTAATTTTCGACAGTATTAGAAGGAGAATGTACATATGAATGAATATTGGTTAATGTTATTTTTAACGTTAGTATTAGAAATTGTTGCGATTGCAGTTGTGTCTGTATTTGGAATGACATTTATCGCAAAATCCTATGATAAAATTATTGCTTATGTTGAAAAACGATGGGGAGAGGATGTAAGTTTTGGAGTATCATGCGGAATCATTTTGACTTTCTTGTTTATCACGTTAGCTGTGATTTTTTGTTAGAGAATAAAGAATTGTCCAAGCATGAAAGACATAAAACTTATCATGTATTGCAATACAAGCCTCCACTTGTAATAAACTGATCACTTAAGCGATGGGTTTGGATCAGCATCCTCGTTAGGAGATGTCTTAAACGGATGAAGTAACTATCGCACACATGCTGGCGTGGCGGAATTGGCATACGCACTGGCTTCAAACACCAGGATCACAGATATGTGGGTTCGAGTCCCACCGTCAGTATTTCGGAGCTTTAGCTCAGTTAAAAATTAATATTACATTTAGAATTGGAGGGATTTTTATAAAAACTAAATTGGTAAACGAATATAAAAATATGGGTGATTATTATATTGGGTATTCGCCAAAAACAAGGGAAGAATTTTATTTTGATGCAAAGTATTATGACATTATTAAAAATCATAGGTGGGAATTAAGATCAGATAAATATCCTGTAACTAAGATAAATAATCATAATATTTCTATGCAAAAATTATTGTTTGGAGACAATATTTTTATACATGTTAATAAGAACAATGCAGATGTACGGGAAGAGAATATAAAAAATATAAAAGGGTACAAAAATGGCGGAAAAACATATTTAAATGGATATATTGCAATTTATATGCCAGAGCATAAACGTGCTTTTGATAACGGATGTGTTTATGAACACATATTGGAAGCAGAAAAAATGTTAAAAAGAGATCTGAAGCCATTAGAATGTGTTCACCATAAAAATCGAGATAGAACAGACAATAGACATGAAAATTTAATGGTATTTGCAACGAATGAAGATCATATTGCTTTTCATGACGGAGGAGAAGCAATACTTACAGAAGATGGTAGTTATGTAACGAAAAGAAAATATGATCCATATTATATGTATATAAACAGAACGGCTGAAGATATTAAAAATGGAAAAGAAGATAAAGGAAGTGTATATGTATTTGGGAAAGATTTGTGTCCAATTTGCAAGAAAAATATAAAAACAGTTGAAGCTAAAATGTGTATAGAATGCAGGAATAAAGAAAGAGCAAAAAACATTCCTCCAAAAGAAGAGTTGGAAAAATTAATATATACAACATCATTTCTAAAAATTGCAAAGATGTATGATGTATCTGATAACGCAGTGAGAAGATGGTGTGATAAATATAATTTACCACGTAGAAGAATGGATATCATAAATAATAAAAAATAACATAATATTCGCTTGAACAATATTTTAATAGCAAATTTTTATAAGAGGAGATAATTATGAGATTAGTAGATGCAGATTTGCTTTTGGAAAAATGGAATAATATGTCTAAAAAGGATAGGACAAGATTTGATCAAGTGATTTTGTGTCAACCTATAGTGGATGCGGTTGTTTTTTATGATGAAGATAATCGACCAGAATGTTGTAAGGCTCATGATAAATATTTTTCCACCTGCGATATATGTGAATATGGAGAATTAGAAGAAGAAATGGAGATGTAACAGTGGATTTTTACACGGGAATTGTGAACAGGGAATGGCATGACCTTGACGGCAAATGGAAGACAAGTCCGTTAATTAAAAAAATCGTTGTTTGTGCAGAGAATAAGAAAGTAGCAAAAGAAAAATTAATAATTTCTGTTAATAGTATTAATAAAGAAATAAAAATGGCAGGTGAAAGATATGTATTAGACGAAAACTCAATCAAAAAAGCATATGGATTCATATCTATTACAAATACATTTTTAGAGGAATGAGAAAATAATCTCATGTGGAAGTACAAAAAATAAAACAGGTCGAACCTGTGGTTGGACACAAAATTCGACCTGATAAATGATAAAAGGAGAATAAATGAATACAAGACTAATGTAAATACATAGGCGGATATGAAGTTATGAACGTTTCATCAGATCTTTTAGAAATGATAAATCATGTGGTTTTGAAACCATATTGGTCAAGTGCTTTACTTTTTCATCAGACAGCTTCGGATTTTTACAAATCAGATACACTGTGACGATTTTGGTTATGTGGTAAAGTACTATACCAATGATTGCACATAAAATTATAACATTGTACAATCTAAATTCTACCCTCCTTCCTGTAAGATATTTTTCAAAACAGGAAAAGTATTTGCCCAGAACGGGCCAGAAATGTTTTCACTTATTCTTGTCGCACAACTTACAATTGTGCTTCCGCATGAGTTATTTTATAAAACTCCAGGAATAGCCGTGCTGTTGAGTCAGTATGCGGTGGAACCTGGCTGCTATAACCTGTATTGGTATTATAGCAAAATTTCAAAATATTTCAAGAGTCAAAGGAGAATAAAGGAATGAAGCCAATTGTATTTTATGATTTCAAGCCAGATAAAGATGATCCGAACAATAAGATTGTTGTCAAGAAATCTGATCTTGAGGAACTTTTAGATAAAACGTATGAGGCTGGATATCGAGATGGACAGAAAGAATCAAAACAGATTCCCGTTTGGACGACAACGAAAAGAGATCTTGACACGTTTCCAAAAGTTTCGACAATTGGATAATATTGAATGACAGGTGGTAATGAAAAATGGTAAAAATTATCGAAACAAATCTTTCAGTTGATGGAGAGAATAATATTAAGGATCATCAAGCAAGATGGGTATTAATTGACGATTGGAGAGATTACTGTAAAAAATATCAAAATTATAGTGGACGTCGTGTTTATTATGGTGTTGCGAGTAGTATGCCTGGAGTAGATATTCCAGCAGATGCAAAAATAACAAATTTGCAGTTCGATGAGTACCATTTGTCATGTGATATTTATCATCTCGATCATTTTGTTACTAAGCGCTTTGCATACAACATTGATTGGATGCAGCGCAAGAATTAGATGAAGAAAGAGAGAGAAATAAACATGGAAGAGTATCTAAATAAGGTATTAATTCTGTCAAAAGCAGAACAGATTCATGATTTTAGAGGATGGATCGAAAAATTACCAGTATTTCATTTTGACAAAGAATGGAATGTAAAAATCATTCCTCCATTTGCTGGAGCAGTTATTCGATTTACCATTGATTATAAGAATAAGCATGTATCTGTATATTTTGATGGATATTCAGAATTAGGTTATGTGTATGATGAAGAAGAAAAACCAATCCCATACTTTGAGTATTACGATGGGGAAGATACATATAGATATTGTCTTAATGAAGCAGACAAAATGATGGATGATATCAGAAATTTCTTAAATAATTAATCTCGGCTATTCAGCCAATAAATTCCAAATTTTAAACATTTTCGAAAACAGAATAGATAAATTTTGAGGTGGCTAACAGCATACCTTGGGTTTGTGCGCCCTGAATCACTGTTTACATAGTTAAACATAGATTTAATTCTGTGTTCCGTCCATGTATTGGGCGTTAAAATAGATTGTTTTATTTAACAATAATATAAATTTTAATTTTAGGAGGACAAAGTTTTGGCTAAAACTAAAGAACCAAAAGCACTAAAAAAAGGAAAAGCATCTTTTAATTTAATCGGTAGAGTAAAACGTACCGATAAATCATTCAACCTCAATAATACATATGATTCTGGTTGGACAGATAACAGCATGTATATCGGCGTTGATTGCGGTAATGGCAATGTAGTCTATTCAGAGATGAGAAGCGGATTTTTTCCTGACAATGAATCTACCATTAGAGCATACAGCAAAGATGATAAAGATGAAAATGGAAAGAGTAAATCTGTAGAGATTGCATGGGAAGATCGTCTTGATGAATCAATTCTCGATACTGTGGCGGACACATCTCTAATTACTGTTGGAGTTGAAAAAGATGTGCATGGTAAAACCGTTTATAAAAAATTTCTACAGGCGTATGACGCGGTAGAATACCTCGACGAATATCTAGAAGATAATGTTGTAGTAAATGTAAAAGGTAATCTTGGATATAGTGAATATGACGGAAACGTATCTGTAAAAAAAGATATCACTTCTATCGTTCTTTCTAAAGTAGAAGATGAAAACGATTTTAAAGCAACGTTTTCTCAAACAATTCTTATTGAGCCAAAATGTATTGGTAAAACACTGGAAGAAAAAGGAACAATTGAGCTAGATGCTTATGTTGTTGACTATGTTGGAAAACCAAAAGTTGACGGCAAAAAAGTGGAAGTTAAAAAGAATGTTGTATTTCCAAAAACATTCGAAATTGAAGTCAATGAAAATCCGGAAATCACTGCAAAAATGATTAAAAGATTTTTTGATCCTAAGAAAAAAGGACAAGTTAACGAAATCACTGTAGCAGGAAAACTTGTAGAAGGTGGAACTACAGTAACTATTACCAAGGATGATATTCCAGATGATATTAAAGAGTTGATCGAAATGGGTATCTATTCTGAGGACGAAGCAGTAAAGAAAATTGCCGTTGGTGGTGGTAATCGTGAAAGAAGAATGATTGTCGTTAAACCAGATATTGTTTATGTCGGACAAGGTGATGATAGAAAGCCATCTGTAGCATTTGAAGAAGGAAAATATGAGGAAGATGATCTTATCTTCTATGAACAAGCACTTTTAGCTGCAGGAGATGGTAATGAAGATACTGACTCTGACGTGGATTCGTCTGAAATGACGGATGAAGATGATGAACTGGTAAAAATGTTAGCAGATATGGCCTAAGTAGATAAAACGTCTTGCCAAATATTAAAATTGGCAAGACGGATAAAAAAATAATACAAAATTGGAGGAAAATAAATGTCATTCAGAAAAGCAAGAGCGACCAAAATTGGAGGAAAATTTCTAAGTTATGGAGAGTCTGGATCTGGAAAATCAACATTCCAGCTCACATTCCCGAAAGTAGCATGTATCGACTCAGAGACAGGTATTGCTCATTATGAGGGTAAAGATATTGAACTGAATAATGGCAAAACATATAATAATCTGGTTATGGTAGATAATACATCAGATCTTGATGAATTAGAGAGCGATCTTGATGATTTTATCAACGGAGAATACGATGGACAGATTGAGACATTATCCATTGACTCCGAAACAAAATTTTATAACACCATGCAGATTGGTGCAACAGAAGTTGAGGAAAGAAGAGCACGAAAAAAAGGTGGCGATGTTGATGATGCTGGTATCAGTGTAAAACAGTGGGGCCGTATCAAGATTATCAACATGAAGCTACAGCAGGCTAAAATCGACCTTTCTTCCAAAGGCACTCATGTTGTATCTGTGGCTCAGGAAATTGAACTCAAAGATGATGATGGAAAAAAAGTAATTGGATATAAACCAGATATGCATAAATCTGTAAAATTCGATTACGATACAATTCTTAGACATTATACTAAGAAAGAAAAAGATGGCAGCGTGTCATTCTGGGCAGAAGTTATTAAAGACAGAACTAACGTGACAAAAGTAGGTCAGCAGATCGAAAACCCATGCTTCGATATTTGGAAAGACTATTATGATTCTATGAATGGTCTGGAGACAAATACAACATCTTATAAGAATGATCTTAAAACTTCTACAGAATCTATGATTGATCAGGCAGACAAATCTGAAGCTCTCGCAGCGGAATTCAAAGATATTCTCAAAACATTCAAAGACAAAGATACACTACTCAAAGTAAATAAGCTCATGAAAGATAAAGGTGTATCTATCAAAGAGCTAGAAATGCAGACTCCTGAAGTACTTACTGAGCTAATTGATTTTGCAAAACTTCAGTTAGCGTAATACATAATTTCTCCGGTGGATTATCTCTGCCGGAGAAAATTTATAGGAGATCTATATGGCAAAGAAAAAAGAAGAAAAAAGTTCCTGGAACGAGTTATGCGATTATGTAAAAAGAGAAATCTTAGAGTATGACGAAAATATGAAATTTCCAAAATATCTTGCACTTAAATTGCAAGGTCTTAAAAAAGGTGAACATATTGCAAATAAAAACATTAGGGCATCTGCATCATATGATGATTTTACAATTTTGTGTGCGTTTAAATTAAACAAGAATAAGATTGTAAAATATTTACATGATAACGAAGCAAAAATTAATGGGGAAGGTCATAGGATTAATCTTATTATAAAAATGATCGAACCGGAAATTAACGATGTTTATCTGAGACTTCAAAATACTAAAAAAGTACAAGAGCGTGTAGCGGATAAGGACTTTGAAAATCAAGTATATGAAGGTGCAATGTATACGCCCAAAACAACAGAAGTATCAGAAAAGATGAAGAGTTTGTTTTAGGAGAATTAAATATTGGCAGAAAAGAAAAAACTAACTCCATACCAAGAAGAAAAACTAAAATGCGCCAAACAGGTTAAAGAATATAAAGTTGCTTGTGAAGCAAATATCGTTAGCATTTTTTATAAGAAACCTGAGTTAATGTATGATTACCAACTAAAATTGGAAGATTTTTCTGAAAATACTTGGAGAGTATATTGGCAAATCGCATACGATATCATTGTTAAAGAAAAGAAATCGGTTCTAGATGATATTACAGTTGGGTTATATCTAGAAAAGCATTCAAAATTAAAGCAAAAATATGATGAATATGGTGGATATGACACGATTGACAAAGCAACTGAGTATATCAAGACAAGCAATATTTCAGGATATGTAAATGAACTAAAAAAATGGGAAACTGTCATCAGAATGATTGCATCAGGGTTTCCTGTAACGGATCGTATTAAAGAATTTGTTGATATGTCATTGGATGAAATATATAAAGAATACGATGCACTTCTCAATCATATCTTTATTAACGCTGAAGAAGATGTTATGTCTTATTCTTTATCAGATGGTATTTATGATCTCATTGAACAATTGAATGAAGGTATTGCAGTAGGATTACCATACGATAACATGCCAACACTAACAAAAGAGACGGGTGGACAGCTTCCAGGCAATATCACTTTAGTTGGCGGATTATCCAATATGGGTAAAACCACATTGACAAGAACAATGCTAATTCCAAGTGCTGTTAAATACGGTGAACGACTTGTTATTTTAGTTAACGAGGAAGGAAAAGCTAAGTGGCAGCGAGAACTTATTGTTTGGGTTGCAAATAATATTTACAAGACAGATCTGCAAAAATTTGTTGTTAGGGATGGAAAATTCTCTGACGAAGTTAAAGAACTTTTGTATAAGTGCGCAGATTGGATTGCCGAAAAATCAGAGAATAATATGTTAACTATTATTCCATTCGCAAGATATGAAACACAGAAAGCGATTAGAGTAATAAAAAAATATGCTAGTCTTGGTGTAAAGTATTTTATTCTTGATACATATAAAGCTGATGCCGGTAGTCGGTCTGATCGTATGTGGTTAGATATGCAACAGAACATGGTTGATATCTATGACACTGTAAAAGCAGAAGGTGGTAAAAACGTGCATATTACCATCACATTTCAGTTGGCAAAATCATCTGCAAGACAAAGATTTTATAGTCAGGATAACATTGGTATGGCAAAATCAATTATTGATCCAGCAAGTACATGTCTAATGCTGCGTGATGTGTTTGAGGATGAATATACTGGCGAAAAGAATGCATTAAAAGTATATAGGCTTGATGGTAAAAATAATAAATCTAAGATTCCAGTCAAATTGGATCATGATAAACATTATCAACTTATTTTCATTGTAAAAAATAGAGAAGGAGCTGCTAATAGCATCCAAATTGTGTGCGAACATGATATGAGCAGAAACCTATTAAAAGAGGTTGGATTTACATCTGTTCCAGTTGATTTTTAATATTGAGTAAGGCGGTGAGTACAATTAATGCGGATAAATTAAAAGAATACATTATTGAAAATAATTGTGTAGAACAAATTTTAGAATCCTTAGAGTGTCATTCAATAAAAGAATATCCAAAAGAATGGCGAGCCGCTTTACCAAATGGGACAAACAAAACAGCGGTATCTGTAAAGAAGGATACATTATCTATTGCAATTCGAAGTTCCGATCAAAATGCACATGGAGATATCTTTACGCTTGTTATGACGTTAAAAAATATGTCTTTTGGTCAAGCGAATAAATACATACATAGTATTTTAGGGTTAAAGTATTCGTTCAAAAGAAATGGGAAAGAGAATGTTACAAAAGACCCATTAGCTATTTTCAAAAAAGTAAAAAGAACAAAAAGAATAGTCAATAAAGACGTTCCTCTATATGATGATTCATGTTTAAAAGAATATGTAAATTTGCCATATATTGGATGGGTACGAGAAGGTATTATGCCTGATACGTGCAAGCGTTTTAATATAGGTTATTCTTATGATAAACGTAGAATTATTATTCCTTGGAGAAAATGGGATGGTGATGAAAATGAGTATTTGGGGATTGTTGGAAGAACTACAGTCCCTAAATATGAATTATTGGATATCCCAAAATATTTTGGAATCATTCCATTTTCTAAAGGAATTAATATATATGGATTAAATGAAAATTATAAATATATTCAAGAAGCAGGTTATATTGTAGTATTTGAAGCTGAGAAATCAACATTGAAAAGAGCGTCAAGACTTGACAATACAGGATCTTCATTAGGAAATTGTGAAATTACAGATGAACAAGTTAGAATTCTAATCAGTCTAGATGTGGAAATAGTGATTGCTTTAGATGAAGGTATTGATATAAACCATATTCGAAAAGAATGCGAAAAATTTTATCCGATCCGGAAAGTAAGTTATATCTATGATAAATGGGGTTTAATACCTAAAGGTAGCAAAAATTCGCCAGCAGATATGCCGAATAAAATTTATAATTTTTTATTTAAACACAGAACAGTATATGACGAAAAAGAAAGGAAATTATATAAAGATTGGCTAGAAAAACAAAACAAGAATTAAATGAGTTATGCAATACGCTCCATGTGGATACATTATGGTCTTGGTCTAGATATCATTGCTATAAGCAAGATACATATGAATATTTTCTAAAATATGTACTTCATGAGCCAGAAGATCGTACCAATAGTATTTACTGTGTTTCTGGCGGAAATGTACATGAAATTATTGAACAGCTATATACCGATCAGATCAAATATGAAGATATGGCGGAACTGTATGAAGATAGTCTATTCACAATGAATTGTGCAGAACTAAAGTATAATCGTAGCGATTCTGAGAAGAATGAAGCGATTGCTGATAAATATGAAAATTGTATTCGACATTTCTTTAAGCATCATAATATGATCACGTCTCCTCATTTCGTAGAAAAATTCATTACAATTAAAATTTCTGACGATATTTATATGCAAGGATATATTGATATGCTTGTTGTTGAAAAATATTTTGATGAGAATAAAAAAGAAAAAACAAAAGTACAAGTGTTAGACTGGAAAACTTCTACATTATATCGTGGAGAAAAAATCAATAAAGAATGCGGTCAGCTCGTTTTATATGCAGAGGGTATTCGCCAATTACTCAATATTCCACTTGAAAATATTGAGTGTGAATGGAATTTTCTCAAATATGTGACAGTTACAATTGAACAGAAGAATGGGAAGAAAAAAGATCGTTACATTGAGAGAAATTCAATTGGAGAAAGTCTGATCAATACAGCAAAGATGTGGTTAAAATATTTTGGTTATGAAGAAAATTTGGATGAATATGTTGATAAAATGGTTCTAGATAATAATGTGGAATGTCTGCCAGACGAAGTTAGAGAGAAGATCCAAATCCATGATTGTTATGTACAGGTTCCATTGTCAGAAGAAAAGATTACAGATTTAAAAAATGACATCATTTCAACGATTCATGATATCCATAAAAAAGAGGAAGAGTATCGTGCCACACATGATGAAAAAATTTTTTGGCAGGATGTAACTGCTGCAGATGAGTTTAGGTTGGCAACTCTTTCAGGATATTCCAGGCAAAAACATAAACCATATGATTCGTATTTAAAACAGAAAGAATTGTTTCTAAATAAAGAAAATAATACAGAAGATGATGAACTGATAGATTTCATTAATAGCTTATAAGAGGTGACTTAGTGGTAGCATTTAATCATATACATTTACATAGCATGGATTCTAACCCATATAGCGGATTGGAAGTAGATTCTGTTGTGCCATTTCAAAAATATATTGATCAAGCCGTAAAAGATGGGATGACTGCAATTGCTTTCACGGAACATGGTGCAGTGTTACACAATATTGCTAAACGTCAAGCTTGTGAAAAGGCTGGAATTAAATACATTAATGCAGAGGAGTTCTATGTAACTGAAACAATTGATGAAAATAATTTAGTGAGAGACAATTATCATTGTTGTTTATTTGCTAAAAATTATCAAGGTGTGCTAGAGTTGAATTATTTGTCTTCAATATCGTTTAATCGTAAAGATGGACATTTCTATTACAATCCACGAATTACATTAGATGAACTTATTAATACTTCGGATAATATTTTAGTTAGCACTGCTTGCGTCGGTGGTATTTTGTGTAAAGGTACAAAAGATGCACAAGAAAAATTTTTAAAGTTTATTGTTGCAAATAAACACAGATGCTGGTTAGAAATCCAGCCACACAATTTTGACTTACAAATTCGATATAACCAATATTTATATAGAATAGCAAATGAATATGGATTGAAACTTATTGCAACAAATGACGTTCATGCTCTAAATCAAGATTATGCTGATGGTCGTGCAATTATGCAGCAATCTAAAAAAGTTATTTTTCATGATGAGGATCAATGTGATCTTAATTGGAAAAATGGAGATGAAATGGTAGAAGCATTCAAAAAACAATGCTCATTACCAGATTTTGTATATATGGCTGCGATCCAAGAGACAGTAGATTTTGTCGATCAGATAGAATCATATGAACTTGATTATAGTAATAAATATCCACGATTATATAAAGACGCGAAAGGCGAATTTGTAAAACGTATTGTAGAAGGTGTAGAAAAAAGAGGCATAAACAAGTTTCCTAATTATAAGACGGAATACAGTCCAAGAATTCAAGAGGAACTAAAAACATATGAACATAACGATGCAATTGATTTTATGTTGTTAGATTCTGATTATAAAAATTGGCTTTTAAAAAATAATATGCATTATGGCCCATCTCGTGGATCTGTTTCAGGTAGTGAAATAGCATATCTAATTAATTGTACAGATGTAGATTCTGTAAAGTACAATCTTAATTTTTCTCGATTTATGAATCCAGAGAGAATGTCACTTGCTGATGTTGATACAGATATTTATGCAGAGGACAGATATCGAGTAAGAGAATATCTTTTTAACCGCGAAGGATTATATTGTTGCAATATTCTTACATTCAATACGATTCAGTTAAAAGGGGCTATTAAGGATGTAGGTCGTGCGCTAGGTATGACACCAGAAGAAACTCAAACATTATCTGATTTGACACAAGTTGATGAAAAAGGGCATGACTTTATGCCAAAGGATATTAGAGAAAAATATCCGGAACTTTTCAAATATGTAGATATTGTTATCGGCACAACGACATCTTTAGGAAGACATGCTGCAGGTATTGTTTGTAGTCCCACGGATATTCGTTATGATTTCGGAACCTTATCAATTACTTCTGATCCGCGTCCTGTAAGTCAGATTGACATGCACGAAATAGACTCACTAAATTTTGTCAAGCTAGATTTGTTAGGGCTAAATGCCGTTGGCTTAGTTGACGGTGCTTGTAAGCTTGCAGGAATTGATTTTTTGACACCAGATAAGATTAATTTCTCAGATGAAAATGTTATTAATTCAATCGCTCAAGACACAACATTAATTTTTCAGTTTGAAAGCGGTTTTGCAAGTGATTCATTAAAAAGAACACTTAGCAAAGAAACGTTGGCAAATATTAAAGCACAGAATGATAATATTTCATATCTTGACATTATGGCTATGGTTAGTGGAGCAATTAGACCTGCCGGTGAATCTTATAGGGAACAGTTATTTGCTGGTGTTTACAACGATAACGGAAATGCTGCGTTGAATGAATTCTTAAAACCGACATTGGGATATTTAGTATATCAGGAACAAATCATTGATTTCTTACATGAATTCTGTGGATTTACGATGGGACAAGCAGATATTGTTCGAAGACACTTCGCAAAGAAGACTGGTACAGAAGCAGACATCCCTGTTATTGAAAATGGCGGTTATATGCTTGATATTCATGGAGATAAAGATCCACGATATATAAAAGGTTTCATCGCTGTAGCACAAGAAAAATATGGGATGACAGAAGAAGAAGCAAGAAGCGCTATTAAATCATTTCTTGTTGTTATCGCTGATGCATCAAACTATCTCTTCTCTCGAAATCATTCGATTCCATACAGTATGATTGGTTTATTTATTGGTTGGTTACGTTATTATCATAAAATTGAATTATTGACAGCCGCTTTAAATGTATATGTTGATAATAATGAAAAAATGTCAAATATCAAGGAGTATATTAAGTCACAAGGGATTAATATTGCTGGTGTTAAATTCGGAAAATCAAAAGCACAATATTTTATGGATAAAAATGAGAATACGATTTATCAAGGAATTTGTTCAATTAAATATTGCAATAATCAAATTGCTGATGAACTTTATGAATTATCCAAAAATCAATACGATAATTTTATCGACTTGCTTATAGATATTATTAACAAAACTTCCGTGGATGATCGACAGTTACATATTCTTACCACTCTTAATTTCTTTTCTGAATTTGGTAAAAATAAATATTTGCTTGAAATTATCGATCTGTATAATTCACTAGGTACTTGTAAAACATTTAAAAAAGATAAAATTGCAGCAATGGGAATTGATGAAAATATTGTAAGACAGTGTGCAGAGAAAGAAACACCAAAACAATATAGTGCGGTTAACAAAAGAAAACTTGTTAAAATGCTTATTGGAATGTTTGAAAATAAATCTTTGTCAGTTAAAGAGCAAATATTAAAAGAACAAGAATATCTCGGGAATATCACATACAAAAATCCAAGTGCTCCAGAGAATATGTTTTATGTAATAGAGTGCAAATTCTACAAAGATAAAACAAAACCATATCTTCAACTTTATGATCTCAAAAACGGCGAATATTTAAAAACTAAAATCACATCTGGAAAATCTTTTATTGAAAATCCATTTGATACAAATAATGTAATCCATGTAAAAGAATTTGGAGAAAAAAATAAAATGAAAAAAATAAATGGATCATGGGTAAAAACGGATGAAACTGAAAAAATCGTAAAAAAATGGACGGTTTACTAAGGAGGATAATTTGAGTAATATTGTAGAATTTAAATGCGTCCCAGAACGATGTGTTTACAACTCTGAAAACTTTAAAATCTATGGCGTATCAATTAACCCATTTGATTATCCAGATATTAAAGTAAATAAATATAATAATGTCACTATTAAAGGAAACATTTCCGAATTAAATCTTGGTGTAGATTATTCTGTTAAGGCAAAGGAGGTATCCGATTCCTATGGAGTCGGATACGAGGTTTTAAATGTGAAACGAGAGAAGCCTACAACATTAGATGCGACAAAGAATTTCTTATACGAGATTTTAACACCAAATCAAACAGATACATTATTGGCGGTATATCCAGATATTGTTGACAGAGTTATTCATAATCGTTTAGATGATATTGATTTATCCAAAACAAAGGGTATTAAAGAATATACATTCAATGTCATTAAAAGAAAAATTATTGAAAATTTTAAGTTGGCAGATATTGTAGAAGAGTTTAAAGGATTATTTAACATGTCTGTTGTAAAAAAACTTTATGAAAAATATACATCTGTAGATAAAATCAAAGAAAAGCTTCGAGAAGAACCATATCAATGCTTGTGCAGGTTAGGTGGAATTGGATTCAAAACGGCTGATTCACTGCTTTTGACATTAGATAAAGAAGCAAAAAAATGTGCCGAAACAGGCGAAAAACCAATCTTGTATTTTGGATTCGATTTAGTAACATCTTACCAAAGGGCGAAAGCATGTGTTGATTTCATCTTAGATGAGAATGAAATATCTGGAAATACATATATGGACGTTGGGGAATTAAAAAGAAAGTTTGATGTCCTAGTTCCAGAAGCAAAAAATAATTTAGGAGTAATTCTAAAAGGCGATAATGATGTAATTTTTAATCGTGATCTCATGTGCGTATGTAGGGAAGAAACTTATGACACTGAGCAATATGTTGCGAATAGGATTAAAGAGGCTGTCCAAACTAATATAAAATGGGATTATGACCTGGAGCAATTTAAAGAACTGGATGGATTTACATTAACAGAGGAACAATGTAAAACATCAAAATATATGTGTGATCATAATATTGTGTTATTAGTCGGTTATGCTGGATCGGGAAAGAGCAGTTCTACACAAGCATTTGTAAATTTGCTTGATACATACCATAAATCATATATGTTATTAGCACCTACAGGAAGAGCTGCCAAAGTGCTAACTGGATATACAGGAAAAGAAGCGCAAACAATTCATAGAGGATTGTGTTATATGCCACCAGGGAGATGGGAATATAATTCAGAAAATAAATTACCGCATGATGTAATTATTGTAGATGAATTTTCTATGGTTGATATTTTTTTGTTTAAGCATTTGGTTGAAGCAATTGATTTTTCACGCACAAAATTATTATTGATTGGAGACGATGCGCAGATCCCATCTGTAGGAGCAGGAAATGTACTTTACGATTTACTCAAATGGGAACATGTGCCAACAGTAACGTTGAATAAAATCTTCAGATACGGAGCAGGTGGTTTGTCAAGCGTGGCTACGGATATTCGTCAAGGCAAGGAATATTTAGATAAAACTAAAACAGGAATTCAGATTTTTGGAGATGATCAAGCATATGTATTTGTACCGTTAGATCAAACAAAGATAATTGATTATACAGTTAAACTGTACCAAACACTTTTGACCAAAGGATATTCATTAGAAGACATTGGTGTATTATCTTGTTACAACGTTGGCGATTATGGAACTATCGTTTTAAATCAGAAGCTTCAAGAAGTGATAAATGATACAACGGAATATATTAAGTTCGGAGAAAATGAATATCGCCTTAATGATATTGTTATGAATTATTCAAATGACTACAAGGCTGTACTATATTCAGAAGAGAATATTAGCAAGGATGATAAAGGACAAGAAAAAACATTTATTGCAAATGGTGAAGCAGGTATTGTAAAGCATGTAAACAAAGATAATATTGTTGTGGATTATGATGGTACCTTGATTTACTATGAAAAAGGACAGCTGAAAAACATTAAACTTGCCTATGCAATCAGTACACATAAATCACAGGGAGGATCTTTTAAAGTTGTAATTATGCTTACACCTAAGAGCCATACGTTTATGCTTAATTCGAATCTTCTATATGTTGGAGTAAGTAGAGCAAAAGAACGTTGCTATCACCTTGGAGAAATTCGGACAGTTAATATGGCTTTAAAGAAAAAAGAAAATTTTGATAGAAAAACTTTATTATTAACTCTATTAAATCAATAAGCATAGGAGGAGAATATATGTTTGCAGCACAAGAAGCAAGGAATATCTCGAACAAAGCATACAAAGAGCAAATAGATGCCGAATTAGCGTCTATTGTGCCTGAAATCGAGGCAGCAATGCGTAAGGGCGAGTACAGTTGTTGGATTTATGAAACTAACATTTCATCAGCCACAATTGCTTACCTGAAAGAACTAGGATACAAAATTACATCTTCAACACAGTATAACGAAACAGAATATAAAATTGCGTGGTAGGAGAATAAAAATATGAAGTTAAGTGAAATAGCGGAATACATTGTAGACAATTATCCAGAATCTAATATCGCATATAACAACGATGTCATAAAGGGATATAGAAAAGAATGGTACGAAGAAAGTCTTATCGATCCACTGCTAGATTTTTACATGCACGAAGAATTGGGTCTATGCGGATGTGGAAATCCAGAATTTACATATGAGACGATAAGAAGATATCTAAATATACGAAACGAATTTGTAATATCAAAAATTGATTATCAGGAGGTTATTGATAGATACAAAAATGATCTTTTGCTTGATTATAATAACGACATTCAATATGGTCTGTTACAATTCATGATGTATATTCTTGATGACAAAGATTTTACAACACATGGGAGTAGTATTGGTGGATGCTGGTTAACTAAAAAAGGACAAAGATTATTGACAGTTCTGGAAGCATGGAGAGCAAGAGAAGATAAAGAATAATTTGTCAGGATGATAAAAGATGGAAGGCTGATGAGCTATGGCAGTATATGTGACTGGTGATATACATGGAGATCCTACCAGGTTAAGTAAAAATAGTTTCTACGAACAAAAGGATTTTTCTAATAACAAAGATGAAAATGTAGTTATTATTCTTGGAGATTTCGGTCTTGTTTGGAATAGAGATAAGGAAAGTAAACAAGAAAAGTACTGGTTAGATTGGCTTAACAAAAAACCGTTTACAACAGTATTTGTAGATGGGAATCATGAAAATCACAAAAGACTTTCAACTTATCCTATAAAAGAATGGCATGGTGGTAAAGTACATGAGATAAGAACCCATGTATTACATCTTATACGAGGAGAAGTATTTACAATTGATGAAACAAAGTTCTTCGCTTTTGGTGGGGCAAGCAGCCATGATATTCAAGATGGCATTCTTGATTGCGATGATTCTAATTGGCAGGAAAAAGCAAAGAAACTTGATAAACAAGGTAAATATATGTATCGTGTTAAGGATTTATCTTGGTGGGAAGAGGAATTGCCAACTGATGAGGAAATGCAGCATGGAATCAATGTATTAAAAGAGAATAACAATATGGTCGATTTTATTATCACCCACAGTCCTTCGACGTCAGAATTATATCTTATGAGTGGTAATAATTTATATGAACCAGATGTCCTTACAAATTATCTAGAAGATATAAAAGTTACGACAAAATATAAAAGACATTTGTTTGGGCATATGCATATCAATAAAGCTATTAATGACAAAGATATTTGCTTATATGAACAAATTATTAGACTATTATAAGGAAGTGATTATGTAATGTGCAGATATTGTAACTATGAATCTGATGATAATCGAATTTTTATCGATCCACTGACTAATGAATATTATTTGGATATCGAAACGATGACATGGGATAGTTATGATGATGATTTTTTTCATGATAAAAAATATATCAACTATTGCCCATGGTGCGGAAGAAAACTGACGAAAGAATGAGATATCGTTATGAAAAAGAAAATTATTGACTATAGAAAAAGACATCGACGATGTAAATACTGTAAATATAATATGTTTGTAACACCCAAGGACATGTATACACCAGACCACTATATATGTAAAGCGAAAGATAAAGTTATAGAAGATTGGTTTGTCGAGTATTTACCAAGAATATTTTGTTCATGTTATGAATTAAAATAAATAATGTGTGGTGGCGGAATATGTAGACGCTAATGACAGATAGGTTGCTCTAACGGTTCAATTCCGTCGGTATCTGAAACAGTGAAATAGCTGATGATACTGGGTCTGATTAGGCAGAAGGGTGTGAGTAGCTATGTATGGTGAAAATCCATACCCACATATTATAGAAAAATTGAAAGGAAGAAACTAAAAGATGAATAAAGAATTAGAAAATAAAGCATTAGAGATTATTCAGAAATTGCAAACATATAATCCAGCAGCGGGAGATGATTCTAGATGGTTTAAACAATGTTTATTAGATTTAGAAGATATAATTATTGATGATGAAATTTCGCCAAAAGAGCGCGAAAGATTGAAACGCATTGAAAATCGTAAAAAGCTTGGCACAAATATGGATAATACACTTTATGTTAATATAAATAAAAATAATATTCAAATTGCAGTGTCTGCACCGCAAGCTGAAATCGTATATTCAAAATGGTGTTCTAAAACAGACGCTGCAGCAGATATTATTATAGAAATGTGTTCCAGATATGGTGTAAAACAGATTTTCATTCAAGATGATCATTTTGGAACTAATCTTCTCGATCTGCTTAGTCAAAAAGGGATGGATGATTCTATGGATATTGTCAAATTTAATTATATGGAAGCATAAAGTATCTTAATTAAGTGTATGTGTTTAAATCTAGAGAAATTCATGAAAGATAATTAATGAATCTTGATTTATTGAGGATCTGAAAAAAAATGGAGACAGTAGAAGATTATGAATAGAGAAATACTTTTTAGAGGGAAACGTGTCGATAATGGTGAATGGGTAGATGGATATTTGTTTGACGATGGTTATCAAAAACCTAGGCACGTTTTTGTCGGTGATTTGGTGATTGCCGAGTATAATGGAATGGCTTGTGACGAATGGGACATTGAAGGCATTGGTTTTTATGATGTTGACCCGAATACAGTTTGCCAGTACACAGGGCTGACCGACAAGATCGGAAAGAAAATCTTTGAGGGAGATATTGTTCAGGTTGGATGGTATAAGGGAACAGTTGTGTATGAAAACGGATGCTTCGCAATTAAGTGGAACAATATTAAGTTTCTCGGAAAAGACTTGGGATATTGGGCGGATTTAGATGGTTTCCATACTGTAGGCAACATATTTGACAATCCTGAACTGTTGGAAGATGAAAATGAAAAAACGCAAAGATAATAAAGGAAGGAAAAAGAATGATGAAATATAAAGTTGGAGATAAAATTAAAATTGTCAGAGCAACTACTGGTTGTTATGGCGCAGAAGGAAAAATTGGTATTATTACTAATAGACCTTCTACAGATGGTCTTACTTGTTACCAAGACGGTTTTAACGTAGATTGTGGCGATGAACATGTTTGGAGAATTGGTTTTGAATCAGAATTCGAACTATTAGACGAATTGACAGCAGCGGAAGCAACTAAGATTTTAGGCGAAATTTGTTGCGAACATAAATGCCTTAATGGATGTCCTATTGGTAAAGTAAAAGGGAAGATAACGTGTCAAGATTTCCGAAAAGATAAACCTGAACAAGTTATTGAAATCCTTAAACAGTGGAAGAAAGACCATGAGAAAAAAGAAATAGAGACTGAAATCGTAGACCTTATTCGAGTTATGAAAGAAGTATATGATGACGAAACATGTATATATGCTTATGAAATTGACGTAAATAAGGAAGACATTAACGAGAAAATGAAAGAGTTGGTAAAAAAGTATTCTAACGAACAAAACGGAAAAATTTACGCCAAATATGAGCGTATTTGTAGAGTAATACGAGCATGAAATGTCGATTTCAATTGAGTGATGGTATAACAGTGTAGTTTAAATAGTTATCTACCATGTTAGCCTAATAGCAGCATCTCAAGGGTAGAACAGCCATCAACAGAAAGGATTAAAAATAAATGTGTGATTTTTGCAATAAAATATACAATGAAGATGAATTGAACAGTCAATATTGCCGTGAAGTATGTGATTGTATTACATATGATGAAAATAACAATCATTATAACTTTTGGCACGAGTGTGATGATGATTATTACACTGGCAATATTATGGAAATTAAGTACTGTCCTGTATGTGGAAGGAAATTATGAAAATTATTGTAAATGAGATGCCAAGATGTACAAGTGAATGTCCTTTATCAAGAATGGAATGTGGTAGCGATTGGTTTTGTAGTAAATATAGATCTGAGTGTAATGTAGATATGTGTGACCTGCTAAAGCCAATTACAGATTATGTTTTTGAGGAATGTATTACAGAGAATATTGTTAAGAGAACTCCATTGGCAGATATTAGAAAGCGTTGAATTCACTCTTTCATTTAGAGAATATTAGGAGGTAATAATATGATTTGTATGTATGAAGATTATAATTATCACGATACTTTAAAAGACTATGCAGAATTAACTGTTGGAAAATGGTTCGCAGAAAATAATCTTCAGATTGTAGGAACTAAACTTGTTGATAATTATATGTATGTAAAAGGATTTGATGGTGGATTTCCACATGCAAGTGCTTATGTAAAAATTGACATGAAAGAGAATAAGATTGTTAATTATTATGATGCACATAACTGTCCTGTTAAAGTAAAGGATGGGATATATGAATAAGGTAATTTTATTAGTGTTTTGTCATTTGGTTGGTGATTATGTTTTACAAAGTGACTTTATTGCAAAGACTAAAGGAAGTAATTGGTATCATTTATTCGTACATTGTGCGTTGTATTGTTTACCATTTTACCTTGCCTTTGGATTAACCTGGCAGCTTGGAGTTGTTTTTTTGACACACTGTATTATTGATCCGCTAAAGGCGAGATATCAAAAAATATCATATGTAACTGATCAAGTTTTGCATTATTTGGTATCATTCGTTTATTTTTTGTAAAAACAGGAACGAGGTGAGTAAAGCTATGAAACCTGATAGATTTACAATTACAACTAAAAAATTAGACTTTATGAAACTAAATGAAAAGATTCACACTTATAAACTTGAGAACGGATATAAACCATATTTGTTTATGAATGAAGATACAATTGACGAATTAGTAAACATAATTGGACTTTCTTGTGACGGATTAACAGGTGTTCAGTCAAATGGTTTGTGCGGGATGTATTGTGCGATGAAGACTTTTTGTGATAATACAATGCAATTTGGTGAAGTAGAAATGAGGTGAGAATTATGCATTATAAAACACCGTATATAACAGGTTTTATTGATAAGTATACAGTTCCAATAAATCATGATATCGATTTAGACAGTATAAAAATTTACAAAAGAAACAAAGATAGAACATTAGGTGAAATGGTTTATAACTTTAAAGTAGATTGTAATTCTACGCCAGCAACAATTTTTGTTGAAGATTCTTTTGGACAAGAATATTTTTTAAAATATTGTTATTTGACAGAATGTACATCATTCAAAAAAAATAAAATTAAACTTATAATAGCAAATGGTTATGAAGTTCTTCACTATGAGGATTTTTTCAGAAATGGATATAGAATTGATTATGATGATTGGATTGATCTCCTGAAATATCTAGGATATGAAGTAGAATATAAAGAGATTTCTGATGAAGAGATGGAGGAAATGATAAGAGGCGAAATTATTGATTAAGATCGTTCTTGTTTGAGTGAATGTCTAGAAGATTTCTGTTTTAAAGAATGGATGTGAATTATGAAAATAACAAAAACAGCAAAAGAATGTTTGGTAGAAGATCAGATAAGAAAAGCTGCATTAGTAGGATGCGATAAATGTCCGTGTTGCGGAGAAGATAAAAGTGCAATATCTTATTACAAAAATGGTATAACAAATAAAGGGATAATTTCTGGTACTTGTAAAAATTGGTATGGGAAGAAACATGAAACAGACAGAGGAATATTATATTATTTATTTAAGCCAGAAAAGTATATGTATTATCAAATAGATTGCTTTTCTTGTTTGACATGTGGAGCAGAATGGGAAAGCGATCCATATACTTATGACAAATAAGGAGAAAATAAAAGATGGATAATAAAACAATTGTAGAAGTATTATCTCGTTTGATTGGATATACAGAACCGACAGGAGATTCAGCTATTGATAAAATAAGGGCTGATAATAATTCTGCACTGATTTATGTAACATATCAATGTATTGAAACATTGATTGAAAATGCTGAGAATAGAAATAGCGGTTTTGCTTCAGTAGAAAGAATTGGAAAATATTCATATGATGCATTAAATAATATTGTAGATATGATTACAGACTCAGGAATGAAAGGGGAATAATAATGACATTTGAGACAAGCAAAAGATTAGATAATTGGTGCAAAAGACATCAAAAAAATGGTTGTGTGTCACATGCAACAGCCGGTGAACAGTTTGTATATAAATCCTTGCCAAGTGGTATTGTAGGATGCCAGACCGTCAAATGCTTATGCTGTGGCAAAGAATTCACGGATTATGTGGAGTAAGAAGGAAAATAAAAATGGACAGAAGTTTTATTGGTAATCTTAATGAGGTAGAAATACGACACGCAAAAAAGGGTTGTATGTGTAAGGTATGTGACAGAGAACTAAATGATGATATTGTCGTCTACATGGGCAACTATATCATATATGCATTCCTTGTTGGAGGAAGATTAACACATTAGTCGAAGAAGAGTTAGATAATCTAGGAGGTAAAAATATTGGCGGTAAGCAATGATTCTTATTATAAACCAGACGAAGCCTTGCATGAATTACAGATGCAGGAAACTATTATGAAAGCATTGGTTGATGTACAAGTAGTGTTGCGAATTCTAGTGGACAAAGAAATTGTAACTCGTGAAGAGGTGCAAAAATATAGGAATGAAGTAGGCAATAGTCCAAAGTATAAGCCCGTACTAGATGATATTCAGAGACAGAAAAGAGGATTCCAGGCTGCAAAAGATAATCCACAAGAATATCTGAAAGCTATCTTCAATGCAAAGATGAATGGAGATATCAAATAGTAATTTTAAAATAACTTCTTAGAGCGTTTCTGCTCGAAATTTCCAATTGGACAAGAGAATAATATATTAGATGGTTGCAAACATCTAGTTATGAAATTGAATTTTCATTAGATTAAAGCAAGGAGTATGAGATTTGAACATTGAAGAATTGGTTGAATATGAAGTAAAGATTGATAATAAAAATAGTGGAACCACAAAGAAATGTCCGATGTGCGGAAAGCCTATGGTTAGAGAATGTGTATTAGAGAATGATAAGTTTGTATATAAGGAAAGATGTTGCAATCTTTTCTGTAGAAGATATACTCCATATTTTAATGGAGAATAAAAAGATAAATGCGGTGAAAAGAACTGAAAGCCTGAGATGGTGAAAAGGTAAAGGTGAAGGCTGGAATTAAAGCGTCAGTCAACCGATGAACGTATGAGTTGAACCTGTATATACAGAATATAATACTCAGGAACAAACCGCAACCCTCACGTAGTCAGGGATAAGGATGCTCTCATGAAGTACGGAAATGAACGTGCTTCTAATTATGAAATTAATTTTTCATTTGGTCTTTTGTCGAAGTAGAGGATAAATAATTAGGAGGTGAGGGTCAAATGAAAATATCTGAATTACAAGCAGTTTGTAAGTACGATGACAGTGAAATGGAAGAAGTTAAAAACTGCCATCCAAAACAGATTGCAAGTGAAGTAATTCCTATTCCAACTTGGAAGATTAAATATAAGTATACAACTGCTCGTGGAAATCCAAAAGAAGCAGTAAAGTATATGTTCTTAGATAAGAATGCCTGGGATTCTGTCGATCAGGAATTCATGAATTATATAGAAGAACTTAACGAAAAACATCCGGAAAGAATAGCATCAAACGTAGAAATTCTTGATGCAGTTTATTTCGGAAAACTTTATTTAGAACTTGAATAATAAATATTTTTCAATTGTAATCAAATCCCTGTAATCAGGGTTGTACAGCGAGATGGCTTGTATTACCCAAGCAGCATAGTGATATAAGGTTAAAACGTAAAATCTTACACCATGACCTAAAATAATTGGTTTCTAAGCATAAGATAAACTCCTTTAACTAATTGGTAAAATCCAAAAGTTAAAGGAAGATTACAATTGAATCCGATATACGATGAATATATCAAATTTTTAAGAGACACTTCTGGCGAAGAATTGCCTTGCTTAAAGGAAGGGTTCTTCTGGCTTGATAAACAGATTATAAAAGGCTTTGATAGCCAACTTGTAGAACATAAATTTTACAGAGTTAAAGTATCAGATAACCTAGAAAAAGTAGAAATTCTAAAATTAAAATCTTATAAAGATCCATCTGAAGTAGACCTAATAGATTGGAGAACAATGATCAACATCAAAGAAAATCATTTGAGAGAAATTGAACATGAAGCTTTATGCCTAATACGTGAAAAGATCAAAGATTATGATGTATATACTCCAATAATACCTGTTTCTATGGGTAAAGATTCTATGGTTACATGTCATTTAGTTCGACAACTATATCCAAACACAAAAGCAATATTCAATAACACATCACTTGATTGTGCTGACACATATAAGATGGTTAAACGGTTTCCGAACTGTAAAATCATGAATCCAGACAAAGGGTTTTATCAATATGTGAAATCTGATTCTATGATTCCATCAAGATTTTCAAGATTCTGTTGTAGGATTTTTAAAGTTGGAGTTATGGTCTCTCAGCTTGATAATAAGCATCCGTATTTAATTTTTATGGGAATGAGAAATGAAGAATCCAATACAAGAAGCAATTATCAAGACGAATGGATTAATACTTCCGAATGGGGAGACACATGCTGGCAAGGAATACTTCCTATTAGAAAGTGGACGGAATTAGATGTTTGGCTTTATACATTTTGGAAAAATATTGAAGTTAATCCAAAATATAAAAAAGGATATTCAAGAGTTGGATGCCATTGTGCTTGTCCATATTATGCGAAGTCAACATGGATTCTTGATAAATATTGGTATTCAAAAGCATATAAAAGATGGAGAGATATTCTAAAAGAAGATTTTATAAGTAATCAGAAATGGCTGATTATGAACTGTACAATTGAAGAATATCTTACTCAAGCATGGAATGGTGGCGTATTTAGAAGTGAACCAACACAAGAAGTGATTGATGAATTTGTAAAGTATACAGGAATTGATAAACAGATTGCGCTGCAATATTTTAATAAGAAATGTTGTGAGTGCAATAAGAGAATAAAACATAAGGAAGTTCTTTCAATGAACTTAAAAGTACATGGAAGACAAGTTAATAAATTCTATTGTAAGAAATGTTTAATGAAAGAATTTAATTGGACACAAGAAGATTGGAACAGGCAGGTAGAGTCGTTTAAGGCTCAAGGTTGTGCTTTGTTCTAGGTTTTACTGGTAGAAAGGTGGTGATATTTTGGAAAAAGCATTTAAGTATCGAATATATCCGAATAAAAAACAGCAAGAATTAATCCAGAAAACATTCGGATGCTGCCGATTTGTATACAACTATTTCTTAGATAAAAGAAAATCAGAATATGGGAAAGATAAAACATCTTTATCTTACAACGATACAAGTAAACTGCTTACGAAATTAAAGCAAGAATTAGTCTGGTTAAAAGAACCTGATAAAGATTCTCTACAGAAAACGCTAAAAGATTTAGATATGGCTTACCAAAAGTTTTTCAAAGAGTATGCTGGTTATCCAAAGTTCAAGAGTAAAAAGAACAGATACAAGTCATATAGAACCAGTTGTACAAACAACAACATTTCTTTTCAGAACAAACATATTAAGTTGCCAAAGCTTGGCTTGGTTAAAATCCGAGATAGACAAATTCCGCAAGGAAGAATCTTAAACGCCACTATCTCACAGGAACCAAATGGACATTACTATTGTTCTTTATGTTGCACTGATGTAGATTTTCCACAATATCAGAAAACCAATCAGAATATTGGGATTGACTTAGGTTTAGTAGATTTTGCGATTATGTCTGATGGAAAGAAAATTGAAAATCCTCAGTTTTATGAAAAATCAGAACAGAAACTTGCTAGATTACAGAGAGAACTTTCGAGAAAAACAATCGGTGGTTCCAACTGGAATAAAGTACGAATCAAAGTTGCGAATCTACAGAAACACGTAGCTAATCAACGCAAGGATTTCTTACAAAAGCTTACTACTCGGATTATAAAACAGAATGACATTATTTGTATTGAGGATTTAGATGTGAAATCTATGAAAGAAACAGATACTTCCATTCGTAATAAACGAGTAGGAGATGTATCTTGGTCAGAATTTCGTAGAATGCTTACATATAAATCTCAGTGGTATGGAAAAACATTATCTGTTGTAGACAGATATTTCTCATCATCTCAGATTTGTCATTGTTGTGGACATAGAGACGGTAAGAAAACAGAAGATATTCGTGAGTGGACATGTTCTGAATGTGGAACTATTCATGACAGAGATATAAACGCTGCGATTAATATTCTTAATGAAGGATTAAGGCTTTTAAATGTCTAAATAATATAAGAACCGTAGGAACTACGGGGATAGCTCGGTGATACTTAACTCAATGGAGTTATTGACCGAGAACCATGCGACTTTAGTCGTGGGAGGTTCAGATTGTTTATGAATTAATTAAAGAAGGCATGTTAAAAAGCAGTTTTTATAAGAGGTAAAACCATGAAAAACAAATTACTAATATTTTTGTGTGTCAGTATTTTACTATCATTTTCAGGATGTAGAGTAGAATCAGCACAAGCAAATGTAAAAACGAACGATACTGTAACAGTAAAATCTCTTGGAACCGATAATTTAATTAACATTGGTAGATATTTATATTATGATAGTACAACAAAAATCGTGTATTTTTGGAACGGATCAATTGGATATGGTCGAGCTTCAACAACACCATCACCATATTTTGCGCCAAATGGTCTTCCATATAAGTATGAACCAGAAACAAATACATTTGTAGAAATCACAGAATAGTCGAGAGGAAAGAAAATATGAGAGATCCAAATAGATTATATAATTTTTATAATGAAGTAACAAGATTACACATGACATATAGACCAGATTGGAGAATTGGTCAATTTTGGGATATTTTTAAAAAATGGCTGGATGGATGTAAACATATTGATATTTATTATCTGGAAGACAATGAATTGCTTGAATATTTAAAAGAAATGTGTGGGGAGAAATCGGTAAATGGATAAGATCAAACGAATGAAAGAACTGATTCATGATCTGAATAGGGCATCAGATTCTTATTATGGATCAGGAACAACACTTATGAGTGACGCCGAATTTGATTCAAAGTTACTTGAATTAAAGCAATTGGAAGAAGAAGCAAATACAGTATTTCCGAACAGCCCAGTCAATAGAGTTGGTGGAGCAGTACTAAAATCACTTATCAAAGTAAAACATGAGACTCCTATGTTAAGTCTTGACAAATGCCACTCTGTAGAAGAAATCAAAAAATTTGCAGCAGGACACGATATTGTAGCTTCTATTAAACTTGATGGCATTAGTTGTAGATTGATTTACCAAGATGGTGAATTAATCGGGGCGGAATCTCGTGGCAATGGTACAGAAGGAAATGATATTTTACAGCATGTAAAACAGTTTATGAATGTTCCACTACGTATTAATAAAAAGGGCAAATATGTTATCGATGGTGAAGCTTTAATCAAGCTTGATGACTTTGAAGAGATCAATAAAAACGGAGAATATAAAAATAGCCGTAATCTTACTGCAGGAACACTTTCAAGTTTGGATACATCGGTCGTCAAAGACAGAAAACTAAGTTGGTATGCCTGGGAAGTGGTAGAAGAAGTTGATCCTATTCTAGCAATTAGTAATAACGATTATGAATCACATGATAGTTTTTATTTCAGATTACTTGAAGCAGGGAAGCTAGGGTTTAGCATTGTTCCGTGTGAAGTATTAGGTTTAAAGTATTATCAAAATGAAGAGCTACAATGTAAAATTGATAATTTTATTAGTCTTGCTGCAGAAAAGCACCTTCCACAAGATGGGGTTGTATTTAAATTTGAAGATGTAGAATACGGTAAGTCTCTTGGTAGTACAGAACACCACAACAGGAATGGTATCGCATTTAAAGTAAAAAACGATTCCGTAGAAACTACATTGAAAGATATCGAATTCACAATGGGTAAGACGGGCATTCTAACACCGACTGCAGTATTTGAACCTGTGGAAACTGAAGGGAGTACTGTAGAGAGAGCTTCTTTACATAATATTTCTGTCATGCGAGAACTAATGCCTCGTCCATTCAGAGGACAAAGAATTGGCGTATTTAAAGCCAATCTTATAATTCCCCAATTGCGTTGGGCAGAAGAGTTCATTTCAGATGGATTTGAAAAGGATATGGAAAAATCTTTTATTCATATTCCTGATAAATGTCCAATATGCGGCGAACCAACCAAAATCATTAAAGAAAACGATTCAGAAGTTCTATGGTGTACAAACCCTGAATGTAAGGGTAAATTACTTGGTAAACTAACTCATGCAGTTAGTAGAAATGCTCTAAATATTGATGGTTTATCTGAAGCAACAATTCAAAAATTCATTTCTTTAGGATGGTTAAATTCTATCCAAGACATCTATTATCTCACCAAGTACGAAAAACAAATGAAAACGCTTGATGGTTTCGGTTCGAAATCAGTTTCCAAACTATTTGATTCAATTGAAAAAAGTAGAAATACAACGTTTGATCGTTTTATTTATGCGCTTTCTATTCCTCTTGTTGGCAAAACAGCAAGCAAAGCTATTGCCGAGGCGGAAGATTATCAATTCGAATCTTTTATGCGTGATATGACGCATCCAGGAGCAAAATTCTTCTCTCATATTCCTGGCATTGGCGATTCTATTATTAACTCACTCGATGAATATTTTAATAGAGAATGTAGTAATGTATGGGAGCTTGGCAAGGAATTTACATTTGAAACACCAAAGAAAGTATCTCTCAGTATAAAAAGTGGAAAAGATTTAACAGGACAAACATTTGTTGTTACCGGTAGTTTGAAACATTTCGAAAATCGAGATGTGCTTAAAGAGAAGATTGAATCATTGGGTGGAAAAGTATCTGGATCGATTTCAAAAAAGGTTACTGCATTGATCAATAATGATGTTAATTCTACGTCAAGTAAAAATACGAAAGCAAAGAGCCTTGGTGTAAAAATTATGAGTGAAGATGAATTCCTAGAATACATCAGCTAAGAAAGAAGGTGAAAAATATGAATGATCGCAAAATTAAAATCTGTCTTAGAACAGTAAACAACGCTAGTCTATTCGTTGCCAAGTGTGGAGAATATAAAGATTGGGATATCAATTATATTCACGGAAGACTTGTTCTTGATGCCAAATCTCTGATGGGTGTACTAAGCGTTGCGATTGACGCACCTGCGTATGTAGAGATTTTAACAGATGATGAAAAAGTTCTTGATAATTTTAAAAATGATATGACATTATGGGAGGTATAAAAATGGGAACAATTACAATTTTACCAGAAACACCAAAAGATCCACTTGCACTAATTGGCAGAAGGGCTGGAATCTGCTGGAACGCTGATATTATCAATGAAGAAAAAAATATCAAACGAGGCATTGACTGTATTAAATCAGGACATGGAAGAACACTTGAATTTGTAGATGTTCATATGATTATTGATGGATTTTCTGCGAGGGTTATGCGCGAATATTATCGTCATGTCGGCGGTATGACACCATATTTACAGGCATCTACTAGATATATCAATTATAAAGACTTTGATATTATTGTACCAAAATCAGTCAAAAAAGATACAGATGCTTTGGTTGAATTTAACGCAACTACTCGTCAGCTTAGAGATTCACTCGTCAAGCTTCAAAATATGGGGGTACCAAATGAGGATGCAGCAAATCTTCTTCCACTTGGTATGACGACAAAATGTGTAGAAAAACGTAATCTCAGAAATCTGATGGATATGAGCCATGTAAGAAAATGTAGTCGTGCATATTGGGAATTTAGACAAGAACTATTTCCTGCTATTGAGAATGCATTAAAAGATTATTCTGAACAATGGGTATGGATTGTGGATGAACTATTTAAGCCAAAATGTGAAGTGATGGGATATTGCGATGAAACAAAATCATGTGGAAGAAAACCAAAACGAGAGGAGTGATTCCTTTTGCACACACTATATTGTATCCTTGGTAGAACTTCTTCTGGCAAATCCTCTATTGCCAAAGAAGCTGCTAAGAAATTAAATATGACGGTTCTTAAATCTTATACAACCAGATCGATGCGACCAGGCGAAACAGTTGATAATTCAGATCATATTTTTATTTCATCTGATGACGTTGAAAAATATAAACCAAACATGGTGGCATATACAGATCGAGTTGGATATTGCAGTTTTGCAACAAAAGAGCAAATCTTAAATTCTAATTTCTATATCATTGATCCAGTCGGATTATATACACTTAAACTCAAAACAAGAGATATAGATGTCCGTCTAGTATCTATCTATATTACAACCCCATATACAACTGCAGAAGAACGTGCAAAGAAACGTGGTGACTATGATTCATGGAAACAGAACTATGCTGCGGAAAATGATTCGTTTAGCAATTTTGAAAAATCTAATCTAATTGATTATCGTGTTCTCAATGACAGGTCATTGGAAACTTCTGTAGAAAAAATGATAAACATTATTCGAAAGGATTGGAATAAAAACAATGTATAGACCAGATATTAAAACGATCTATATTGACTTCGATAATACGCTAGTGGACACGATCAAAACGATTGTGTCCATATACAACGAAGACTTTGAATATTATAAGAAATTCCATCATGTTAATTGGTGGGAGATTGATTCATATGATTTTAAGGAATTAGCCTGTACATCTAAAGAATACATTAATACATACTTTAACACACCACGATTCTTTCATGAGCTGGAATTTATGCCAGATGCACATGAAATTATTGATGAACTTGGAAAAGTATATCAGGTAAAAATTGTTAGCATGGGTTACTCTCCAAACTTAAAACAAAAAGAAAAGTGGATTAATCAGTATCTTTTCTATCCAGAATTTATTGGTGTAAATATGAAAAAATACAAAGATAAATCACATATAGATATGAGCGATGGCATTCTTATTGATGATTCAATACACATGTTAGAAACAAGCAATGCTCAAGAAAAATATTGTTTCGGAGATATTTATAGTTGGAACAAAGATTGGACTGGAAAGAGGTTAATGAATTGGACGGATATTGCACATTTATTATTATGAAAGGAAGAAAATTAGACATTGTATATTGGAACAAGCGGCGAGCTATGCCGTACACTAAAACAAATGGGAGATGATTTTATTACTGTAGAAATCGAAGGACAAGACAGAGAATATATCATTGAAGCTGTAACAAGACAATCAAATTACAGTGAATCGCCTTGTAGCCATATCTGTATTAAATGCAGAGATGGTGGTCAAGGATATATCAAGCGCTAAAGGAGAAATTTGTTATGAATGTATTAAGTTTTCTTATCGGAATGGTGATAGGCAGTGGTGTTGGAATTTTTGTCACATCATTATGCATAGTATCAAAAATGGCGGATGAACAATCAGCACAAGACTGTGATGGTATTCATTGTAGATACGCGAAAGAAGAGGAGGAGTCTAAGGAATGAAGGTAGTAAAACGTGATGGGCGAAGTGTTGTTTTTGATAGAGATAAGATCAAAAATGCAGTATTAAAAGCATTTGAAGAAGTTGATGGTGAAATTACACAAGAATCCAAAAACAAATCTTCTGATATCGCTTCGTATATTGCCAATCAAGAAAAAGAAGAACTTTCTGTAGAAGAAATTCAGGATATGGTTGAAGAAAAACTTATGCAGAGTCGTCGAAAAGATGTAGCAAAAGCTTTCATTTTATATCGAAATGACCGTACAAGAATCCGTGAGAATAAAACACAATTAATGAAAGATATCACGGAAAAACTTATGGCAACAAACGTCCAAAACCAAAATGCCAATATCGACGAAAAATCTTTTGGTGGAAGAGTTGGGGAAGCCAGCGATGTTGTGTTAAAGAAATATGCACTAGACAATTGTATGTCCAAGATGGCACGAGAAAATCATTTAAATAATGAGGTTTATATCCACGATTTAAATTCTTATGCAACTGGAATGCACAACTGTTTAAGTATTCCGTTTGATAAATTATTAAAAAATGGATTTAATACTCGCCAAACAGATGTAAGACCAGCGCAATCAATTAATACGGCATTTCAACTTTTGGCTGTTATTTTTCAGCTACAAAGTCTACAAGAGTTTGGAGGAGTATCATCTACTCATTTAGATTGGACAATGGTTCCATACGTAAGGAAAAGTTTTTATAAACATTATGTAGATGGCCTTAGATACGTTGAAGCAAAAGATGAGCAGTATATTCAACAATATGTCTATGATATTATTAATGACCCTGAATGCTTTACAGAAGAACAATCTATTGATTCAAGCTGGTGGAAAGAAAATAATAAAGCATATACATACGCTCTTGACATGACTAAGAAAGAAGTTTATCAGGCAGCAGAAGGTATGTATCATAATTTAAATACATTACAAAGTAGATCAGGAAATCAGTTACCATTTACGTCAATTAATTACGGAACATGTACTGAGCCTGAAGGACGTATGGTGACAAAAGCTATTCTCGATGTGTCTATCAAAGGAATTGGTAAGTTACATAAGACGTCTATTTTCCCATGTGGGATTTTTCAATGTATGAAAGGTGTAAACCGTAAACCAGGTGATCCTAATTATGATTTATTCCAACTTGCACTTAAATCGACAGCAAAGCGTTTATATCCAAACTATGCTAATGTTGATTGGTCTGGTAACGCTGGATATGATGTAAATGATCCAAAAACATATTTTTCAACCATAAACAAAACTGTGGCTTAATAAAGTAATTTATTAAGAAAACTTATCTAAACGTGGAAAATCATTGTGTTCTTGTTCTAAACATGATGACAACCAAGTGCTAAATTGCTATCTCTTCAATATTGGAGGAATTTATGAAAGAAGAATGGAAAGATATTGAAGGATATGAAAATTACTATATTATTAGTAACACTGGAAAAATTAAAAGCTTATTAACAAATAAGCTATTAGCTTTAAGTGATGTTAATAATATGGGTTATAAAAGAGTAACATTATATAAGCCAGTAAAAAAGAGATTTTTTGTCCATAGACTGGTTGCATATCATTTTTGTGAAGGTTATTCAGAAGATTTAGTTGTCAATCACAAAGATGGTAATAAACAAAATAATAATGCAGATAATCTTGAATGGGTAACACATTCAGATAATGATATACATGCATATAAAAATAATTTAAGACATGTAAGTGGTGGAGCAATTATTCAACAAAAAATGGCGAATAGAAGAGTTATTGTAACTTCTTTAGAAACCAATCAAGTTGAATTTATTTTTGATAATTATAAGGAATGTGCAAAATCCTTTGGATTAAATGAAGTATATATCCAGCATTGTTGTCTTGGTAAATACAAATTGAAACGAAAATATAAAGTATGTTACGAAGAGATGGCATAAAAGCTAAACGACTATCGAAAACATAGATATTTGAGAAATACAATATTTAGAAGTGAGTAGAGTACACTCAAGCGAGTGGAAAAGATAAGCATCTTATTATTGGTAATAGATTTTAAGATGGTGATATAGTCTGAACTATATGGTGACATATAGAAGTTCATAAGAGAACTGCATAGACGTAGCGAATCTATGTGAACATTTTTGGGGATGTAGAACAGCCAACGGATGGGATATTAATGGAATGGGGCAAACTAAAGATGGAAGAGGAAATATTTGTCCTGTAACAATTATTTTGCCAACACTAGCAATGGAAGCAATTGATTTAGTATGGGATAAGATTCCAGAAGAATCTAAAAATTTTATTACTGTATCAAAATATGATTGGTGTAAAAATGAAATTGTAGTAGAAGAATTTATGAGTATTCTTGATAGAAAAATTCATGAAGCAAAAGATATGCTACTTGAAAGATTTGAATGGATTTGTTCACAATCACCAGATTCTGCTAAATTTATGTACGAAAATGGCGTAATGGAAGGTTATATTCCAGAAGAAGGTATTCGATCAGCATTAAAACATGGAACTTTAGCAGTCGGACAATTAGGACTTGCTGAAGCACTTCAAATTTTAATCGGTCGCAATCAGACTACAAGTAGAGGCATGGAACTTGCGAAAAGAATTGAATCTCTATTTAAAACAAGATGCGACGAATTTAAGAAGCAATATAATCTTAATTTTGGAGTATATTTCTCTCCATCAGAAAATTTATGTCACACCGCATTAATAAAGTTTAAAGACAGATATGGTGTTATTAAAAATGTTTCTGATAAAGAGTTCTTTACAAATTCAATGCATGTTCCAGTATGGGAAAAAGTAAATCCATTTGAGAAAATTGATATTGAATCTCAATTAACAGGATACAGCTCTGCAGGTTGTATTACATATGTCGAACTCGAATCTACAGTAGACCATAATCTTGAAGCATTGGAAGATATCGTAAATTACGCAATGGATCATGATATTCCGTATTTTGCAGTTAATGTTCCAAATGATATGTGTACAAACTGCGGGCATACAGGAGAAATTGGAAATGAATGCCCTGTATGCGGTTGTACAAATATTCGAAGATTAAGAAGAGTAACAGGCTATCTCACAGGAGACTACAAGACTGCATTCAATATCGGGAAACAGCAAGAAGTAGAGTTAAGAACTAAACATTCAGGTACAAAAAAGGAGCTTTAACTTATGAATTATGCAGAAGTTTTAGATTGTGATGTTGTAAATGGTAAACAAGTTGGAATTTCATTTTTCGCACAGGGGTGTCCATCACCCCATTGCGAAGGATGCTTTAATTCTATAGCTTGGGATTTTTCTGGCGGAAAAGAGTTTGGTGAAAAACAAATCGAACATTTTCTTTCATTGGCAGGAAGAGAATATATTAAACGTATCAGTATTCTTGGCGGTGAACCACTTTGTCAACAAAATGTAGATGATATCACAGCATTAGTAAAAAAGTGTAAAAATATTTATCCAGACAAACAAATTTGGTTATGGACAGGGTACTCTTTTGACGACATCTCTAATTATCCAATTCTAAAATATCTTGATTATGTGGTTGATGGTAAATTTCTAAAAGATCAAAAAGATCTCTCTATCGCATTTCGCGGAAGCAAAAATCAAAAAATCTGGGAAAAACAAAATAATGGAACATGGAAAGATAGAACGGAGGAATTTCTATAACAAATGACACAACAACTACATAAAAACGACATTTTATACTACGCCAGAATTATGCCAACATTAGGCTTATACGATGTATACGATCTTAAAATTCGTACTATTGATGAAGAAAACAGATGGTTCTGTGGCATGGAAAAACGTACTAAAATAGCATATCTTTTCAGCTATGATAATATTGGCAAGACGATTTTCTTTGATCGAAAAGAAGCTCTTAAAGCAGTTAAACAAGCTGAAAAGAATAAAATCTCAGTTAGCAGCGAAACACTGTATGAAGAATATTAGGAGGTGATATTACGCCAAGTCCACTAATGAAATACAAAGGTACATATCGTCTTATGGCGAATCTAGATCATGATACCAATGATTTTCCACGAGACGATAAAGGAAATCTTGATACAGATGATATCTATATCAAGTGTCAATATGGTAATCAAATATATTACTATGGCAGAAATGACCTTGTTGCATACATTCCATCAATTGGAAGAGGTCATAACATTCTCAGAACAATTGCGTTAGATAAACTTCAAATTGAAGATAAAATACCATACGAAGAACTTTTTCCTCAACTATTATCCGAAGGAACAGTAAAACATATCATGGAAAATGATGAAGAAATTGAATTTCATTTTCATCCAAAAGACCTTTCTTATATTGCAACACTTCTGAAGGCATCCACATATGGAGCAGATATTTCACCATTCTCAACCAGGAATCTCCCAAAGCAAAAATATGAAATACCAGAATCTGATCTTGAACAGTATAAACAGGTTGTAAAAGATGTCCCAAAAGATAAATTTCTTATTATATCTCGTGCTACATCCAACTACATCTTTGAGCGTATGCAGAAAATGAAACAATATAAGCCTGAGCCAATTAAAAAACTGATGCGTAAAAAGATGCTTAAGGGTAAGGAATTTATCCATTCTGAGGAACAATGGGATGATTTCCTCAAGTATCTAAGTAAGGAGGTATCTATATGCTTGACTTAAACAATTATCAATTAGTAGCGGATCTCTCCAATAGTAAGCTCAGAAAAAATGGATTTTCCTTTGGTTGTTATCGAAGGAGTGTATATAAAGATACGATTGAGTTTCGTCTATATATTGATATTGAGGAACAGGACGTATTCTATCAAGTGTTCGACTCAGATCATAATCAGCTCTATATTCCTTATTACAACAGAGAATATGGTAATAACAAGATTGTAAAAGAGATTGATAGAAAAATTAATCGTATCATGAAAACTATGGTGAACAAAAAAGTCTTAAAGAAAACAAAAGAAGAGGAGAATAATTCTATGGATACAGAAACAATTAAAATTAAATACTTTGCAGATATTGAACCAATCGCACCTATTCAAAATGGTGATTGGATTGACCTAAGAGCTGCAGAAGACGTACATCTCAAAAAAGGCGAATTTGGACTTATTTCTCTTGGCGTAGGAATGAAACTTCCTGATGGATATGAAGCTCATATTGTACCACGTAGCAGTACATATAAGAATTTTAAAATTATCCAAAGTAACCACCAAGCGGTCATTGACAACATGTTCTGTGGGCCACAGGACTGTTGGAGATATCCAGCTATTGCTATGGAAGATACAGTTATCCATAAAAACGATCGTATCTGTCAGTTCCGTATCATGAAGAAACAGCCAGAAATTCATTTCGAAACTGTTAAAGAGCTAAGTGGCAAAAGTCGTGGTGGTTTTGGAAGTACAGGTAAAAACTAATATGGACGACGATCTGCAATACAGAGAAGAAAATTGGGCATGGGATGCTCAATGTGCAGCGGTGGATGATCGAATATTAACTTGTCCACGCTGCGGATCAATTATGCTTCCTCAGTTCCAAAGATATGAATATATGGGAGCTGGATGGGAAGAATGGTATGAATGTACCAATGGCACATGTGGCTATTGTTGCAAAATATAAATTATGCAAAGGAGAACAAAACAATGAAACTACAAAAACAAATCATTCTTGACAACGTTGATAAAGTAAAAGCGTTTGTTATGACAGTCAGCAAATATCCTGGGGATGCAACACTTACATCTGGAAGATATGTTGTTGATGCAAAATCCATTATGGGTATCTTCAGCCTTGCTCTAAATCAGCCAATTGATTTTACCTATGAAGGTGAACTAGCAGCAGAGCTTGCGAAAGAAGTCCAAGTATACGAAAGTCAGGAGGTATAAACCATTGAATAATTTTAAGAAAAAACTAACAACTACTGTAACTCTACTAACCGTATTACTCACTCCAACACTGGCTAATGCAGAGACTAAATATGTCGAACCTAGCATCGGTCTTAATTATCGAACAGGTGATTCTGTTAAGTCTCAGAAGATTGGTGCTCTTCCATATGGAGCATCAGTAGAGGTGCTTGACATCACAGAGAGCAACTGGGCAAAAGTACAGATTGGCGATAATGTATTCTATATGTCAAATGAATATCTTTCTGATACCCCACTTATCGCAGAGCCTATTCAACAGGCTGAACCAATTGAGACGGAATCCGTAGAGACAACTTCTTATTCCTGCTACAGTCTTGGTACATATCGAATCACTCATTACTGCGGATGTGCAAACTGCAATGGTTCCTGGGCTGGCAGTCCAACGGCATCTGGTGCATATCCTGTAGCTGGCAGAACAGTTGCCATGGCTGATTTACCGTTTGGAACTGAAGTAGAAATTAACGGTCAGATCTACACTGTAGAAGATCGTGGAGTACCGAGTGGATGCGTTGATATTTATGTCGACAACCATTCTGAAGCTCTTAATTCAGGTATGTATTATGCAGAAGTTAGAGTAGTGGGATAGTTGACATGGAGAAAATCTGAGGTTATAATATCCCCAACAAGGTTTTCTCTATGTCCCAGGGCAATCCAGTTGATCCTCAAAAGGGCAAAGTCACTGATCCTCTATCCGTTCGCTAACAGATCACCGACCAGCTTCCAACCGCCCCTTTTCCCGATCATCAGCCCGGACACAAGCCGGAGTAATTGAAAAATAACAAAATGAAGACCTTGTAACCATAGAAATGTGGTTATGAGGTCTTTTTTTACGTTAACAACAAATTATGCACAGATAAAAAGGCTTAAATACTGGGTTTTGGGATTGGCAATTTTGAAATTTCCCGATGAAACTCTGATTTCATCTGCTTTTATCTATCCCATATCCATTTCTCACCGCCCTCTTCAAACATAGACCAAACCTTCCAGTCGGAAAAGTTTACACGAAAATATATGTCAAAATATCTATTAAATATTCTATAGTCATATCAGCGGCAGAACCAACAGTTTTGCCCTTTTTAGGCTCAAGGAGGTTACCTTGAAACATAGTATATTTTTTACTCCATTTTTGGGGATGTGTAATTATAAATATTAAAAAGTCTGGAAACCCGCATAAACACTGGATTTTTTCTTTCCCAGATTTTCCCAAAAACAACAGGATTTGGGTACTTATTCTTACACACGCCCAAAAACAAGCATTTTTGGGTACTTTTCGAAACACACATAATTCATTTTTGGGTAACTTTTTCGACACATAAAATCAAAGGAGGTACACTATGTACAAGAAAAACTACAAAGGACGCTGTGAGAAAAAAGCTCTCTCCAAATGTGACACAATTTGCCGATGCTATAGCACCATTCAATCCGTCTATGCAGACAAGCTCCAAACAGATCCATCTGTTCAATCCTTTCAATGTAACACGCCACTCGAAGATGAAGACTACACAACAGACTTCCTTATTACACGACAGGATGGCACGCAATATGTCCGAGAGTGTGTAGAACGAAGTCATCTGACCAGGCCTAAGCCACTTACAATTAAACTTCTGGACACATCACGTTCCTACTGGCTTGCCCATAACGTTCAAGATTGGGGGATTGTAACAGATGCAGAAAGCTGATATAGCCTATATCAATAACACGTTCTACAGAATTTTAAAGACATCAGATAACCAGACCCTTGTAATTGACTGTCTCCATCCGAAAATGCCATTCTGGACGATCAGAACGCAATATACCCCATTGCCAGAGAAGCAATTATATGATGTTCTAAACATCACACCACCAGATGTGAAAGACCTTACATCTGATCAGATACGCATTGCACATGAGCGGTACACACTGATTGCACCGATCCTATACCACTTAGGAGAAAGCACAGCAACTGCAAACATCGTCTCTTCCATTTCAGAAGAGCATAACATCAGTAAGCAGACTATCCGCCGCTATCTGTATCAATATCTAATCTTTCAGACCATCACTGTACTTGCACCAAAAGTTCATACGAAAGAAAAGGTGCTGACCAAAGATGAGAAGAACATGAGATGGGCATTGAATAAGTTCTTCTATACACGCAGACAAAACAGTCTTGTTACAGCATATGAGATGATGTTAAAAGAAAAGTATTGTGACAGCACCGGACAGTTACTATCCGATCATCCATCCTTTTATCAGTTCCGATACTTTTACCGGAAAACCAAGAAGCTCCAAACTTATTATATTTCCAGAGATGGACTGTCAAATTATCAGCGGAACAATCGTCCCTTGCTAGGAGATGGTATCCGTGAATTTGCAACCAATATCGGCACTGGTATGTTTGATTCCACCGTATGTGATATCTACCTTATAGACGAAACAGGTACCTTAAAAGGTCGCCCGATCCTAACCACTTGCATTGATGCTTACAGCAGTATGTGTTATGGCTATGTTCTCTCATGGAATAACGATACAAAGAGTTTATGCCATCTGCTCCAAAATATCCTTACCGATAAAACAGAATGGTGCAGAAAGTTTGGTATCCCATTAGACAAATCCCAGTGGAACGTGCAAGAGTTACCGGGCATCTTTGTAACTGATATGGGACGGGAATACACATCAGAATCCTTTGCACAGATTACAGAAACAGGCGTGACCATGGTAAATCTTCCACCATACAGACCAGAGCTGAAAGGTGCTGTAGAGAAATTCTTTGACATCATTCAATCCATGTATAAACCACTTCTCAAGGGCAAAGGTGTGATTGATCCGGACTTCCAGGAACGAGGTGCAAGAGATTACAGACTAGATGCTTGCTTGACGATGTTTGATTTTGAGAAGATCATCTTACGCTGTATCATTTACTATAACAGTCAACGGCTCATAGAACGATTCCCTTACACACAATCTATGATTCATGATGGAGTAAAGCCATATGCAGCCAGTTTATGGGAATGGGGAAGACGGCAACCAGGCGCAAATTTAATTCCATTCCCGCATGATACCGCGAAAATAATCCTATATCTGCTCCCACGTACCATTGGGACATTCACTAGGCGTGGTCTAGTGGTAAATGGGATGCGGTATAAACGGGATGATTGCGCCGAAAGATTCCTGCAAGGTGGAGATGCTAAGGTTGCTTACGATCCAGATGATGTATCTGTAGTATGGACAGTAGAGAAGGGCGAGTTTATTCCTTTTGAATTGGTTGAAAGCAGATATAAGAATAAAAAATTGGATGAAGTGGAACAGCTCAAAGAACAGAGCAAAACAACACTACGTTCCGAACAAAATAATGCAAGACAGGCGAAAATTGATTTGATGAATGAGATCGAGTTGATTGCTAGGGGAGGAATTAAAAGATGAACGGTAAATTACTTTCACAATTGCCTGATTTTTTATGTGAAAACGAATTAGTAGAACGACTGAAGATATTACCAAACTATAATATAAATATTGCCAATGAAACAATGCCAATTCGTCTTCTTGCATTATCAGAATTATATGATATTTATATTCCATCACAATTATCTGTTGATGTATATAATAAATTGTATATGGCATTACTCAGATCAATTAAGAAAAAAGAAAATGATATGATGGTAAAACAGCAAAGAATCGAAAATACAACAAACACCATACAAACGTACAATGGTATTATAGGTGGTGCTGATTCGTTTACAATCATTGGAGGTTCTGGCATAGGGAAGAGTAGTGCTATTACCAGAGCGATCTCATTGATTTTCGGAAATCATTTTATCGAAACAACAGACCCATATCAACGAATTGCTCCTTTTATACTTGTGCAATGCCCATTTGACTCTTCTGTAAAAAGTCTATTGTTAGAAATCGTTCGTATTCTTGATGCTACATTGGATGGAGATTATTTACAGGTAGCACAACGGTATACTACGGATAGACTAATCGGTTTTGTTAGCCAAATATGTTTAAATCATGTTGGGGTACTTATTGTTGATGAGATTCAAAATGTAGTTAATAATAAAAACGGTGATAAACTTATTGGGGCATTAACACAGATTATAAATAGTAGTGGAATTAGTGTATGCATGGTTGGAACGCCAGAATGTCTACATTGGTTTGAAAGCGCACCACATCTGGAACGAAGGACAATAGGCTTGCGATATTTACAAACTGATTATGATGATGATTTTATACATTTTTGCAAAAATCTATTAAAATTTCAATATGTGCAACAATACACAGAACCATCAGAAAAAATTATAAATTGGTTGTATGCTCATTCAAACGGAGTGACGTCAACTGTTGTATCGTTATTTTATAGAGCACAGGAATTAGCCATTATGAGTAACACAGAGAAATTAAGTATTGATATTTTTAATGCGTCATACAATGGGATGATGTCTATGCAAGTAGAAAAAGTACAAAAGAAAAATAGTCAAACAGTCAATAAATCACATAAAGAAATAACAATTCATCATTCGGATGGTGTTAATATTGCTGACTTATACAATTATTCACAATCTAATAACTATGATCTCTTAACTCTTATTAAAAATACTTTTACTGTTGAAGAGGTGGAAACATGTTAAATTATTTTCCTAAAATATATGACTATGAATTGTTCTATAGCATATATTCAAGATTGAAACAAGATATAAATGTACAGAGTAATCAATCTTTTAAAGAAATCGTGTTTAAACGACCGAATGAATACATCGAAATATTTTATATAAACGAACCAAGTGATGTACTACGTTCTTTTATGTCGAAAAATTATATTATTAATGACTTATACTATAACCATACTATGTTTCTTTACTGGTCTGTATTTCTAAACGAATTGGATAAAGAAAATGCGTTGAGAAAGCTCATATCAAATGACAAAAGTTTTTTAGAATACCTTTCCTCAAGACCAAAACATAAACATCAAAAAATATTTCTAAAATATTGTCCATTATGTGCAAAAGAAAATCGAGAGCAATATCACGAAACATATTGGAATGCTTTCCATCAAATTCCAGAAATTAATGTTTGTGTAATTCATGGATGTAAACTCAAAGATTCGTCGGTTCATGTTAACAATTCAAGAATAATAAATTTTCTAACGGCTGAAAATTGCATTAATGATGATTATTCATATGATATGGGCACCATCGGTGAAATCAAGGCTGCAAAATACCTATATCAATTGGTAGTAAGAAAACAGAGTCTTAAGAACGGTATTACGATGTTTGATGTATTTTACAGGAAGTTAGTTCAAAAGAAATATATCAATCAGCTTTCATGGCTCCAACACAAGTCGGTATTTTTAGATAATTTTAAACAATATTTATCTGACAACAACATAAAGGAAGCTTGTCAAATAAAAGCAATGAGTAATATATTCTTAAACAAAGCGAATCCACTTAGAACAATTCATATATTATTATTTTTAGATATACAAATATCTGATATTTTTGTATGCAAAACGGCGAAACAAATTGATTCGGAATTAATTGAAAGAATTCGATCAGAATATACAAAAGATAACGGTATAAATAAACTTGCGAAACAATATCATATTTTACCTTGTAATGTAAGTAAAATAATTAACGGTCAATATGAAGTTGAAAAACAAAAATTAATAAGCCAAAATTATGCACATAGCAGCAGTAGGAATATACCGCCTAAAGGAAAGAGGTATTCTGAGTTAGATAAAAAGTATTATCCTAAAATTGAATATTATATTGACTTATATTTTAAGAATTCTGACAAAGTTAGAAGATTAACTGTAGGAGGATTTAATGTTTTCATGCAACAAATTTGTCAAGACATCAGAAGAAATGATTTTTATTATATGCCACAATGCTATAAGTATATTAAAACAAAAGAAAAACCAATAGAGGATTATTGGGTCGATAAAATAAAATATATTGTCGATCAAATTGACAGCGATTATATTTCATATAGCGAATTGAAGGGTATGGTACACATAATAGAAAAAAATATGATAAAAGCCATGGATATACTACAATACAGATATCCTGAAACGTACCTAAAAATACAGAAAAATAATAAAAAAGCGTAAAAAAAATGGGGAATACCAAATTAATGATATTCCCCATAAGATTGTGTTGCATTACTTAACACACTATGATATACTATTTTTGCACTGATGAAACGGTTGTTTCATATGATGGTGAAAAAAGAAAAATTTCTTTTCTGGCTGCCTGATGAGGGTGGCTTTTCTTATTTCACGCATGTATTTATTATAATCTAACACAGCATTCAATTGCTATCCATCCTGCACCAGATTTCAATTTACCCCATGTATATCCATCAGCAGTTTTTGTTTCTGTGATAGTATATGTTCCAATAGGGCAAGAACCAATAGCAATTCTAGCGCTTAGACCAGCAGAAGCACGAACTCTGATGCCATTTTCCTTAACTGCAATTTGAAATTCTTTATTTACAACAGTGCTATGCTTATCCAAAACACCGACATAGGTACAAAAATCTTTGTCAATGCAAATCCAACCCGCACCTGATTTTAGCTTACCCCAGTATGTATTTTTGATTTCAGTGATATTATAAGTTCCTTTGTCACGAATGCTTCCAGTTGCGCTTGCCTTGCTGGATGCATCGCTTCTAATTGTTAAAGCATCACAATTAACTTTATATTTTCCTACTTTGTATACAGGTGTAGCTGGCTTTACGGTTGGTTTAGGCACTGGTTTATTTGCAGTGGCTACTACACCAACATACGTACAATATTCATCCGAAACATTGATCCAGCCAGCTCCAGATTTTAGTTTACCCCAACAATTATTCTTAATCTCTGTTATAGTATACTCGCCACGATCTCGAATAGTATTGACAACTTTTGAATTAACAGTTGCATCCGATCTGATATGAAGATCACAATTTACCTTATACATACCAACTTTATATGTTTTTGTTTGTGCTGGTGTGGGCGGTGCAACAGTAGGAGTAGAAGTAGAACCTAGCTTTGCTTTAAATTCGCTCCATGTCCAAGAAGTTTTATATTTATTGTTAGTAACATATGGAGCAGGACAATATTTGTTAACAACATCATAATGCCTAAGTACATGATCCGCACCTACACCAAGTTGTCCCATCAAATATTTTACTAATTGTACGCAAGCATTTTGCGTTGCTTCTGTAAAATACCATGTTGGATCTTCTGCATATTTTCCAGATCCATCACACTTAGGACACATCTCGATTCCGATACAGTTACTATTCCTTGCGTATGGATGTTTTTGAGTATAGTATCCTGCAGTGCCTACTTGCCAAAGGATAGCATTATGGTCTGCTGCTTTATAAATCGTACCATCCCAATAAATATAGTAATGCGCGCCACATCCATCTGAATTAATTTTATTATTTTGCCCTGCTACTCCAAGATAATGAACTACAATATATTGTTTTTGATTTCCCCATTGTGGGACATAAGGTCTGCTTGCATTTGTAACGTCAATAATATTCATATTCGAATTCTCCCTTCCGAGTTTATCAAAACGAGTTAAATCCCATCGTTCGATCAAACTACAAATTTTATCTACATATTTAACATCTGTTGCATATCCACCATTTTTGATGATCTGCGTTGCTGTTTTGTAGTCTTTGCAACCAGATAAACCCGCATATCTTTTTACTTTTCCATTCATCGCTCCATTGAGATAATAGGAATGGTCTTTGATACTAGTCAGGATATCTGCATACTTTCGAAAATCAGCAGTTACAACATAAACTTTCCCATCTTTGGTTTGCTCATTTGTTTTCTTCGTATATTTACTCTTTCCATCCCAAGCAGAAGTCCATGTGTTACCAGAGAGACTTGTTTTCATTCCGAATAAATTATTTGCATTCTTTGCCAATTCTGTTGTTCCGTATCCAGATTCCAAGCAAGCCTGGGCAGTAGTAACTGATGCTAAAATTCCACTTGTCTTCATATCTTCGGCGGCAAGCTTACCTATTTTTTCAACGAATTCTTTTTCTGTCACAAAATCACCTCCAACATAAAAAATGGGAGATACCAATATAGATACCTCCCATCAAATTATTTAAATGTAAAAACTGTTTTTCCGAAAATCTTATAATAAGGTTTTTCAGATTGTTTATGATCAAAGATTGCCCATTCTACCCAGTCTAAAAATGGAATAAAAATCGCAGACAAAAACATCCATATAAAACAAAACGGCAGACATACTTGTCCACTAATGTTAAATGGCATGTTTCTGTAATCCCATATAGTATAATTCTGATTAAGAGTAATACCGACTACATATTCACCTGCCGTGATAGCAATAGTACAGATTAAAATTTGCAGCAAGTAATCCATTTCGAATGAAAATAAGTCATTTAATCCATCAATAAAAAATAAACCCGCAAAACCTGCGAGTAAGAACATAGACCAATGTGATGTATGAGATTTTTTAAATAAGATTTCCATTCCATAATAGACTGTTCCAGAAAGGAGAAAAATAAAGATATGACATAGAATTTTAGAAAATATACGATTTAATTTCCTCATCATGCAACGTCCGTTTTAGTGAGAGACTCAAGTTTCTTTTCAACTGCTGCAAGCAGAGCGTCTTTTGAATCAGTCACCGTCTTGATAATATCTGTATATTTCTCATCCGTAATTTCCATACCATATGTAATCTTTTTAATAGACTCAATATCTTTCGCATCTTTAATCATTGCGTTTAACACATTGCAATATGTTGTATGATATGTTTTATTAGCACTTAAAGACATATAAATTTTTAAAATGTCCGTAGGTTGATATAAAGCACAAAGTTCGCCATTTGCATGATAAGGAAGTGGAAGAATAAAATCCGTCAATTCAGCCGTCATAACAAGATCTTTCATATTACTCTGATCTTCAATAGTATACGAAAAGTGTTGCTTTCCTAGACTCGTTTCGATAGCTAATCCACTCTCAATAGCAGCAGTACATTGTTTGCCGATTTGTTCCTTATAATAATCACGAAACTCTTCAAGGCTCATGCTATTGGTATTTACGATACCAACAACAGATTTGATGTTTTCAACTTCTTCACGAATAGACGGTTTTGCTAATTTTACAATAATCACATCTGTAGTTCTGTATTTTGCTACATCCTGATATATCGCATCATGATGAATAACTGTTTCTGTAATTGTATCCGTTTCTTCATTTTTGTCTGTTACTGTTTCATCATATGCTTCTTGTACCAAACGTGGCTCATATTCTGTAACTACATCCGTAGTACATATGATAGAAGATACTTTTTGATAAATGTTAAAAGAATCAAGAAGTTTATTGTCTTCGTCAACAATATCTATATAATCAATAATTTCTGTTCCAAAAAATTGTTTTATGTCGGCATAGTCTTGGTCAATAAATTGAATTGTACTTTCGTCTTCACCAATAAGATATACATACATATTTTTTGTTGTACCATTCGGCAATCTTAAAATTTGCGTATTCATATGTTCTCCTTTTATTAAGTTATGCAATAACTGAAGTTATCATAATAGAGACATTAACATTCTTTTCTGTTATAATGATAGTAAAATATTTTCAAATATCTGATTTTACATATAAACAAAGGAGTTATAATATGATTTCTATACCAGTTATTGCATCGTTTGATACCAACGGGAAGATTATCCCATTATATTTTCGTTACAAAGATTATGGAGCAATTCCAGTGAATTTGATTTCACAAAATAAATATATTTCTCATATTTGCTTTGTATGTAAATGTGAAATCGAAGATCAATCATATCAAATCCAATTAATGTATTATTGGAACGAAATGAAATGGTATCTAAATAAACCACAATAACTATGCAGTCCTTTTCCACATGTAACATGTTACGTATGGCTGCAAGTTATTTAATGTCGTACTTCCAGCTGTATTAGTATTATTTAAACGCACAGCACTAGTATTGACAGTTCCTTTCCAGCTCATGTTCCCAACATTGGATCTTACTCCTGATCCAAACAAACCACCGTTCGCTCCAGCAGACAAATACATATAACCAGAATCTGCTCCGATTGATTCAGTATGATAGTGTGATACATTAACAGTTTTTGCACCACCTGTTTTCTCTACTGTACTAAAATCAGTGTCAGAAGAATTGACACCGACAGGTACTCGTCCAGATCCCCATGCAACCCAAGTTCCAAAACCTAAATAAGTAGATGGATTGGCAGAATTGGTAGACATTAAAATATGCCCTACAGGATATAATTTCTGTACGGCATTATTAATTAACACATTAATATCGGTTCCACTGACTGTTAATCCTTTATTCGCTTTGACTTTCCAATCAAATTCGGCAATAGCCTCAGCTTCAGCAACTTTTCCAAAAGCTATACCTAATCCGTTTTTAAAGAAAGAGAATACCTTTGAAACGGAATTACCAGTTGTTTGAGAAATTACTGTTTTGAATTTATCTGTGACAACTAATTGAATATCATAACCAGAAGATGTTTCTGCTTGGAAAATATATGAACCACCAGAAACTGAATATTTATTTTGATAAGAAGATAGGGTGGCGGAAGTGTAAGAAGAAACGCTTTTCTTTTTATATTTTATCTGAAATGTTGTTGTGTTTTTACTATTCAGACTTGTTGCAGTGGCTGAGAATATAACTTGTAAATATGAGCCGTTTGATGTTGCATTTCCAGAAGAATCTGTTCGTCTTGCCGATAAAGCTGTAATTGTTGGATTGCTATATGCGAGAACTGTAATTGATTGAGAAGCCGCTGTTGTTGATTTTCCTCTGCTATCCGTAGCAGAAACGGATATTGTCCAAGTACCGGATGTTGGAAGAGATATATTAACACTACTTCCATAATATGTATACGTAGTTTCACTAATAGTGGCTTTAACTGTGATTGTTTTGATAGTTGCAGAATTATTTGCTGTGGCTGTAGTGGCTATATGTAATTCAGAGTTGTTTTGTACATATCCACCATATGTACCAGAATGTCCTTTATTATCGCTTAATGCAAATGATACTGTTGGTGCAGCAGATAATGGAACATAAGCAGTAATAGATGAGTAGGAGTTTCCGATTTCAGTGTTTCCGTTGAACGTCTGAATACATAAGCCAATATACACACTATTATCATTTGGTATACTCGAACAAATAGACATTGGAAGAGTAAAGGAGCCAGAAGTTGCTACGTTCTTAACCGCTTCAACCCAACTTCCATTTTCTTTAACTTTATACCAAAGAGAATGTGTAAATGAAGAATTGTTTCTATTAATATTAATCGTTACTGTACCGCCAATTGTATTTCCACTTACAGTTCCAAAAGTTGATTTCCTTTTAATCTGTGGAAAAGTAATAGTGGAACTACCAGAACATGTGATACTTGAGGTCTCAACAGCTGCTTGAATTTTTACCGAAATAGATTTATTTCCATTTGCATCGTGTGTAAATGTTTTAGAACCTGACGCGATATTTCCTGCATAACGAGCTACACGATCTGTTTTACTTACGACATTACTTCCATCAATTGTTAGAATTAAAGTTCTTTCAGCATACCAAGATACACCACCTGCACACGATAACGTCCAGTTTAAAGTTGTTGTGTTTTTGACTTGATCCTGGCTTGTAGAATATGTAAAGGTATAATAACGACCTTCACCATAAGCGTTTGTAGAAAATGATCCCATTTATCAACCTCCCGTTCCGACAAACTGACAATTCATATTTCCAGCTGAATCAAGAGTAAAAGAATATCCTAACATTCTAAGCTGATGGGTAATAATAACATCAGGAATGTTAAGCTCACCATATTGAATGTACATAAGTGGCTGTCCATTTCCTAACATCTGATATTTTTCATTATCTATAACAACCTGGTATGGATTATTTTTCTTTCCTATTTTTAAACCATTTGCATCAAATTGAAAATAATTTTCCTGATTCGATTTCAAATTATTGACTGTACTGTTCAGCCCGTCATATGTATCTTTTTGTACATAAAATCCGAACTGGTTATCCGTTTGTTCAAATCTTGTTTTTGTTTCTGTTTTATAGTCTCCAAAATCATCACTTGTAACATAAGATTTTAAAGCTTCTGAAATCATTCCATCTGCTTCGACCCTCATTTCAGCCTTTGCTTCGTTTACATCATTTTTTTGTGCAAACAAACTTATTTTTTGCGTAGTCTGTTCGATCCATGTAGATTGCGCTCCAATTGCATCGTTTAAATCATCTAAGCATAAAGACCACGCAGTTGGGAGGTTTCCCATTTCAAGCTGCATATTGTAGAACCAATAATCACCAGAAGGAAATGTGATTTCGATATATTTATGTGTAGCAGTATTGATGTTTTTGCATACTCTATTAAATTGTTGAAAAGAAGTAGTGACTGAAAAGTTTTCTGTTAATGTCCCAATACTTAGTTGAACAGTAGATGCAGCTTTCGCCTTGATTTTCATCTGGAATGTATAATCTCCTGAATTCCGAAGAACATCATTTAAACGTAGTGTGCTTTTTTCATTACAGCTGAGATGTCCACAAGTTACTTTTTCGCCATTTAGACCAGTAACAGATTCTTGAATTAAAGTATAAATAGTAATCACCTCCTTAGTGATTGAAAATGGTCAATATTATCTTTCACGGGTTTCAAAAAAAACCCAGTGTTTTCAAGGAAAATTGAGGAACAAAAATAGGATGAAAGCAGAGTTTCATCTGGTGGATTAAATAGTAAGCGGTTCAATGCCAATAGTTATATTATATATAGTAATGACTCTGCCAAAACAGTAAGCGTAAAGTGGGGTGGTGTAAACAGTCATATGACTTCGTTTTTACTAATTGATAACAACCGCAATACCTCTGCATACATAACAGGAAGGATATCGGGAGTGGCAGAAATATCAAAAGGAACTGGATCTGCAGCACCACCCGTACTTGATGCTTCTTTGGCAACATTAAAAGTGACACTTGGTCCATGGAGCGCAGCATTTTTAATCTGCCTTGATCTTGTGACTATAAGTTAAATAGTAAGGCAATATATGTGAACAATATCACTGATCTAAACAATCCGCCGAAATGCCCCATATTAGATACAAAAATTAATCCAATAGGATTACCAAGTGGACTTGGGTCAAACGCATGTTTTGTTATCCAACAGAATTTAGGTACCGGTAATTACACCGCTCAATTAGCATTTTCTTTTAGACATGATAAGATTGCCATCAGAAGAAAAAGCAATACTGACAGTTGGACTGAATGGAAATATTTTACAGCTCAATAAAATAGTAATCAAGTCTTTAATAATTTATTGATATATAGAACTTCTGGAGCCAATATAAAGTCGGTAACTATTTCTATAAATAAAGAAGGAAATAACGACATATCATATGCTCCATTCGCGTTATTCGGAGGTTCAACATTTTTAACAGGTACTATTGGGAAAATAAATAATACATTAAAAACAGGTGATGTCACAATAAAGTGTAACGATAATGATTCTATACAAAATGTAAAGTTTTCAAATTTTCCACAGTATGCAAATGCTGTTATCATTATCTATTATGAAAACATAAAAAATGCAATCGTGAAAGAAGAATAAAATAGTAAAACGGAAATTAAAAGTTATGACATTTTGTATGGATCAAACCAAGGGCATATATCTGCTGTTTCATACGGAAAAGTATTAATAGTAGAAGGTTATGTGACTGCACAAAATACAGGCATCCAGTATGTTTTAGCTAAGATAAATGATATTAATGCCATCAATGTAACACAGATCATATTTCAAGTAGGAAGTATGCCAACTGATCCGTATTGTATGTTTGGTTCAATTGAGCTGGATGGTCAAATAACAATTGGAAGTTCGACACAAAATACTTTATATAGATTTTCTGCTGCAGTGTTAATTAAATAGTAAGACAAGAATCAAACCAATAGACGTTAATACGACAATAAATGACAAAACAGCAACGATCAAATATAATATATCGGACACCGCTATCGGTTTATTATTGATTTCCGGTAATATTGGAAGTGGTGTGTATTTTTCGATTGTTATCAATTATGGAACAAAATGGTCTATGAAACTACTTTCTTTCACTGCGTCAAATACCGATACGTCAAGTATTGCTATTAATACAGATTTGGGTAAAATTACTTTTAACGGAAACTCCAAATTGGAGTCCTTTTACAAAGTGAATGGATTATTATTTGGTTAAAATAATTCTATAGACTGCGGATTTAATATAAATACAAGAATAAAAACATGCAATCTACAAAATTGCAAAATATCAATATATACATACACGACAAATAGACCGTCCAATGGGCGATCGAAAAAATAAAGGTATTTTATTAGCTTGCTTACAAAAAAATTAAGCTATATTTTTCATAAAATTCGATTTAACACGTTCTTGTTGAACCATTACATATTGCATCGTTGTATCTGGCTTGGCGTGTCCTGCATAGACCTGAATCTCTTGTAATGGCATACCACGTTTTCCTGCATCCGTAAGTAACGTCCTTCGAAATTTATGAGCATGTACGTGAATATTTGTCTTTTTACCTAACGCTGCCAACATAGACTGAATTGCCTGAACTCCAAGTCGCTTATGTGGAGATTTTGAGGACACAAATAAAGCTTCATTTGTATCTTTTCTTTCATCAAGATATTTTTTAAGATGATAAATACAGCGATCTGTCAAATAAACAGTACGTTCTTTCTTGCCCTTTTCTCCATAAACAATTAATTCTTTTCTTTGCCAATCAATATCCGAGCGATTAACGCTAACTGCCTCTCCAATACGAGTAGCAGTACAATATAAAAATTCCATAATTGCAATATCTCTCTGAGAGTTTGCACTGCAACGAAGTTCTTCCATCTCTGCTGCTGAAAATGTTTTTTTAAGTTTAGTAGGTACTCTCATTTTCTTGAGTTTTCGCATAGGATTTGATTGTATATATCCTTCATCCGCAGCCCATGTAAAAAATGAATTAAGATACCTACGTATGTTATCAAGATATACAATAGAAGTATGATGCGTTTCTTGAAAAAATGCCAAATAATATCTAATATCATTCGTAGTTATATTATTTATTTTCTTGTTGATCTGCGTGAAAAACTGAATAATGCATCGACTGTAACCTTTAATGGTTCTTTCGGAGCAATTTTCAACACGCTTTGCGGCACAATACATCCGAAGAATCTTCTCCCATGTACGCTCTGATGTTACTAACTGAGTGTGTTCTTCTTGTACCTCGATTCCGTGGAATGCAATAACCATAGTGCTTTCTAATTCCGAAAGCTGTTCATGCGTTAAGCTATCCTGTAATTTTTCAAGTATTTGCTCGAGAATATTTTCTAATTTTGTCAATATTGACCTACCTCCTTGGGAAATTTTGGCAATTTCTATTACCACATTCCCATATTCTCTCATCAAATACTTGAAAAAATACAAACCAATTAAATCCGCATATAATCTATATTTGTAAGCTACGAGCATCTATAATCACTTCCTTTTAAATATATATTCTCCGCAATTCATCTCACCATTTTAAGAAGTGGGAAGATTTTGAGTATTAATGAAGGTCTTACTATTTTGCTTTAAGACAATTGTATTTTTACCCACTCGCTCCAAGTATTATTTTTAATTTTCATCCATATAGTTTGAGCGTAAGAAAAAATCACAACAATTCCGTATTTGCTGCCGGCTTTGCTTTGATATGCAAGTAGAAATCCGCCTCTGCTATCCGGAGAACCTTGATCGATACTTACTGTGCTTTGTAGTGTGAATAACCTAATTTCTCCAGAATCACATTTTATAAGTACATCTTCAGCAAGATCAGAAGCAAAAACTATGTTTTCTGAACTTCTGAGCCGATTACTATTTAATTCATTAATAGCCCCCACTACATTCTTACTTGATGTCTGTAACTCATTAATTACGGCGGATGTCAATTTCTTAACTATCCAGTTCCACACACCTCCGAACTTCACATTCTTAACTTTCGATGCAGAAGCATCGTATTCTACCAAAAGATCATTATCTTCTGGTGCAGATTTTTGATCAAAACTACCTAACATTTTATCACTTGCCATAAGTGTATTACCTCCTTATAAAAGTTACTCCTCAAATCAATGAGGAGTAATAAAATCAATAATATGCAACTAAACGGTCGCCTGTTTCTGCCACTATGTGATTACCACTTTCATCTAGTAGACTGGCAACCATAAAATATAGATCATAAATAAGATCATTGGAGTTTCGAATTGTATTCGCTGCTCCAACCTTCATGTTTGAAATAATGTTTTTATTTGAATTCGCGGTACTAAGAGCAAGATTTGCATTGCCCGCAGCATCAGTAATTGTCTTTCGAAAATCTGTTGCTTTTTGAATAACATCAGTTGTACCCGCAGAACTTCCAACCAACGTCTCGACGGCTTTTGCATCAACTTTAAGATTAGCAATGTCATTTCCTTGGTTTGTAATCTTAGTTTCAAGGCTATTAGCCTTTTGGGTGACTGTTGAAATATTTCCTGCATTATCTTTTACACTCTTCTGAATTTCTCCTAAAGCGGCTTTGAGAGTAGATTCCGTCTTTCCATCAGCAAGAGTGACCTTAATCTTATCTGCACTAGCAGCAATTGAGTTGCTGATCTGTGTATTTATACCTGCAGTTGTGGTATAATTATTTTTAAGATTAGCTTCAATTGTCCCAGCTTTAGTTGTTACTTGCGTAACCTTTTCGACAAGACCTGTTTTTGTGCCATCTGCAGATCCATTGATTGTAGTTTCAATATCAGATACTTTTGTCGAAATACCGTCGATATTGACTTTTTGTTCTGTTTGGCGATCTCGAATGTCCTTAACTGTTGTGTTATCATAATTATTAATAGCATTAGTTATATCTTTCTGGTCTGCTTTTAATGTAATAGCTTTTGCATTGTTATCAACTTTTAACTCAACAGATGCAAAAGTATCCGTAAATGTCTGAATCACAGAATCATAACCTTCAGCATCTTGAATAACAGGCACAGTCTGAGAATCTAACTGTTCAGTTATGCCGCCAGCACGATACATTACACACTTAATTTGTTGTAATTTAAGGGTACTTGGAGTGTATGACACACTCGTTTCGTCTTTGGAAGACGTGTATTTTGTTGACCAAGATAATCCATTTAAAGACTCTTGGATAATAAACCTACATGCATATGTGGCACGAGTTTTACTTCCGACTTGTTTATAGGCCGTAAATGTGATTTTGTTCGGTGAAAGAGAATCAGTCAAGAAATAACCAGAGAGAAATCTTCCTTGTTCATCGACAATTCGATTTCCAGATTCGTCAGTAATAGAACATACATCAAGAGTGCATTTTTTGATTACTGCAACAGATGGTTCGATTTCATAAAGAACAGCATCTTCACCCTGAATTAACGACCAGATGTAATCAGAAGCATTATTACTTTCTGTTGCGGTGGTTTTGTTATAGGCAAGACCAATATATTTTTTGCCATCTGGATATTCAGACATGCCATTACCTTTGGCATCATCGGCATATTTAACCCAGATATATACCGTATCACCTTTATCGCCCTTAACACTAATTCCATCTGTACCTTTGATCAGCGACCAAGTATAATCAGAATAGTTACTGCTTTCAGTTATAGATGTTTTATTAACAGCAATACCCATGTACGTCTTTCCAGCTGGACTGTCTGACATACCAGAAGTAGGAGAGTCAGCGTATTTTAGCCATGTATATAATGTTTTTCCGTCTGCTCCTTTAATCAAACTCCATGTATATTTACTTGGATTTGTGCTATCATCTTCGATGTTATCAGTATACTGTCCAATATAAGATTTTCCAGTACCGATTGTCGTATCGAATCCTGTCTTTCCATCAGCAGAGTTAGCATAAGCAATATGAATATAACCACCATCACCTTTAGCGCCTTTTTCTCCAACATATTTTGCCCACACATACGCACTAGCATTTGTTGGAGCTGTGGCAGTTGTGGTAATAGCTGTTCCGATATAGCCTGTTGTTGTGGATGGGATAGCTGTCATCCCAGTTCCTTTAGCGTCCGTTGCATATCTAATCCATACATAGGAAGATACGCCATCGAAATAGTCAACGCCTTTTACTGGGGTTTTTCCATCTTTTCCATCTGCACCTTTAATCAAAGTCCATTTATATTTTGTCGGATCTGTACTATCGGTTTTTGTATGGTCAGTATATTGTCCCATGTATTTTTTGTTGGTTCCTACTGCAGTGTTAAATCCAGTTTTACCATCTGCAGAATCAGCATAAGCAATGTGAATATAGCCATTATTTCCTGGAACACCGTCTTCTCCAACGTATTTAGCCCAGGTGTATGCGCTTGCGGAAGTTGGGGCTTTTGACGTTTGAGTTGTTGCAGTTCCGATATATGTCGTTGAAGTTGATGGAACAGCAGTCATTCCACTACCCTTTGAATCAGTAGCATATCTAATCCAGATATAACATGAAACTCCGTCAAAATAATCTACTCCTTTAACTGGAGTTTTACCGTCTGCGCCTTTAATTAGTGACCAGGAATAATCCGCAGCATTAGTACTCTCTTTTGATGTTGGTTTATTCCATGCCATACCCATATAAGTTTTACCTTCGGGAGCATCTGACATATTTGTACCTTTTGCGTCATCTGCATATTTAATCCATACATATAGCGTTTTTCCGTCATCACCTTTTATACTCGCACCGTCATCTCCGCGAAATTTTGACCATTGATAATCAGAATAGTTTGAACTAGGTGTTTGGGAAGTCTGGTTATACGCAATACCAATATATGTTTTATTGGTTGGATCATCTGACATTCCACTGGTCGGAGTATCTGCATAACGAATCCACGTATAATATGTAGGCGCTGGAATACCTTGAGATCCGTCCTTGCCAGCAAGAGATTTAATCCATGTGAACTTTTTTGAAATTTTCTTTCCTGCAACGGTACATGTAAAAACAATCGTTCCTGTTAGAAGAGATTTGTTACCAAGTGTTTTACCTTTTGCTACATTCAAGGTGATTTTACCTGGTGCAGTAGAAGTAGAGTCAACATTTTCTGCTAACGTAATTCCATCTGGTAATTCACCAACAGTCACGGTACATACTGCCTGTTTAATTCCCTCATAACCATAGAATGGAATTTCGATAAGAAAACTAGCCGCAGTTATTCCGTCAGATGTACATGGAATATTTTGGGTTTCGTTAGATAAAACAACAGTATAACCATTTCCTAATTGATCTACTTTGTCCGATAAATCTCCAAGTTCTTTAGATGTCGCAGATACGGTTGATTTGATCGTGTTATAAGATTTTCCGAAACTATCATCGCCATCCCAAAGATGTGATACATCAAACACTTTAGATCCGTCAGGCATAGTCCAGTCACGCATAGTTGTCTTGTCTATCTTAGATTCTGTAATTTGACCGTCGGCAATCATGTCTGTTTTAATAAAATCATCTGGTACAATACCTTCATGCAGCCCTTGTGAATCTAAGAGTACAGATCCTTTGGAATCTGATATGATTAATCCGTAATTTCCGTTTTTATCTTCTCCAAGCTGAACTACCACATTACCATCTTCATCATAGATTGAGAACGTATTATCTTGAATTCTGAGCGTACCATTTTCAGATAAAATCTTGATTTTATTTGTATAAATGTCGCCAGCTTTAAGTTCGTTAACAGTGATATATTTAGCAATAAGATCCTTGATCATCGCTTCGCTCATCGTGGCATTTTCAGTTGTAAGATTAATTACGATACCTGTCTCCGTAGATGAAGCACCAATGATAGCAGATTTAATAGTAGCAGCGAGAGCAGAAAGCTCTTTGAAATCAGCACTATCGGCTACAATTCTTCCTGCTGTAATAAGTTTGGCTTGTAGATATTCGAAATATCCATTTTCACCGTATAGGTCTGTTACTTTAATGATTTTTGCATTGAGTTCTTCTAGCGAAATAGAACTGCCAGACAACATACCAGCAAATTCATTATTGATTATTTGAGAAACGCCATTTTTAAATGCACCATTTGAAATGAGTTTTTGGATGAGACCTGCAGTGAGAGTAATGCCTTCATTATTTAGAAAATTATTAGACGAACCAGATGCGGAAGATTTACTTGCATTTGATGGTGTGTTTAGGACGTATGATAAGTCATTTCTACTACTACGTCCTTGTATCATATTAGAAAATGTTATTTGAATACTATTATCTGCTATAAGCGGATTATATTGTATTTCAACTACACGAAGTTTTACTACCTTATTATCTACGGTCAACCATAGATAGTCACCCTGATTTATATTTTTTATATAATCTTCATAATCAGCCAAGGCTAAGAAATTATCAAGAGATGTGGTAAATTGATATTGGGGATGAGATGCTATGTACAAATCGTCAATAGCAGTATCTAGAAGCTTAAGTTGCTCATCAATAGCAGATACTTGGTCGTCTGAATCTGTTAAAAACATATTCTCATTTGAGTAATCTCCGTCATAATACACTTTTGACAACTCAGTAAGATCACGCTCTGTAAATCGTAATTTTTGTGTATCGCAATATATTCTTCTACCGGCTTCATCCGTTATATAATTCCCAGCCTCATCGAGAATATATCCCGAATTATCAGCAGCAACAACACCACTCCATGTTTCCTTTGAAATCTGTTTTACTAGATCTGTACGAGTTTTGTTATAACTATTTAATATCTCGTTTGCTGCATCAATTTCAGATTGTCGCTGATCATATGCCTCTTGACATCCTCCAACATAATTTGAATCTAATTGGTTTTGAGCATCAAGATATTTTGCGTACATTGTGTCGTGAACATCTTTAGTATGAGATGAATCCTCTGTATATGGTTGATCATATCCGCCTTTTTTACAAATTTCGATAGTGTTTTTATATTCTTGCAATTTGACTTTCAATTCATCCAAACCATATAATTTCCAATTTGTTTTGTAAGAATCCACATAATCGGCATTATCATCATCTGTTGGTAGTTGACGATTATCCATTTCAATCTGAATGGATGGAAGAATAACATTTTTAATCTGATAATAGTCATTAGCATCAGAAGAATTTTTTAATGCATTCTCATCGAAATTTCCATCGTCATCAACGTAAAATTGTTCATATCCTGTAAGTTGTGCCTGGTAATTAGCCTGAGCTTCTTTCAATTCATCATCTGTAAAAGTACTCCAATCCGTAGAACAATCATCCAATGGAACGCGATCAAATAGCTCTGTTACGACTTTCATTTGTTCATTATATTGACGAGTTGCTTCTATATATAATAGACGAGCTTCTTCATAGTCTTCTTTCCACAGTTTATATTTAATAATTAAAAGAGGAGAGAAGTATTTTTCGTTTAAGTAATAATCAATATTTTCAATATAATTTGAACCAAAATTGACATAAGTAATGCCAAGATCATCTGCACCTTGTACATAATATCGTGTAAATAAAGTGCTATCATCAACTGTTATTTCTTGAGATTGTTGCAGGTTTCGAAAATTAATATTTACGTTTGTGCTCTTGCCATAATTCTCAGGATGATAAGCGCTTATTTTCATATGCAAAAAGTCGAATACAAATACACACTGAAAATATTTAGCTATATCTTGTGTAAAGAAAGAATACAAGTCCTGACTCTCAACATCAAACGCACCAATTTCGTTAGATAGAAGAGTAGTAGTTTCAACATATTTTCCATCTTTATATGTTCGATATGTTTTTGGGGTTGAATCAATTTCCCCAACAGACCAGCCTTTCATGCCAGCGGCTTTTAGGGCTAAATCAATCAAACTAAGTTGCGGATTTTTAGGATTGTGAAATTTAATTTGTTCTTTAGCAAATTCTACATCATCTATTTTCTCCACATTATTATCTGCTAACATCTCGTAGGAATCTGTTGTTCCCTGGTTGATTTTAAAATTCTTGAGATCGTGTTGTTGCATCTCGATTTCTGCGGATTGACATGTGATTGTTTTGATTTGCTTCATACCATCGTCAGTAATTTTCGGATGTTCCATGATAAACCAACCAACATTTTCGACATAAACACGCATAAGCCATCCAACAAGATCATATACATTGGAATGAACTAATTTAGAAAGACCTTTTCCATCTTGAATAAGAATATTTTCATTCAAGTCAAACGTCAATTCAAATGTATTATTAAATTTTGACGTGAGCTGAAACGTACTTTCTTCGATTCCATTAATAGCACATAGAATTTTACCATTTGGTGTTCCTAAATATACATGCCCCTGGATCGGCTCATTATAACGATTAAAAACTATATTCACGTTTATTCACCAACCTTTCGAGACTCAATATGTTTAACTTTAAAATCACAATTACCATAAAATAGAAGAGAATTGTTCCCGTTCAAAAGCTGTAGCCAATACATATAAGCTACATCAGTAATACCTAATTTATCGTAAGTTACCATTCTTCCTAATTCATCGTTAATAGTAAGTTTCTGACAGTCAAGATATACTTTTAAATCTTTGGATACAGACATCCGCATTAATCCATTTTCAATTATGTAATATACTTTGGAATCAGTACGGTAAAATACTGTGTGATAAGTTTCGTTACCATAGACATCAACCAATTTAAAATTTGCGAGCGTATTATTACAATGCCAATCGATATCTTTTGTAGAATCTGAAATCGTGAATTCTACGGTACAAGCGTTTGATTTTGCATATGTGTTTACCAGTGATACTAATTGGCTTTGATAATTCGTATTAGAAGAGGAGAGTGTACCTGTTTGATTAATTGTCGCATCAGACATATTACAGATATATATTTCTCCATTTGCCTTTGGAATAATGTCAATTGAAGGATACACATAACTATTCAATTCGTCACTATTGTTTGCGATTAAAATATTTTTATATGTGGTACATGACACACTTGTTACGAGGTTATCAGTATAACCAAAGGGCGTTGTACATTTAAAATATAGTTTTAATCCAAATGTTTGAGCATTAACAGAGTAAGATTCAATATTATTAAACCAACCAAAATAACGAACTGTATCATCCGCCGAATCGCCTGTTCCTGAAAATGTTAACCATTCTGGAAAGTGAGAAGAAGTTAGCCATCTAGTAATTTCACGACGTTCTGATTTAGTAATTACTGCTTCATTTTGATTCGTGAATTTACATGGGTCTTTTATAATATTAAGTTCGAATTCAAGTGTATCGTTCCATTTGTCGTAGAAATAATTCGGTTCTACTTTATGTCGATTGGAATCACCCGTTTCCATATCCCTCTCCATCGCCATATCCACATCTGCATCACCATCAAAATCCACAGATACGTATTTCACACTTAAATCACTCAGTTTCTTTCCCATAAACGTAAAATCTTTAAATTCTTTTGCCATTTTCTCACCTCCAAAATTTTGTTATAGTTATAATTGTTGTTATAGAAATAGGAGAGTACCTTTGACAGTACCCTCCCATAGCTTGTCATCTTGATGGTCTAATACCAACTTTTCTTGCATCTTTCACGATCTGTTTACTTGTATACTGATAAGACTTTTCAAGAATTTCCTGTAATCCAGGCAGAGCATCCCTATCAACATTACCTTCAACTGTGAGTAATGAATCATAATGATTTTTTACCGTTACATTTCCGACATTGCTGATATTTTGAGGAATGTTCGTCTGTACCAGATTTGGCGTAGTACTTACATTCATACCGAATTCTTTAGGATCAATTGCACTTAATTTAATCAAATTACTTACAAAATCTGCTGGTAGAATAGAATCTCCATCTTGAACAGGTGTAAGGACAGCACCATCTTTCTTGCGATAGATTAATTCTGAAACGCCATGATGTTTGGTGTCTTTATTTTCGTTTGTCCATACAAGCTGATCACCATGAATACGATCCGTACCTTTTTCATAACCACTAATCTGACTAAGACGTACCCATCCAAGATCACTATAATTAGGATCATGCGCACTCTTGATATGGATCTTAAAATCACCAGTAGTACGTCCATTTCCACCATATTCCCTAGCCGTGTAAGAGTCGATGACAACGGCACCAGGCTGACCGGAAAATCTACTACCTTTTGGAGACATACCCCAAGAGTCATTGTAGTAAGATCCTGTGAATGTTACAACATCGCCAACACGAGGAATTCCATCTCCACCAGTTTTTGCTGGTTGTGGTTTCGGCTGTGGCTTTGGTGGTTTTGGTTTTGGTTTTGCATTGACTTTAATTGATACCTTTGCAGACAGTCCACTTCCATCGGTAGTGGTAGCAGTAATCGTACAAGAGCCAGGTTTCTTTGCTTTTACCGTACCATTGGATACAGTAGCAATGGATTCATTACTTGATTTCCAAGCAAGAGTCTTATTAGCTGCATCGTTCGGTCTGATTGTAGCAGTAATACTTGTGGATTTACCCTCTTCCAGTGTAGTAGAAGTAGGAGACACCTTTAGTTCCGCAACCTTACGATTCGTTGTATCTTCCGGTTTAACTAATTGATCCGCAAGATCACTGTTTGCTTTTGAATTACTGTTGATTGGATCAGTTTTTGTACCAGATGCGGTACTGGATGGATTTTTATTTGCACTGGACTGAGACTGTGATGCGTTGGAATTTTGATTCTTAACACCTGTCTCTGTGCTTAGATCAGACTGGGTATTGTTAAAATCCGTACTACCTACCCAGCCAGTATTTTTAATGATAGAATTGATTTTACCGTATGCTTCTTGGTAAGAGGACACGGCTTTGTCAAGCATAGAATTGATGATCTCAAGCTGTTTGTCAGCATTATGACTGATTTCATACTCGGTGTTGTCCAACGTCTCTTGTAAATCCGAAGAAAGTTTATCGAAACCTTGAGACTGCATATCATAAGCATGGTCACGTTTCGTATCATCAAGATCTTCTTGCGCTTCTGAAAGCTGCTGCTTCAATTTCTTAACTTGAGATTGAGCATCTAGATTATTTCATTATCTTTTCATCTGTTCGCTACACAGATGAGAGCATATTCTGTTCCCCATATTTTCATATGGAATGGGACTATATCTTCTATTTGAATTTTATTTGAGGGATTGTAATTAAGATTTGAGGTATAAGAAAAGCATAATCATTTAAGGATGGATAACGTATCCATCTCAAAAAACAACTATGCTTATTACTATTTTATTTACTTTTCTCATTTGAATGCTTTTTTAGTACATTGTTATTATAGGCTTCTTTCAAAATATCATCGTACAACACAATATGAGCATCTGTAATTCCATTGTATTTATCAATGTTTTGATGAGGAAAATGCGCAACCACCACTATTTTTCCGATATTATGTAACGTTTCGACCACCTTAATATAATCAGTATCTCCAGATACCAAAATTGCGATATCATATGCATTCTGAAAACCTTTTGCCAACATATGCGTAGCAAGATTAATGTCTGTTTCTTTCTCTTCAGTGGTATATGTTTGAGGATTATTTATGTCAAGTGTTACATTTTCAATGGTTCGTAATTCTTGCCTTCCCTCGATAATTTCAAAATAAGGAGAGTTTTTTATTCTACACAGCCATTCATAATATTTTGAATATCTTTCTAACTCCATGAGCTTATCACATGGTTTATAGGCAAACAAATATGTTTTCATTACTTGCGCATTAAATGGTAATTTTGCATTGATTGCTTTACCTAATTTTTGATAATTTACTGACTGAACTTTCCCAGTACTATGTTGTTGTAAATTAATGTTAAAATTTTGGTAATCAATAAACACCATTGTTCTCATCTTCGAGATTTCTCCTTAATAAAATTAATGAGGAAGTATATTTCAACTTCCTCCCTGCCATTTGACAGAACATTCATATACGCTCTTTTGAGCCAAATCATTAATTATTACATAATTAGTATACCATATTTTACCAATTATGCAATAGGGAACATTCGTTCCGAATATTCAAATAGTCTATATTTTTCAAACCGCCAATCGCTTGCGGTCTTACATTAAGGCATTACGCCACCCAATATGGGTTAGTCTCTGAACGTCTTCCATATCATTTCTGACTTAGGAAGTTCGCTGCGTCTGAGTGACTTGCACACCCGGTTATCCCTAGTTTAATTATTTTTATGGTTTCTATCCAATAACGGACTGTGAGTTTAAAACTCTACCGCATTCACACCTACCGTTTCCGGTTACGTTGTAGCTAATTAAACCTTATGGGGACTTCCCGCAATTAAATAGATTTTACAGGAGCAAATATTTCACCCCTTCTAAAGCCATAATTTGAGCTTTAAGGCTATTTATGTTATTATTCTGAGAATTAATCTTCTTAGAATAGTCGTACATATCCTTCTGCTGTGTCAGGGCTTCTTTTCTTTTGCTGATTATTTTATCAAGATAATCAACCTCTGTACTCATAGCATTCTTATACAGATCAACCAGACTGTCCTGATATGATTTCACATCTGCAATCGAACCTTGAATACCTTCACGGTAATCTTTTGACTTGTCATTATATTCCGTTAAGGAAATAACCCCATTGTCATAAGACTCTTTTAGTTTTTGCAGACCCGTGGTATAATCTGCAATTTTTTGTTTTGCCGTACCAATACTCTGCTGTAAGAGAGCAACTTGTGCCAATCCATCTTCCGTGATACGTCCTTGCTTATCAAGGAATGCATCATCGTTCAGAAGGTCGCGGAAACTTTTCAGCTCATCTTCAAGGTCACTGTACTTCTGGATAGCATCGTCAAGTGGCTTAAAACGTAGCTCATAGATACTATCTTGAAGAGATTCATTGTCCGTAATCAGTTCCAGAGTATTTTCTTTTAGCGTTTGAATCTTTTCTGCATAATCTTGATACGATTTAGAATTGACATCAAGGACTGCCTGTTTCTTCCGGTATATTTCCATCTGCTTTAGATTCTGCTGTACCTGAGCGTTATTATTATCTATACGGTCAGTGTATAAATTCTCTGGCACATCACGATTCTGAGATTGCAGGTAAGAAATATATTTCTCCGTAATATCCGAATTACGTTTGATTCCGTCAATTACATTCTGGATAGTATCAATTTTAATCTGATCCAATTTATCCCGTAGTTCAAGAAGGCTGGTAGAAGCATCATAAATCTTAGCTGTGAAATCTTGAATATTTTTCATAGCAGATTGATAAGCTTCGGAACCTTTCTTAAGATAACCACTGGAAAGTTGAGACTCCATCTCTTTCTGATAATCGGAAAGCTTTTTGGTAAGCTGATTGTAAGTATCTTCCTGTGCTTTGATTGAATTATTCAGATTAGCATAGTTGTCTGGATTGTCGATTGCTACGCCAAGTGCATCATTCAAGGATATTTTGGAATTTGCTACGTCTTTGATTTTATCATTGATGTCTACGATCGCATCATATTCTTTTTCAATGATTTCCAGACGTTTTTCAGCGAGTTCGGTAATTTTATCTTCGAGTTTGGCTACGTTATCAGCAGCGGATTCATATTTACTGTAGTAGTCCTTATACTCATCAATCTTTTTCTTCAGATCCTCGTTGGTTACTTTTTCCACATCAAGTGTGCCATTCTGGATTTTAGAGATATAAGAAGGATCAAGCCCCACGTTCGCCGCAAGCTGTAAATACTTGTTGGCTGACTGCTGATTTGCAGTTAATTCCTGCTGAACTTTACTGATAGCGTCATATGCTTTTGTCTGCTTCTGCGCCAGACCGATAGCACGATCAATGTTATCAACTGCAATCTCAGTAGCACGAGACATTTCCTTAAGAAATACTTCTATCCAGTCGAAGGTTTCCTCGGTTGCTTCTTTGGTGGAAGAGCTGCCGGAAGAACCACCAGATGATGATCGAGTTGAACCACCGGAAGATGTTCCACTGTTTCTACGACTACTGCCACCAGATGATTTTGAACCAGAAGAGGAATTGTTATTTTTTGAAGAGTTGTCAGATGGAACTAACGGAGTATATTTTTGATAACGACCACCAGAACCAGATGCGAATGCTTCACCTATAACTTTTGCTCGTCCATTTCCAGAAGTTACATAACCGTTTTTAAGTAACTCCATACTTTGCTTATGGTTGAAAATAACATCTCCGCGTCGAACATCTGTAAACTCTGCACCATTTTCACCAACAGTAAAATAATGTCCATTTCTAACAACGATTTCTGGCCCTAATTCACCAACCAAAGATGTTTCAGATTTTTGCACACCCCAATTACCAGATGCGTTGGCAGTACCATTAAACATTGGCTTTAAATTGTCAGCCATTGTTTGCGCCCGAGGACCACCACCGGAAGTAACATATGATGTCACATAACGCAAAGATACAGTTTTTGGAGAAGGCTCGTCCTGGCCTGTCTTTTTATAATAAAGTCCTGCACTATTGTTTTGTTTTGGAGCTTCCTGACCTTCGCGCTCATAATTTACACCCGTTGTTTTAGGCACTGGTTCTTCTTGATAAATCATCTCATAACTAATTGAACCATCTTGATTCTTCATCAGCATGAGATCATGCATCATACCATCAGCGCCGACTGCAGTATACGAAATAGTTCCGTCCTCTTTTTTATATGCTGAAACTAGCCTATCTACACCGTCAACATTAGCAGTAAATTGTATTGTCGTTCCCTTTTCAAGCTCTTTTAGTTTTAAGAAAATAGGGTCTAATGCGGATGGATCTGACGTATAAGCAATATTTCCGTCTAAGTCAAGATATGGAGTAAGCTGTGTGTCTACTCCATTAACATTAGCACTAAATGTGATTTCTCCATTTTCATCTCGAACGGCTTGTAATTCTTGTAATGCTCCGTCAACGTCGGCAAATACAGGAATCCTCTCGCCATTTTCTAAGTCTGAAAATGTTTCATTGATCTTTTTATCAAGATCTTCTGAGTCAGCCTGTAAAATAAGTGTTGCTTCTTCTCGGCTTATTTTATTTTTCTCTTCTTCAACCTTCTCATCAGCCTGATCTGTGTTTGCACCAATGATGAAATCAAGATTGCCACTATTAAGTATTCCTTTAATTTCACCAAGAGTAAACCCAGTCATTTTCTTTACATCAGACATTGTTTGCGCAGCCTGATCAGAACCGATAAATTGGTTCCAATCCATAGTCGAACCTTCTGCACGAAGTTGCAAGAATTGGTTCTGGAACTCTTGTAAAGCGTAAGCCGCCTGATTAAGTTGCAGTCTTTCTTCAGCAGTTTTACCAGCCATGTTGTCATAGATTTTATCTATGTAAGCATCAGTATTTTTGAACGCTGCGTCGTTGCCACTTGCTGTATAACCAGTCTTGTCATCAAGAAGGCTGCGTTCGCTTTTCTGAGAAACAATTGCAGCAGCCCAGTCGCTATTCTCACCAGAAGAACGCGCTAATTCTGCAGCTTCTTGAGTTTTCTGTTGAATAGATGCTAAATCATATTCAAATTTGATTTCAATAACTTTTGGTTCTGTCAGAGTAGTAAGGTCATTATCAAATTGATCCAAGTCGTCATTCCATCCGGAAATTTTATCTGATAAACTATCTTTTAAAGTACCGTTATTTAAAGAATCTTTGATTGTTTTAATCTTTTCCAAATAATCTTGGTACTCTTTAAACATTTCTCCACTCTTATCGATATTATCGAATTCAAAACCTTTTGTGTCAAGTTTGCCCATTGCAACTTCGACATTATCAATACTTGTACCTAATTCTTGTGCGGCCTGTGCAGTATTTTGGAAGTTTTCCTTGATAACATCATAATCATTTGTGGCTTCGTTATATTTCATTAAGCCAGCAGATACAAAATCATCAATGATATTTTGCGTGTTCTGAGCTTCGTCATCTCCACCATACCAACGCTCAAGCATTTGTTCTGCCTGTTGGTATGCTTCAACATAAGCATCCGCCCTGTATTCATAACCACCGCCAGCAAGTCGCTTTTTGATGTTATATCCAACACCAAACTGTGCCATTGTCTGGAAATCGTCAGTACCGACATCGCCTTTTTCGTACATCTCCTTGACAGATTCGTACCAGGTTTTTAGGTTATCAAATTTCTCAGAAGCATTTGCAGATTCGATAGCAGCAGCGAGATTATCATATGTACCAACAAGCGTATCACTCATATCTTCAATGGCTTCTGAAGCAGAAGAGCTACCGTCAATGATATCTTGGAAATAATCTGTGAACGCATCACTTGATACACCTATATCATCCAGAGACATACCAACTCGCTCAAATTCTGTTAGAGCATCAGAAGCATTTCCACTTTTTGTGACGATATCCTCCAGATATTTCTTCATAATGCTACCGGAATTTGTAGAGAAATATGTATTCAGATTATTGACGTTTTTCTGAAGGTCAGATTTACCGATGTTTTGGACTTGACCTAGAGCTTTTTGCCATTGATCAACCATAGCTCGTGTTTCAGTATCTGTACTATCGGCGCAAGCATCAATCCAACTTTGAATAAGATCAGATTGAGATGAAAGCGTTTCACTTGTTTGGGCAATGGATTCATTTAAGCGGTCTTGTTCATCTAAAAGTTTTTGATTCGTTGGATCATTTTTCAACTTTAATTGATTTTTAATATATTGTTTTTGGTATTTTTCTAGATCGGCTGCATTTGATTTTAAAAGACCAACTGCAGTCGTATCTTTACCTTTCATTTCTTTTGAAGCCAAAGAAGGCTCAAGTTGTTCTCCGGTAAATACTTTTTTTAATGTTTCTCTTAGCTTTTCAGGAGTTAAATTTTTTAATCCGAACCATGAATCTTTCCAAGATTTTGACGCATCTTCTCGTATGTTTTTGTCAGTTACATAATCGATCAAATTATAAGAAGAAGATATATGATCCGCAAAAGATTTAAGTTTTCCGACAACTGAACCATATTTGTCCTCTTGTAATTCCGTATAAGATTTTTTAGTATTCGCTGCAGCTTTTATATCTCTTTCTGCGTTGTCTTGTTGAATTCCTTCTAAGGATTGCTTGATGGCTAATTGTCTCTCTAGTTCATCGTTTTGTTTTTTAAGAGTTTCTAATTCAGCTTGGTCTGTTATTGTTAATGTATCCTGGCTGTTGATTTCTTCAATACGTTCCTGTGTTTGCTCTAATTGCTTGTTTAATGATTCAACTTCGCTTTTTGTTTGTTGATATTCTGTAATGGATTCTTTTGCTTTATTTACCGCATTTGTATATTGATGTTGTTGATTATCAAAATATTTAAACGCTGCATATGCAGCAGTGATTGCAATAAGAGCGGGTGCTATAGCTTTGAGTGTAACAAGAAATCCTTTAACCGTATTGCCTAAAATTGTAAATCCGGATTTCCCAGCATCTCCTACATTTATTAATGAATCTTTTAATTCCGCTGTTTTATCAATCGTGTCTTTTAAAACACTTTGCAATTCATCAGCCTTTGCTGTTTTTATTTGCTTTAATGTGTCTTTAGAAAGAATATCAGAACGTTTCAAAAGCAGCTGTTTTATAGCATCGGTGTTTTTACTATCTTTTATAGCATCTGACCATCTTAATTGTTTTGCACTAGCTTTAGAATAAAAATCTGCATCTTTCGCCTTTGCTAAAAACTCGTTTATTAAAGGATTTTGAAGACCTGCAGCTTTTCCGATTGTTTGCATTTCGGCACTTGTTAACGAGCTTATACCATCTTTTCCAATGTCAAAAACTTTATTAAGTTTTTTTAAAGAACTTTTTGACAACATAGAAGTAGTTTGTGCTCTTTTCAAATTTGACAAGCCAAAATTCATGGCTACTCCGAAACTACCATTGGTTAATAATTCTCCAATATTTTTAAACTGCAATTATATTGTAAAATTTGTTGGATAATTGTTACAATATATGATATAATGTAGAAAATATTAACAAACGTGTAATTGAAGGAGGGCTAGAATGCTAGTCAAATGTAAACACTGCGGTTCTAGATACTCAGAATACGCAGAAAAATGTCCAAAATGCAACCAATCAAATACAAACATAAAACAATTTAATAAGGAATGTTATACTTTTGGTCAAAGAAAAAATTATTTTTCAGATCAAATATTAAATGAAGAAGGTCGAGATATACACCTTATTATTAAAATCGCAGTAGTGCTAATTATATTTTTAATCATTTTGCTTTCAATACTATTCTAAACTAAAGGAGATGTTTGTATATGTCATTAGTGCGTTGTCCAGAATGCGGACATATGGTTAGTACTCACGCACCTAGTTGTCCAAAATGTGGATTCCCATATAAGAAATATGAAGATACAGCAAAAGCATATGGAATTGATATTCATAAAGAACCATTTATAGAATACTACTGGATATCAAAGATTACTGAAGATGTAAAATATATAAAACAATCTTCAAAAACAATGTGTGCCGAATGCGGTGAAGGGCTAAATGGAAGATCAGTATGTCAAAATTGTGGGTTTGACATCAGTTTGTACAGAGAAGAAAAACGTTTGCATCAAGAAATGTATAAAAAAGAGATGATGAATAAATCTCGAAAAACAAGAGGAAATGTAGATCAACCATTAATGGTACATTGCCCTGGATGTAAAAAGGCTGTAAGCTATTATGCAGACACTTGTCCAGACTGTGGTTTTCCAATTCGGAAATTTATTTCAGAACATAACATTCAAGATATAAAGAAAGTACATGTTTGCCCTAAGTGTGCTAATTTATATGCTGGCATCAATTATGAAGAACAACCACTTTATATGGCATGTGAATTTTGTAATACACCTATGCTTGAAACAGATGCAGATAGTACGGAAGTTTGCTTTGAAAAATGTTTTAACTGGCAGAATCCGGATGTGGATGGGTTAGCCATTAAAATTCTTTCAAAATACGCAAATGCAAAACCAGATCAGACAGCGATCCAACATAGGCATAATATTTTGAATCGACGAGAGCAAGACGAAGAACGTCAAGAGCAACTTCTGGCGCAAGCTAACATACCAGCTCCGAACATTCCTAAATGTCCGGTATGTGGCAGTACAAATATCGAACAAATTGGAGCGTTTAATCGCGCTGCATCAACGGTTGCATTTGGTATTGCATCGAGCAAGATCGGCAAGCAGTGGCATTGTAAAAACTGCGGATATAATTTCTGATTTAATGTACGTGTGAGTGGAGGATGTAATATGGATTTTCAGAATTTAATAATTTGTCCAGATTGTAATGAGAATGTAAGTATCCACGCAGAAATATGTCCTCATTGTGGACGACCAATAAAAAAATATCTTGAAGAAAATAATATTAATGATTTTACTAAAGGTTTTATTTGTCCGAGATGTGGTGACAAAGAAGCTTTGTATTTTACTCCATACAGAAGAGTAAGTTGTGAATATTGTCATATCCCATTTATTCAAACAAAATATGAGATTGTTGATTTCTTTAATCACCATGGAGAAAGCAAAGAAGATATTCTTCACGATTTAAAAGAACTTGGAGTAGACGATCAATTTGATGAAAATGAATATAATAAACGATGTCTAAAAGAAGAAGAATACAGAAAAAATTTAAGGAAACAAGCAAGTCATGAACTTCAACAATCCACTAATCAACCCCATTGTCCAACATGCCAGTCCACAAATATCGAGAAGATCGGCATGTTTAAGCGTATGCTTTCTACCAGCATGTTTGGAATTGCATCTGATAAAGTAGGGAAGCAGTGGCATTGTAAAAATTGTGGGAATAATTTCTAAAATATATAAGAGAGGGGGTAAAGCCATGGGAAGATTAATTACATTAAAAAATCTTAGTAACATTCAAGTTTCAATCGAACCAGAATACGAAAATGAAAGCGGTAATAAAACATTAAGATTAATTGATACGCTATGTTATATTGTTAATAATACTTTCAAGATTGACGAAAAACCATTAATAATTATCTTCAATAAGAATGCCGATGCACCAGTGTATCTGTCTGAGCAAGGTACAATTACATTAACTGCAGGAATAGATCAATATGCTACTATTATATATCAATTATCTCATGAATTATGTCACTTTGGAATGGTTAATCCTGTTCCTTCTCACATGAAATGGTTTGAAGAATCATTATGTGAATTATCTTCTTATTACTTCTTATTGGAAATGTATTCTCTATGCCGAAAGAAGTTTATTGAAACAAATGATGAAGAATACAAATATTACCCTGAATTCTTAAAATGCTATATTATTAATTCCGAAAAATATGAAATTTTCCATACGCATAACGTATTATTTGGTACAGATGAAAATCTAGTACAGCAGTTTTATAATAATCCATATATGAGAGAAAAGAATAGATACATAGCTATAAAACTTCTTCCTGTATTTCAAATTACACCAGAATTATGGAAAGCTATTCCGTATTTAGGTCTAGAAACAGATGTCACTCTCTTATATGTATATTTGCAAGAATTGAATAATTATTGCAAACAAAATATTGGCGTTGATATTAGCCCTATATATAATTCTCTAACTGAATATCACCTATAGGTTTTACTTCACTAGGAGAAATACCTACAGGACAATGACTCGGATGTAAACGAATATATTCAGCAAATGCTTCTCGATTTATTTCAAGATACGAATTTCCGTCATCATCATGTGTTATTGTATAAATTGGGGTTTCACACTGCATTTTATCACCTACTTTCTAATTAAGGAGAAGTAAACTATGCTTACAAAAGAGAATTTGATTCATACTGTAACAAAAATTACTGTATTAAAAGAAAATGATGAATGTAAAATTGGTACAGGATTTTTCTATAAATACCATGCAAATGATCGAGAAAATTATGCATTAGTCTCGAATAGGCATATATTTGAGAATATGAAAAACGCTTTGTTTTCTGTCCCTATTGAGCAAAACGACCAGGTGAATCTTCTAAACAATGAAATACGTATCCAACCATATTTACATCCACAATATGACGTTGCAGTAATTGGAATAAATGATCTAATCGATTCACCAAAATATGTAGGAAAGCTAAAAATATCTTGGATTACAAAAGAAGATATTATAACGGAAGATTTTCCAATATCTTCAATTGAATATGCGTTAATGATTGGATATCCGTTATCATTTCAGTCTGATAATTTTGTCACTCCACTTATTCGAAGTGGCGTTATTGCGACACCTCTAAAATCAAAATTTAATGGATTGGAACGTTTCCTTGTGGATATGGAATGCTTTAGTGGATCAAGCGGATCACCAATATTTATTAATCGTGATAGCCAATATTATTTAGTAGGGATTGAACAATCAAGCTATTCATATAAAGAAAAAGAAGTTGGTCTTGGAGAATGCGAAAACTACAATGTGCTTTCTTCATTCTTACCATAATATTTTACAAGAACCATCTTATATAGAGACTCAAATTGATTTTTAGATACTTGGTTCGTTTTCAATGAGTCTACAATATCAAAATATGTCTTTTTAATACGACTATCGACTTTTCTTTGCATTAATACAGCAGATAATATATCAATATCATTCTGCAGTATTCCTTCTCGTACATATATTTGATTATCTGAATCAATATATACATATGACATATTTTGTGAATTTAATTTATCTGAAGACACAATTCTTGTTTCTATCTTGTTTGCTGTTTGCTGAATATTGATAATAATCACCTGCTTTCATTAAAACTTATTTTTAGACAAAGGAAAAAATAAAAGATATGTCATGGAAAGGTAGAGTCAGAAGAAGTATGCAGCCATGGCCCTGGTGGGCTATAGCGTTGTTATTCTTTGTTGCATTTTTGTTGAAAATGTTATAGAAGTGGAAGAGGATAGTACTGGGAAGTTGTATTTCCATACTCTCCTCAATGCAATATTGACTGGCACATTTCAGGTAAACGGTAAAAACTGAGTACCTTGAACATTTAATATTTGCCCGCTTGCATCAATAATACCATCTGGATCAGATTCTAATGTTTCAAATACTAATTTAGATTCCATGCTTTCACATCCTCCATTGTTATTCTGTAATTTGACGATAAATATCTATATAATTTTCCTATTATTTTCCAACAACGCCAGAAATAGGATAGAAGCTGGCGTGTGATGAGAAAGCATCACAACTTTCGCATACCGTGGAACATGCATTCAACGCATATAAACTATGGCATTATATACGCTGGAGGAAGGGTGTTCTCTCTACTCCTCCTAACTTTCATATGCTTCGCTCGTCATTATGATATTATCTTTAATTCCATAATTGCTGCTAACGTTTCACATATTACTATACGTAGTCAGGTTGGCTCGTGCGTTCTCGCGGAATTTTCATCCGTTTCACTGCATTACTGCAGAATAGCGAATTCGACGAATTAATCCTCTATTTATTTTTTACAAGCACTAATCTCCCTACGTTGAAATATCATTCCATTGCTATGATATTCTCCGCATTGATAAGCCAGTTTACGATAAACTATAGCCAGGATTTTGGCTAACCTATGCTTGATACAAATTTGAAACCACCAAGTGCTGTTAAAGCTGTGCCAAGTGGCCCAAGTGTTTCAGTAATTTTAGTAAGAATTTCTAAGAATTGTGTTCCGCTATCTATGACAGCCTTGAAAGTGTCTGATGATAGAACAGAAGTTGAAAATTCTTGAAATGTAGCCTTGAATCTTTCAAGACTGTAATCGATACCTTTTTGGTAATTAGTTAATTCCCTTTCGGCGGAGCCTTCGGAATCATTCATAGCAGTATTAAGCGCTTGACGAGCAATATCGTACTGGCTCATAAGGGCGCTCATTACATTGCCTTGATTTTTCTTTGATATTCCGGAATATTCGCAAGATATTCCGATAATTATATATTAATACATAAATTTTATGCTATTTTGATTTGATCATTATACATTCCATTCTCGAAATCGGAAACAAATTGATTCCATTGATCTTCAGTATTTACGCATTTACTGTAAATGGAATGATATAACAAATGTATATCTTTTCTTATACAGACACCTAGAGGATATCTACTATGTACAATTTGAAATTTCTCTAATATATCCTCAAGTTCTTCTTGCGTATAGTTCTTGTAATCTTTTATTTCAATATTATATTCTTCAATTGTTTCATTTACGATATTGGCAAATCCATATTTATGATGTATTACGAAATCTTTACTACCAGTTAGGACGCATTTATAATTACAATTCTTCATTGATTCATTTTTCCATGTTTGTAAATGTCCTCGAAGATATTTTGTTAAACCTTCATACCCAGAACCATCTTTATTAAAATGCAATAGACCTAAAGATAATCTTCTAGCTTGAGTCGCCTTATATGTGCGACCCAATTTCTTACACATAATCATATCAGCTTCAGTTTTCCAGTGTAATAAAATATAATTATCTTCTTCCTGGGTCCATGGGTGATAATCAAAAGACTGTAAATTTAATTGTATTGCATGGGTAATGATGGAAGTTCTTGTACGGTTCGGAAAATATAATTGTACATCGTCAACTGACATTCTTGGATATATATCAGATAATAAATTATTTTCTTCATCAGACCAAAATTCACGACTTTTTATACCTAAGCGTTTCGCTTTTGTTAATATTGCTTTGTATGATCTGTTCGGTAGTAATGCTGCTACCTTTTTAATATTTGTTGAATAATATTTTCTAATAATGCCTAGTTCTTCTTCAGACCAGGCAGATTCATTAATCATTTTTATTCCAAGTTTACTTGCCTTTGTCATGATAGTTTGTTTGTTGCTATTTGGAAAATGTTTCATTATAAAATCCCAATCTCCATATGGATAATAATCTTTTAGAAATTGAACATCTTCTTCCGTAAATCTATATGTTGTGTATTTGTACAATCCTAAATCTTTTAATTTGTTTGAAATAGAAGATGGATTGCGATCGTATTTCTTTGCCAATTCAAATGGTCTTAAACCATTTCCGTTATCGTAATCTTTAATAATATTGTCTAATTCTTCTTTTGTAAAAAATCTTTTTGCCATTCAGCATCTCCTTTTATTTTTGAGCATAATAGTTTATTCTCTGTTTCTTTTTCGCATATAAAAATAAAAATCAAGCGCTTCTTTTAAAGTACTTGATTCGTCAAAAATCCAATATTCACGATCATTAATTATTTTACATGTTCTATCAAAACCAAGAGAATATAAATATTTTGCTAATCTCTTATTATTTGTTTGATAAATAACAACTCACCTCAATTTGTATGTATTAATATATAATTTGTCTTATACTCATCGTATAAGAATAGACTATGTTTTCACCTTCACCTTACGTGTTAAGGGCATACTCTTTTGGACGCCATTTGCGATTTGCGCCCTACTTCTATAGAGTTGAGTATTCAGGATTTCCACCTTTATTTTATAATCCATTTGGATATTCCCAACTCCCTCATGGGGAATAGTCGTTGAACGTTCACCCTCGACTTAACTAACATATGGTCTATGTATAACGTTAGGGTGCTTCGCTGCAAACAAGCAATATATCTCTACGTTTTTAAACATTCATAATCTAGTTTCCCGATTATTGTAGTGTAGAGCTTTATGCTGCCCTTGCAATTAAGTATGTTCTTTGATTTATATTTCTATAAATTCCGGCAAGATCATAAAATTCACCGGCAATCAACTCAGTTACACTTCATATTTTTTTTGTTAATATAGCCCTCGCTTAAAGCTATACCAATTATTATTGAGTCAGATAATAATTCTTATACTCGCATATAAGATCAGAGTACTTTTTAACCACATTATTCATCTTAAGAATAATAGCAGTCACACCATTTCAGACTTCATTTAGCGATTAAGCCCTACATTAAGGATTTCTCCCCCCTGACGTTGGGGTACTCGTTTGACACATCCCTATTCGGGACTTTGCGACCAAGCTACCATTTCTAATTTAAAATAATTAGCAAAATTTCTACTTAGGCTTTTGACCATATAGAATCTCTATCGTTGTTTTACTTTCGTTACATTCATATCAGCATGTTTCATCCATATTGTAGTGATAGAGCATTAGGTTTTACTGGTTTTAGATGTGTTCTCTTATGCACATTTCTGTACATACAGGCAAGTGTAGTCTGCCTGCTGGATGTCTGTTAAATCAGACCATTTATTTGCTAACTCATCAAGAATTTGATAAGTAGACTTAAAAGTATCTTTGTCTTTCAGAATATCTACGCCACTAAGTGCAAGCATTTCTTTTCGAAGCTTGGCAGTAGAAGTTACCATTCCTTCAGTGTCAAGACCAGCTTCTTCAAGATCTGTTTCGGCGCTTCTTATGCGCATTGAGATCGTTTTTAGTGCTGTCCCGATTTTTTCCGGATTTTGAATTACACTATTCGCTGCACTGGCAAGCGCAACACCCTGTTCATACGTATTGCCAGCGGCTTTTAGAGATGATGCAGATCTTTCAATTGCTTCAAAAATACCTGCTGTATCAATAGGCTGTGTATTGGCTACCTCATTTGCCACATCTACGATATGTTGCGCTTGATCTGCTTCTAGTTGAAAGCCTTTTAATGCACTAATTAGACCAGAAGAGGATGTTTCCTGAGTCATGTTATCTCCGACACGTTGCAGAAGAGTAGTCATGTCAGACAATTCTTTTGCGTCATCAAGAGAATATCCGAGACGTTTCCAATCTGCAGTACTACTAATTACATCACTAACTGTAGCACCATATTTCTTTGCACTTTCAGCAGCCTGATCCCAGTATTGACTTAATTGGCTCTCCGATGCATCACTTGCAACTTTTGCTAATTCAATTTGAGCATCATTAATTTCCTTTACATTAGAAACAACCTTTGATGGAATTTCCATAACGACATTCTGTAACATGCCGTAAATTCCAGTGAATTGAGCAATTTGATTAACAGCACGTTTTGTATCTTGCCAAAAACTTGCACCTGTTAATCCATCAGCAGAAATTTTTGCTTTCAAATCCCTAGCTTTAGCGTCAACTTCTAACTTTTGTCCTTCTGTTGTTACATTTTTATAAGCATCACGAACTTCTTCAAGCTGTGCCTTATATTTCTTCCATGCCTTGCTATTGTTATTGATATAAGATTGCATCTCGTTTGATGCACGTAAAGCGACCCCAGGTGCTAGTGTTGCAGTTTCTTCAGCTTTTACCTGTTTTATCGCAGTCTTATATTTTTCTTCTTCCTCAGTCATCTTTTGAAGATTTTTACTAAGACGTTCAACCTCTTCATCACTAAGATCAGAAACATTCGTATCTTTTAATGATTTTTGAAAATCTTCACGAATCTCTTTAAACTGCTTAAGACTTTCTCTTGCACGAGTCAGTGACTCAGAAGTTTGCCCCTCATACTTAGAAAGAGTATTTTTATATCCAGCTTCCGTTGCAGAATATGTTCCAGTTTGCAATTCTTTCTGAACTTCTGCTAATTTTTTACGAGCATTAATTTCCTGCTCGATGCCAGAAATAATTTTAGAATTATCATAGTTGACCGCTCTTGTAATTCCGGAATCACTATTAGTATAAGAATCTCGTAGAGTTTTTAATTTTTCTAATTGCGATTTGCTTGCAAAACCGTCGGAATTTTTTACAAGATTATCAATTTTATCAATAGTTCTCTGAAGTGTGGTACCATCTAGATTTTTTGAAAGTGAAGTTCCAAGCGTTTTCGCGGTAGTTTCAACTTCATTAAGCTTTGCATTCAAAATATCAGCATCCGAAGCAATTTGTGTTAAATTTTCAGAAGATCCTTTTGCTAATTCTGCTTTTATACTAGCCTGTTTGTCATGTATGGTATTCACTGTTTTTTCTAAAGATGATAAAACGTCTGCAGAACCATCTTGTCCAGCGTACTGAGATTTAAGCTTTTCAACTTTTGCGTCAAATTGTTTTATAGAACTATCTGAGACAAGGTTTTTTGCTTGAGCTACTTTTTTATCAATGGCATTTTGAAGCTTTGCGGCATTTGAATCTCCAACAACGGTATCTTTTTTAGATGTTTTCTCCATAGTGCTATTGACTAAGGTCATGACATTTTTAAATTCTTTACCAGCAGAAGTGCATTCATCAAATTTTGACTTAATTTGATCCATTGATGCGCCAGAAGTAACAAGGTTTGATAATTCTTTTTCCAAATCTGTTATAGTTGTATCAAGTGTTCTTGCTCTTTCAATTGCATCTGTGGATTGTCCAGCATAATTACTTAGTTGTTTCGAACGCTGTCCCTGACGAATAGCAGTATTGTCATCATTTCCATAAGCTTTGATTGTAGCATTTTTCTCATCGACATACGTGTTGTAACCATTAGCTTTTCTACGAAAATGATTAAGAGCTTTTTGCTCCAATTCATCATTATAAAAACCTTGCTTTTTTGCATCTGCAATATATTTTCGATTTGCAGACATTTCATCAACTAAATCAGAAATCCGACCTTTGACATACTGTTTATCCTCTGTGGCTACTTTGCCTTTTGCTTCTTTTGTCTTTAATGAATAATATTCCGTTACGTCTTTATTTAACTGAGAGTATGCTTTTTGAAGATCAACAACGGTCTGCTTCTCAGATGTTAACTTACCATTCTTGTTATAAGATTGTTGTCTTCCATTAGCATATGTATACGAATGAGAAGTAGATGGACGTCCTTTTTTATCATATATTGTTGATTGTACATACTTATCTGCGTTTTTTGGAGTACTTTGTTCAGTAGCTGTTTTAGTTTTATTTCTTTTCCTAGACGTTTGAGTATGTTTCTTTTGTTCTTTTTCAATCTCATCAGACAGCTTCTTAACTTGTTTAGATGCTTCATCTGTTTTGATATTAATCTCTTTTGGTTCAGTGATTTTCTTCTCAAAATCATCGATTATTTTTTCGCTATTTTTATCCAGTGCAGCTTTTATAACAGCTTCGAGGTTAATTGTATGTTGTTTTGGCATTTTTTCACCACCTTTATAATTCTATATTATCAAGCACTTTATGTACTGAATTATCAATGATTTTATCTAGTCTACCATTGACAAGTTCTTGCTCAACATAATCAAATGGTGGAGGAGTAGTATCTACAAGATGCCACTTACCATTACCATGTTCACCCTTTAAATACATCAAATCAAACACGCCTTCGTTTGTTAGTTCTTGTCCCCAGAATCCGTGATAATTTGGAACGTTTTCTTCTGTATCTTCAAAAATTATAGATGAACCTTCAGCACTTATATTGCCAGTCATGTTTTCTAATCTACCCTCGCTAAAGTCTCCTTTGTGTGTTGCATAATATTGATTAATTGATTCATTAATAATTTTTCTATATTCTGGTTCTGCATCAGTTGCAATTTGACGTGCCATTGTAGGAACAGATTGTAATACTTTTTTATTGTAATCTTTTAGTAGCTTTTGTAGTTCCTTTGTTATATTACCCATTTTTACCACCACCTCCACATTGATAAATTAAAAAATCTTCTGACATTTGACTGCCAGAAGATTTAATGTATTCTTGCTTTATTTGTTATTTTCCTGTCATTCTTTTCTGTACATCCATTACGGTATCAACCATCACATCTCGAATTGCTTTTGCGTTAAGCATTTTACTTTCATTCATTTTTTTAAGAATATTCATAATCATTCCAATGCTTTCTGGATTTTCAAGAACAGGTTTTGCAGCAACCTGAACATTTCGTCCAATATTTGCTACAGCATTTGCCATTTCTGCAATTTCCGTATACATTTCATGTTTTTCATCCGTACAATGAATCATCTTTTGTAGTTTAAAATCTACAATCTTTTGTACACTTTCCATCACATGGTTTTTGGTATTGATATACGTAAAATTAATATCATTTTTCTTATCTGATTTATCTACATTGTAGAAAAATTTATTTACATGTGCGTGAAGATTTTTATCTTGCATAACGCAATCATAGATTACATCGTCTTTTTCAAATTCGACACCTTCAATAAAATATGAAACAATTGCCACGATAAGCGCAGCTTCCTTATTCCACGGTGTATACTCACCGCCTTCAAACATATAATCTACAATGAAGTCAATTGCTTTTTTCTCATCTGCAAGTGTAATAACCGGTTTAATTTTTACATATTTTGTAATCATTTATTTTCTCCTTTTTATTCCTGATAAACTCTAACTTCCCAATGATATCCGTCATCTGTATGAATACTATATTTATCAGAATAAGCATCATACTTCACCTGACAAATTTGAGAAGAATTATCTACTATTTGCAAATACAAATGTGATGGTAAACAATAATTTTGTGCTTTTACAATATGATCAATTTCACTGGAGTACATTGTTTACCTCGCATGTATCTTTTATAAACTGCTTAACATCATAAGCATAATTTACCTTTTTAATGTGTGACTGCACACGTACAGTATCGTATTTTGCTAAATCCTTTTGGTTAAAAGACTTTTTGCCTATTTCTGAAATCATCTTGTTAAATTCTTGAATCCTCATAAAATATGTATCATTGTTTTTGGTTCGGAAATTGAATAAAAATCCTGCAATTAAATTATGTTCACTTGCGTCCGTAAGCTCATCAATTTGATTCTTTCGAATCATGCTTAGTGGGATACTGGTACCCTTAGTTGATTTTTGCTCTAAACAATAGAGTGTTTTTGACTTGTCATCTAAAACCAAACAATCACACATGTTATGACTTGTAAATCTTGTATTTTCACCAGATGCAAAGCTGGCTGCATTATCTTTCAAGCGATAGTACCAAACGTCTGGTAATTTATTAACAGAGTTTTTCCAATCAGTCTCAAATTGTTTTCCTGCGTTAATTGCGATTAAAATCACTTCCTTCCATATAGGATATGAGAGCAGTGTTCAGTCTTTTCTGCTCCACGAAATAACAAAATGCTCTTACCAGGCGACTGAACTTTAGTCTAGTAAAAGCATTTTGGATGTGATATATATAATAGTTAAGCGGTCACAAGTTCTTAGTCTGTAATTTCAGAAGAAAGTTCTTGGTGATATCTATGTTCTATAAAGTGTATCCATTTCTCGTTCACGTATGTGCTTATTGGCGCTTCCGTCTTAACAAATGGGAATGCATTAGAGAGCACTGGCGTTCTTATCCTTCCCGATAGGATAGGACACCACGCTTTATAATTTTCCAGTAGAACCAGGGTTGAGCTTTCTGATAAAAACTTAACACGTCTATTGTGGGAACTTGTAACCGCTTTTATTGTTATTGACTTCAATGCCACATTGACATATAATGGTAATTGCATGTTACATAACATGAAACTTCCCGGCACATAAGAGAAGGGAGGCGTACCATGCAGGATATCTATTACGTAATAATGATTGTTCTATCAATCGTCAATACCGGTCTTGCGATTATTCGTGAGATTAGACGATAAGTAGCTTTATGGCATTATGTTAAAGATCTGAGTTCAGATACAGAGAATTGGCTATTTTCTCCGGGCAAAACCTTCTTATGATTAGGTATGGAAGTGTAATTGACTTAATATAATGTCTTGCTATTTTACGTTTTATATGCTATACTAAGTTTGTAATAGATATTTAAGGGCATAAAACGCCTCAAAGAATCACCACAATCTAGCCAATTGTGAGAGCAGTAGTACGGAAATAAGCATCCAAGCATATTGGGTGCTTATTTCTGCTTTCGATGAAATTCATCTTTCAAATTATTTCTTTTCGTTAAATCTTAATTTTACCTCAACTGGTACAACAGGAAGATGTTCCATACAATAATTAAACTTTGCATCTCCCGTATGGTTCCCGCCTATGGCGTTATATGTCGCATGAAGGCTAATAAATTCTTCAACCTCATCTTCTGGTATTCCATTATTAGAAAGATAGGATTTATATTTTTGATTAATGTGATTCGCTAAAGATTCTTTTTGGGCTTGAATTAAATTTTTTATTTGCTCTTGTTCTTCTTCATCTGACTTAACAATTTGAGATATGTTATCTTTTAATTCTTGCTGGATTTGCAAACTTTGTTTTCTATCATGGATTCTATTCTCAGAATATGTATTCACAATATTTTGCGTATCCGTGATAGCTTTACGGATCTCTTCCAGATATTGATCTAGATTTTCTTGTATTTTCTTATCATGTTTTATTGATTGACTGACGTCTTCTTCGCGTTGTTTTGAAAGCTCTTTTACCTCTTTTGCTGTATTTATAAGCAATTCATGTTCTTCTTTTTTCTCGCGCATTGCTTTTGTTTCAATTCCCAAGAATTCAAATAAAAACCAATGTAGCACTTGAATAATTGCCTGGAATCCTAGCAACGCTACAAAGATTGTTATTCCGAACGCCTTCCAGTCTATGCAAAAAAAATCACGTATAGGTTCCACATTGCACCTACACTTTCTAAGCCTTTGGCTCTGTGTAAGTCATAGCGTTCTCTGAATCGCCAGCACCTGCTGTCGTAGGATCAATTACAATACCTAAAATTGCTAATACTACGAACACTGCATTAATAACGTTAACTAAATTATCTCCAAGTTCGCTCAAGTCAATTGTAAAACCAAATACTGCAGCAATAGTTTGAATAAGTACGATGACCGCTGGAATTAATGAAATCCAGAACATTTTATTTTTTACTCTAACGAGCCAATTAATATTTTTCATAGTTTTACCCTCCATAATTTTGATATGATAGGAGAGTGATAATACACTTTTACGCCCATAGCCATGAGCAACCTATGTTAAGTTCCTCAATGTCATGACACAATTTTTTATTTGGTTACATATGTAATCTAATTCTTCTTTTGCTTCTGATCCGCACAAAGTTAAACGGATACCATTATGAATATATTTTTCTTTCATTCCGATGGCAAGTAAGGTATCAGACGATTTCAAACTTCCGGAATTACAGGCAGATCCAGTAGATACAATTACACCATACTCATGAAGTAAGGTCATTAATGCTTCGCCAGATACTCCTTCAAAACACAAGAATAAATTATATGGCAATCTATTATTATAAGAGCCAACAACAAAAAAATTTGGAACTAATCCTGATAATGTTTGCACGAGATAATCTCGTTTTTCTGATGTACATTGATCATAATTATAATGCTTTACAACGTATCCTAGAGTTAAGATACCAAGTGTATTCTCTGTCCCACCAAAAAGCCCATGTTCTTGTGCGCCATATATAATAGGAGATAATTGAATATGATCCTTTTTATATAAAACTCCACACCCTTTTAAAGATCCTAATTTATGCGCAGAAAACCCTGCAATATCAATATCCAATTTCTTGACATCTAATGGAATTTGACTGATCGATCCAGTGCAATCAACATAAATTTTACCGTTATAAAAATGGATCAAATCAGTGAGTTTTTCCACATCTTGTATTGTACCGATTTCACTATTAGCATAATCCATAACCACAAAACTTCTTTTATGATATATAGAAAGAAGAGATTTCAAATCATCAAAATCAATTTCGCCCTGTCCATTGACTTTTAATGGAATAGCACTTCTAACTGTTTTTACATAATTTAAAATTGATTTATGCGCAATAGGAGAGTACAGAATAACACAGTCATTTTTGTCTTTATATCCTTTGACTGCTAACGTATTAGAAGCCGATCCTCCAGAAGTAAATAAAATATTACTTTCATCTGCATGAATAAAATCAGCAATATTTTTTCTTGATTTATCAATTTTATTCCGAATATTTCTTCCTTCTTGATAAGCACTGGATGGATTATAATAATCGTCTAAAATAGATATGATATAATTTTTTGTCTCTTGGTTCAATGGAGTAGTGGCAGCATTATCTAAATAAACTTTCATAGTTACACCTGCTAATCATAATATTCATTATTGATGTAAAAATTTTTCAATGCTTCAAATAATTCCGGTGTCTTTTTATATTTCCAAAGAGTTTTTCCGGTATCATCGACCTTTACGAATTCATAACGAATACCGTATTCTTTTAGATATTTATATTCGTCAACAAAAGAGGTCGCATATTCTTTGTCAAACTTCATTTTTTCCTTTTATTCCTTCCTGATATATAAGCGTAAAAAATAGGGGTGCGTATAATTGATATATACGTACCCCTATAATTCTCATATATCAATCAACACTATTTTTATTCACTTTAGATTTTGGAACAATCTTTACAGCTTGTTCTCTTTTTTTAGTCGCAGTAACTTTTTTATCATTCTTATTATCAATAATTTCTGATACAAGTTTTTGGATATTTTCCTTGTATGTAGAAACTTTTGATAAATCACACAATGATAGGTCGGTAACTGCCGTTTCTTTGCTTATTGCACCTTGAGCGTAATCGCTTACAGTTTCAAAAACATTTTTGCAATTTTCTGTATCAAATAGATTCATCCACATCGGGAGATTCTTGCTCGTAGGACAATATCCGCAATACTCATAAGCCTTACCACAAGTAAGGCATACTCTGTTATTTGCCATTTGTTTCTCCCTTCTAATTAGAATCAGTCTTCGTCAACCTCATCAGCATCGTAAACGCTATACAGAATCTTGTCATCTCCACAATATTCGATCTCTAGATCGCCTTTGAAATCCATGGTTGCAGTATCAGCACTAACTGGAACAGTGGTTTCCGGAGATACCTGGAATGATGGCATTACGATGTAATCTGCTTTTAGATCATTTTTCTTACATGGATTGTAGTATGTAGCTTTCATAATTGCGTATACAGATGTTGGGAATTTATCTGCTCTATTGTGGATTACGGCACCTGTCTCTACTTCACGATCATAACGAATAAAGAACATTTCTGCGTCTTCATCTAATGGAAGAGTTAGTACAGCACCCTCTTTTGCAATAGAAAATTTATCTGCGGCAGCAGTCGTATCCATAGTATATGTTTTTCCAATAGAACCATCGCCAAAATACTGAGCTACTTTTACAGAACCTTCTACATATCCGGTAATCGTAACGGTTTTAACACCATTTTTAACATGCATCAGTCTTGGCATTTTAACTTTACCACTTTTGGATGCGAAGATTGGCTGAGATCCAGAAGATGCAGCAACGATATTGGTGTTAACAAAAGCATTTGTTGCAGAAAAAGTACCTGCTTTAGACTTCCAAATCTTCTTTACAAGATTACCATTTTTATCGGTAACATCTGTAGATTCAGCAGTGATTTCAATATTTGCATCACTTAATTGGGTGAGTACATATTGTGGAATACCAGTACCTTTATCTTCTGCATAAAAGTATAGAATCTCTTTATAGATTTTGTCACCTAATTTAAAACTCATTTGTTTTCCCTCCTTAAATTTTTGTATAAAAAAATCATGCAGATCCTTTAAGATCTCGCATGAAATTAAATTCATTTTTTGGAATTTTTGATGTATCAACAAATCCAGAATAACTGCCATTAATGACAGCATGTGTTGATTCATAAATTTGAAGTCTTTGTACACTATCATAGAATTCCACAATTCCAACATTGCGTAGTTCATTCTTTTTATATTTCGATCCAGGGTGATTCAGATAGAAAGAAATCATGGATAATAGACTTGGTGGTTTTAAAGAACTGTCTCTTTTCATCGCCAGCAAATTCTGTTTGTCTCTATTAATGAGATCTCTTTTGAGAGTCTTACTAGAAGTAAATTCCTCTTCTGGCGGAAATGTATGAAACATATATTGAATATATTTACACATTTTAATTCGTGTTGGTTCGTCAATCTTTATGTCTTGAATAGGATTATATAAAATAACACTTTCTTTTCCATCTTTTTCTTCGGTAAAGAAAGAAAAACCATGAAAATCAATGTCACCAAACATCAGTTTTGAATATTCCAAATCAATACTTTTGATTAAAATGGAAAACAATTGCTGATTTGTGATATCATTCCAGTCAATTCCATTGTTCCAAAGTTGTAAACGACATTTTGTTGTATTTGAAATAAATGGATAAATAACAGATTGTATATTTTCTTCTCCGTATGTTATATAGTCTTGAATTGATGGCTGATGAATTGTGATTTTATCATTCACTACATAATCATCTCCAAAATATAGTTGAAGAGGATTAAAATCAAAATATTCTTCTTCATTATTTTCTTCATTTGCTATCTGTGCTTCAATTGCACTTTGTACAAGATCATTATTCGCAAACCCCATAATTTACCACCTTTTATTACTATAGAAGGATTTACCATTCTCTGTTTTTGTAATATTGTTTGGTGTAATAATTTGATATTGCAAAGTACGCACAAGATAATTATTATCCATCGTTGATTCTTTATCCAAAGATGGAATCGGATTTTCAACCTCAGTTCCAATCCATGCAAATCTATCTCGCAATATTGCAGCAATTAGATCATGTCTTGGTAAACCAGTAAGATCATCTATAACATCTTTTTCATGGATAAATATTGTAAAAGTAAGAAGAAGTGTTTTTACAGAATTATTATATCTTGCTAAGTCACTAAAACTTGTTTGATAACATACATAATTCCTAGAATCTGTTTCTGTTTCTGGGAAAAATATGTATGGACGGATATGGGCATTCTCACCAAAATAACGATCCCACTCACCCAATGGTTCTCCATCTGCATCAACGTTTAAATTTCCATCATCGTCAAATAATTCGGATTCCAACTCTGCATCATGAATTGCATACAGTAATTCTGGACAGTGTAATAATGTTTGATATACTTGATTTTTGATACGAATATTATCATCATCTGGATTATGTGTATATGCGCGTAATTTATTAAGCATATCATCTTTTGTACGAAAGGAGTATTCATTTATTTTATTCATTCAGATACCCCCTATACAGTAATTTCAAAATTTTCAGCTGCTCGAATAATGTTATTATTTAAAGAAACATCACATGATATTAATAATAATTTCCCTAAATAATTTCGATCGTTGATAAATTTCATTTTAATTTGATTATATTTACAACCAGATTTTGACCACGATACATGATCAGATAATTCATTATTTTCTACGGAGCATTTCCAAGTAAATTCTCCGCCTTTATATTGATCAGATATATCATTGTGATCTTCGTCTAGTATTTTTATAGTGAACAGTTTATAACTACCACCAACTTTTACATTGGTAGAAGATGCTATAATTTTTTTATTTATACCGGCAATTTCTCCAGGCGTTGATGGTTCGACTGGGATAACAGACGAATCATAATAATCAGCATACATACCAATAATCTTGCCGTTTTCGTCACGTTCAATATAATCTCTATGTTCATCCCAAAAATCTTGATAAATTGTAAGTTTTTGGATTCCGACAGGTTTTGTGTTTTCTATTTTTGTTACAGACCATGCCAAAGGATGTTCTGTTGGTGCGCTAATAATAAGACGCATTGTTTTACTAACATCATCGTTATACCAAAACTTTTCAGTAATTGGATTTAATGGAAACCAGATTTTATCCTGGTTATCTGGGTGAGCAAAGTAGTGCCATTTTGTTACTTTGTTAATTCGCTTTTTTAACAAAGATCTATCTACATATGTAAATAAATTTTCTTATGCTTTCACATAATGTGCAGATCATATCATTCACCATGCCAATCACGGTTTAGGTGTTCCCAACTTCGGAACGCTTGTTCCTATTCTATTTCAAGAATGATCGTTGAACCTTCCTCTGTTCGAGGCTTGGCTGCTGATCGCCCATTAAAAAAGATGCTACAGTCCGTAGACTAGCATCTAATAATTATTATCTATTTATTTTTTTACGTTCGCACTTGCGTATGTTTCATCACTATGCTGTAGTATAAATAGCTTTAGGGTTTTCCAGCAATTCAAGGAAATACATTATTATCATTTCTAATAATAACGGACTACTTTTGTAATCTCTATACTTACCAGTTGTGTCAAATATGTTACTTTATTGGGTCGTTAATCCAACAAAGATAAATTATAAATTATAATTTATTTTCTTATACTTTCGTATAATGTTCAGGTCATATCAAATCCATGCTTATTATTAACATAATAAGTTTAGAATGTCTCCATTAACCCACTTGGGTACATGACCGTCGAACCTTATCCTTTTCGGATCTTGGCTGCGTATTGTCTAATTCAATTATTTCTTAACATTCGCATTTGATTTTATTTCATATCTGTGCTGTAGTATAATTGACTCTCAAGAGTTCCACGCAATTAAAAGACTTTCGACATACTGTTTCCAGTATGAAGCGCATACACTTTACGAATTCTGGTTTCGAAGCACACCCCACATTTTCCGCTTAATTCTGTTTTGACCAGTTTTTTCAATCCACGTCAAATTATAATCACATGGAAGAATTAAATACTTCCGAAATTGGTTTGCAATTTCTCTACCAACAATTAACCATTTATGATAAACAAAATTGTCGTCAGGAACGTCAACGAATAACCCAATCGGGAAATCGGCAAGATACCGTTCGTGATAATCTGTTTCATAATAATACAAATCATCATTTTCGGAAAAAGAATATTTTTGAGACGGACGAAATTGTAGATAATAAGGAACCTGATCCTTATCTATAGACTGATAAGAATTAATGATAAACTTTGCATCAATTGGAGTTTTGGTTGTATTGTCATAAGTCATATTCTGATTTTTATCTGGCTGATCATCATGGTAAAAATCATATATATAACACTTTTTTGCTTGGATATCATGATCAAATGTTTGTTCCATAAGAAAATCTGAGTTTTCTTTTGTTATTTCACCAATTGTTTGTGCATTATTTGATCGTATGCTTGATATACGTCTAGCTGTTGATAGGTTTGGCATGACTATTTACCTCCTCTAACATAGCTTTAATATATCCATGAGAATCTAGAATAGCTTTTCTAAATATTCTATAACTATATTTTGGACTATCTATTAGATCGTATGCCGCCTGTAATGTCGAAATTAAAAGCAGCATATCATTTGGATAACCTAATAATGTATTAAGTCCACCGAATTTAAATAGAATATCTTCAAAGTATTTTTTGAAATCATCATCTGAATTAAAAATTCTGTCTG